TAAACATAAATAATAAATTTGATTCAAATATTTCATTGGAAACAATATTTAAGTTGTTTCATAGTTCACTAAACTATCCTTTAATCAAATATAATCCTGGTAAAAAGCTAGAAAATATATATAGAATATTTTGTTCTAGCACTAGTAAAACTAATAAATATCCTTTATTAAGTAAAACATTAATATTAAAGTATGCTAGGTCTTTAGGAAAAACCAACACCATTAGTTTTTATCTCTCTTCAACAGAAGAAGACTTTATAAAAAATGTAGATGAGTTTTATATAGTATTATATGAGTCTGGATTAATAAATATTAATTTGGGATTAAAACAAATAACTAGTCTTGAGCTAATAAATAATTTAATACTTAATGGTGTAAATCCAATTATTAAATTCATAAAAAATTTAGTAGTAAGCACTACTATTGATTTATTTAGTAATTTAAAAGCAAGTAATATTCAAATAAATTCTCTCAATTATGCTTGTGCTATAAACATAAAAGGGGAACTAACTATTGAACCTATTGGTAACTCAATATACTTATTGTTTAATATATTAAATCGGAAGAGCAATGAAATAACAATGCGTTATAAACATGTATCGAATTTTAATGTAATGGATTCGGAAGAAGCATTTGTATTAGAATTGATTAAACAAGAATATAGTGATGGTGTTATTTTAGCAAAATTACAAGAGAACTTTAAATTAACAATTGAAAATGCTAAGTTAAAGCTTGTGAGTGTTTATAATTCACTAAAATTATTAACTTCCACATTTAATTCTAAAAAACTAGTAATAAAGAATAACCCCGGATTTAAAACGGTATTTAAAAAGATTGGCGCTTCAAATCTCTCTATTAGTGTAGAAAATATTGACGCTATTTATTATTTAGATCATATTCCTATTTATTTAGATTCACTAGTTAAAATAATATATAATTTGATAAATGAAGAACAAGAAAAAAATTTGCGTGAATTAACAGGGGCTATAAATCTTGATGAAACATTAGAAGAGACCAATTTTAAAGAGGTTGAAACTAGTGAAATAATAAATAGAAAAATGAACGCATTATTAGAAAATGATGAAACTACTATGTTTGAAGATGACAATAATATTTTTGGACTTTTAACTTATGACGATGAAGAAGAAGAAGATGAAAACGAAGATGAAAGTGAAAGCGAAGACGGAGAAAACGAAGAAAACGAAGATAGCAGAGAAGATAGTAAATATATACAAAAACAACAACAAAAACCAATTGAAAAAACAACAAAAACACAGGACAAAAAAATTAGTACTATTAATGAAGATGAAGAAGACGATGAAGATGAAGAAGACGATGAAGACGACGAAGACGACGAAGACGACGAAGACGACGAAGATGATGACGATGAAGAAGACGTGACCTTAAATAAAGATAAAGAAGACTTAAACGAAGATAAAGTAAAAACTGAACTAAAAACTACAACTAGCGACTCTAAAAAAATGAATCTTAAAGTAGACGACACTAAAGTAAAAGAAAAATCAGAAAAAAGCAATCCTATTTTAAAACGATTAATTAATAGAGAACCTAAACTATTTGCTACTGAAAAAAATTCATTATTTGAAGAATATTCTAGATTATGTAATTGGAATGTAAAAAAACAGCCAGTTATATTGACACAAGAAGAAAAAGAATATATAGACGCAAATCATCCAGGTTCTTATACTGAAAGTTTTGAATATGGAACACAATCTAAAAAATATCATTATATATGTCCGCGGTATTGGAGTTTAAAAGAAAACACTAGTTTAACACAAAAAGAAGTACACAGTGGAGATTATGGAACACTTATTACAAAAAAAAATAAAGACGGTACTTATGATGGAACAATAATGGAATTTACTGATGCTAAACATCACATTGATGAAAAAGGTAAGTATGTAGAACATGTTCCTGGGTTTTTAAAAGATAAACATAATAGAAATGGCTTTTGTCTTCCGTGCTGTTTTAATAATAATATATCAAAAACTAAAGAACAAGTAAAAAGACGTAATAAGTGTTTAGATGTAAGCACTCAAGCTGCTAATAGTGATGACAAATTATATTTAAATTATATTTTAGGTCCAGATAAAACATTAGAAAAAAATAAGCTAGGATTTCTTCCTATTAAAATACAAAAATTTTTACAAGTTGATAATGAAAAATGTGTAACCAAAAAAACACCAAACACGCTTAAAAAGAATTATCAGTGTTTTTTACGCTATGGTGTTGAAACTAGCAAAAATCAATCTTTTATTGCTTGTATTGCTGATCTTTATGGCACATTAGTTCATAATAATACGAAAACAATTAGTATTAATGAAATGAAAACAATAATAACAAACGCATTTACTATTGATGACTTTATTAAATATAATAATGGAAATTTACCACATATATTTAGATCTAAGAATTTTAACGAGTTAATAGATAATATAGACATAGAAAGTTATAAGTCTTCTAATTTATATAGCAAATTTTCTAGTACTCCATCTAGCATAATATTATTTAAAAAAATAATAAATAGTTTTACCAACTTTAAAGACTATTTAAACAGTTCTAATTTAATAAATTACACATACTTATGGGATATTATATGTAAAAGTAATCCACTGCTTTTTCCAAATGGAATAAACTTAATTATTTTAGATATAACAAATGAAGATATTACAGACAATGTTAAAGTATTATGTCCTAAACAAACTTATAGCACTGAGTTTTTAGATATTAAAAAACAAATCTTATTGTTGATTAAAAATGATGAAAATTACGAGCCTATTTATTTAATAAATGATAATGTTAGTTATTCTATTACAAAATTTTTTAGCTTTATAAATAAAGATCCATTTTTCAAAAATTTCACAATAATTTTGTATAATATTAAAAATGCAATCAATAAATGTAATAGCACAATAGATAAGAGTGTTAGTAGTTCATACAATTTTAAACCAAATATAAGCGTAACCAGAATAATTACTATTCTTTTAAAATTAAAATATGAAATAACATATCAAGTGGTTGACTATTCAAATAAAGTTATTGGACTATTAATAGTTGATGCTAATAGTTCAAGTGAAAAAGACAAAGATAAAGAAAATGAAAGTGAAAGTGAAACTAAGGAGTTGAGAGAACACGGCTTTATTCCTTGTTATCCATCGGCTATTTCATCTGAATATCCAGATATTCCATATAAGCTAATAGATGATCTTACTGAAGATGACTATAATGACTATAATAATACTAAACAATTATTAGAAAAAATATATAACTTAAGTAAACAAGAAATTATATGTAAGCCATTGTATAAAATAGAAGATGCTAACTCTATTGTGGGAATATTAACATTAGGCAATCAATTTGTCCTGATTTCATATCCAGAAATTAATAATGATGATGAATTAGAAGTAATACAAAATAAAGACTATTTATTTGTGGATAAACAAATAGTAACTTCTAACACACAAGATAATGATCGTATTAATGCTGTTAATAATATTAAATTAGAAACACTATTTTACAATAATTTCAAAAATACATTTAAAAAAGTGTTAAACATGAACAAACATAGTATATATAAAAATGTATTAAGAAAAATAATTAATACAAATTCGTTGGTATTTTTGGATAAAATAGAACAAATTTACAATATATTAAAAGAAGTTGGTTCTCAATATATTATTTTTGCTAATTATGATTCTAAAATACTTAACTCAATTAAAGAATTATCTTTGTGTTTAAACGATGAAGAATGTAATACAAATTATTGTATGAAAACTAATGATGTTTGCTCTTTAATTATTCCGATTACTAATCTAATAAATAACGAGTCAAATGAAATATTATATTATACGCGATTAGCTGATGAATTTGTGAGATATAATAAATTCAAAAAATTTATTTTTCAAGACAATCAAACCTTTAGTTACGGTTCTACAAACTACAATATTTTAGACAATGAACTTTTATTATTTCAATCATCATTAACATTAGATTATTTTACTAATGTTATAACAAATAGAACTAGCAATTTTAATGAAACATTTGATACTTTGGGTTATTATAATAGTAAAAAATTAAACACTCTTAAAAAATTAACAATTGTTCCTATTCCAAAAGGTAATACACAAAAAGACATACTAACTATTTTACAAACTCCTAAAACACAGTCCGAATTAATATCAGAAAAAATTGAGAACAAAGAAGGCAAAGGCGAAGCAGGCGAAGAAGGCGAAGGCGAAGAAGGCGTGATGAACGAAGAAAAAAAACGAAAACAATATGATAAAACATATGTTGAATATGTAGACGAAGACCACGAAACTAATGCATCTATTCAATTATTAGATAAATATATTGACAAAACACATAATTGTGTTATAAGTAAAAATGTAATAGCAGAAGGCATTCATACTAATTTTAAGACAATGGTTTATCAATTAATGTTTGACATAACTAATAATGTTTGTTCTTTTCAAATAATTTTAATGCTAATAAAATATCACACAAAAAATGATAGTTTACTAATACTTGATTTAAAAAATAAATTAATACAATTATATACTAAACACCCAAATATTGAAACATTATATTATATATTATTGAAAAATAATAAAAAAAATAACATGCAAAAAGTTATAGATGGTCAAATCAAAATGGAGGATTACATAACTAGTGATGAATATTATGTAACTTTTATAGATATATATTTATTATCTAAAGAATATGATTTACCAATAATATTTTTATGTAATACAGCTATTGATATATCTATTACCAATAGCACAGAAATAAAGTATATAATATGTAATATTAATAAATTAAATGATGATTATTATTTTTTAAAAGTTCCAAGTGTGTATTCACGCGACAAAAAACATAACTATAAGCTAATGTTTAATAATCAGTCTTTTATTTTTAACATAAGCACTGATTTACAAGATTCGCAAAGTTATAAATTATATAGCAATTTGAAAAAACATTTACAATTTTATACTGACGTATTGGCAGATTTTATAAATAATTATAATATAATAAAAGCAACCAATACGGTATATAAACAAAAAAAATTAAAGAAAAGTATTGCTAAGGCAAACGCAGAAGAACCAATAATAGAAGAAGAAGTAGAAGCAATTGAAGAAGAATCACCACAAGAATCACCACAAGAAGAACCAGCAGAAGAAGCAATAGAAGCAGAAGAAGAAAAAGCAATAGAAGCAGAACCACCACAAGAAGCAATAGAAGCAGAAGAGCCATTGAGAGAAGAAAAAGCAGAAGAAGCAGAAAAAGCAGAAGAACAACTAGATATTGCCGTTCCAAATAAAACAAAAAAATATAAACGTTGTCCTAATGGAAAACGGCGTAACAAAGTAACAAAAAAATGTGAACCATACAAAAAATAAATTATAACATAACAAACAAAAATATTAAAAAAGTATATGCTCTATGCTAATAAAAGTGATACCTGACAAATAATTTATAATAATTACTTTATAAATTATTTTTTTTATAGTTTAAAAGTCTAATTCGTAGTCTTCACTTGTTCCCATAATGACTGGTTTAATACTAGAAATTGATGACTCGATTAGTAAATTATTTTTATTACATTCATCATTAGAGTCTTCTTTTAATTTGTTTAATAATTCATCTTGGTCTAATTCTTCATCTAATCCATTTTCTGTGTCCGTGGGTTCTGGTGGGAATGACATTAATACATCATTATTTACCAAAACTTTAAAACAGCTTGTTCCATAATATCCTTCTTGTCCGCACATAATATTGGCAGAAACGCCTTTCATATTATCTAATTCACCGTGTTTTGCGGCTTTTAAAAACATTTCAGGTGTTTCTTCAAATGATGCTTTGGCAATTGCGCCAATATCATCATTATTAATGCCATGTCTAAAAATTGATACCATTTTATCGTTACATGTCATTCTATCTGCTAACATGGTTAAATGATGATAGTTAATATATGTGCTATCAAATTCAATCACTTCTGAAAACTCATCAAATATGCTTTGTCGAGCAGCTTCTATTCCAAATATGTTGTAAATTTCAATAATATGATTACATGTTGTTCGTGTTTTATCTACAAAATCGAGGGCTAATATATCTAGTAAATTAGTTCCTAATGTATCTAACACCCATAAATCTTTTTTCACATATTTAGTGTCTACTTCTTCAAAATTATCGCTAATTTTGCGTAAAAATACTTTTTCAATATTTTTCACTCCTCGTAAAATAAGGTTGTCTAACAATTCATTTTGTAAATTTTTAAGTAAATAGATTTCATCACTTTGGTCTAATGACTCCAATACACTTTTATTCTTCTTTTTCTTTAGCGCTTGTAAATTTTTGTTAATGCGAATTCTAAAAATTAGTTTATCCGAATTATAATCATTATACATACATGTTAAATTGCTATAGCTAGTCATTAGCGCATAATGAACGTCATCCATGCTAATGTTTTTATCTAACATTTCTACTTTATTTAGAGCTAGACGAATAATCCATTTTGATTTTTCTTTAGAGTCATTGTGACTACTATTACATTCATCTAGCAATTTCTCAAATTCATTATATTCTTTCATTAATTCAACATCTTCACCAATTAACGTATTTAAATCATCTGGATCAAAACAGATTTGAACCGATTCCACAATAGACCGTAATTTAGTATTTTCTAGTTTTGATACATATTCTTTTACTTTAACTTGATCGTAACTATCTGGCTTATGTAAATAAATAGAGCATGACAAACTTTTCGGATTATCACTTAAAGACAAGATTTCTTCAATTCGTGGAACACCACGAGTAACATTTGATTTTGACGCAACACCCGCAAAATGGAAAGTGTTTAATGTTAGCTGTGTCGTTGGTTCTCCAATACTTTGCGCGGCAATCATTCCTACCATTTCACCGGGTGCTATTAATGCTTTTTTATAACTATTATTTAGCATACTCATTAATAGTTCAATAGATTTGCGCGTTAGTCGTTTATGCATTAGCAATTCTTTTGGAGTTAAATAATAATAATATAACACTTTGAACAGTTCATTTGGCTTACAATAATTTAACATATTAAGTTTTTCAAAATTAGATTCAATAATTTCAAATACATCTAATGGAGTAATATCAATTATAACATTTTCTTCTTGATTACCAGCAATATTATTAATAATATGTGTAAATGATACTGGCATATTTACCGATGGTTTATATAAGCCATTAAATACTTTAGCAATAACATCTTCACGTGCTTGTAATAGCATAGCAATATAGTATTGACATTTTTTATCGAGTTCTGGTTTTTGTTTCTTAAATTTACTATATGCTTGTTTGGTATATAATGTACTATATATTGAATCTTTTGAATAATCATTTGGCATCTGATAATGTCCGTATATTTCTTCAATTGTCATATTCACAAACGGGACTGGTTGTGACTCAACTTTAATAGGGTCAAAATTGTCGGTTCCATAACTATATTGAATAATTTTATTCTTATTATTACGAACTGTCATATCATAATGAACCATTAAATCTTCGAGGCCTTTGATTAGTCGTCGCTGAATATATCCAGTTTGACTTGTTTTACATGCTGTATCAATTAAACCAACACGACCACCCATAGCATGAAAGAAGAGCTCGTCTGGATTTAAACCTCCAATAAATGAGTTTTCTACGAATCCGCGCGCATTTGGCGAATCATTATACTTTGTATAATGAGGTAATGTTCTATCATCAAAACCATACGGAATACGTTTTCCATCTACGTTTTGTTGTCCTAAACACGAAATCATTTGTGAAATATTTAAATCACTGCCTTTTGACCCAGCATTTACCATTGTGACAAAACGATTGTTGTCATTCAAGTTTTCGCGCGCAATTTTACCAGCCTCAAACGAGGCTTTGTTTAAAATATTATTAACTCGTGTTTCAAATTCAACCACATTTGTTCGTCCTGTTTTGTTATCAAAAATACCCAAATGTGTTTCATCTATTAATGTTTTTACTTCCGCTTTTTTCTTATTAATAGTGTCATTAATTTTATCATTTGTTTCTTTATTTGCTATAAGATCGCTAATTCCAACACTAAAGCCGTGATTTTTCATATATTCAGTTACAACATCTTGTAAATTGTCAACAAAATCACGACATGCCTCTACATTATAATCATTATAAATTCTATGAATCAATCCACGTGTTGTATCACTTAATACGCTTTTTTCAATATGTCCACGAACAATAGTTCCTCTGTTAATTTCTAATACATTATTTGATGTGTTATAATCCTCGCCGGCATCATTAAATCGTTTTGTCTTATATTTTAATGTAATATTTGGAATAATTTGACTTAATAAACTAAAACTGGTTTGGTTTTCATCAGCAAAATTTATATTTTTCAAATTAATTGTCTTAAGATGTGCTAATAAGTTCATCGCAACTCGCGGATTAAAAGTAATCGCTTCTCGGGTAAATAAATAAGTGCTTAATAACGAGTCTTGAAATATACCAATAATCGGCTTATTATTTGCCGGACTTACAATATGATATTTTACTGCGGCTAAATGTTTTAATTCAATTTCAGACTCATCGTCTTGTGGCATATGTAAATTCATTTCATCACCATCAAAATCAGCATTATATGGTTTAGTATCACCAACATTCATTCTAAATGTGTCTCCTTTATACATTATTTTAGCAATGTGACACATCATAGACATTCTATGAAGAGTTGGTTGCCGATTAAATAAAATAGCATCACCATCCAACATATGACGATGAACAATATCGCCTGGTTCTAAATTGATTGATTCACGGTCAACATATCGCAAACTAATACAATCTCCGTTTTTCCTTTCATAAATTTTAGCACCCGGATGAACGTCTGGACCATTAAGAACTAACTTGCGCAAATAATTTTTATTTTTTAATGTTACACATATTGGTTTTGTTAAATTCTTTGCTATTTTTAGCGGAATACCAAGCTGGCTAATTGACAAATTTGGATCTGGAGTAATTACAGAGCGCGCGCTAAAATCAACACGTTTGCCCATTAGATTTCCTCGCACGCGTCCTGTTTTGCCATTTAATCGCTCTTTGACCGCTTTTAATGGGCGCCCTGAACGTTGTGCTACAGCAGCAACACCTGGAATTTTATTATCTACTAATGTCGCAACATAATATTGTAATACAGTAGTCCAATCATCAATAACATTTGGGGGGGCATTTTGCTCTAGCTTTTCTTGTAATGTTTTATTTGCCTTAATAATATTAATAATAATATGAGTTAAGTCATCTTCACTGCGTTGTTGTGCGTCATGTTTAATAGATGGTCTTACTTGTGGAGGTGGAATTGCTAATACTTGACAAATCATCCATTCTGGTCTAGACCATTGTGGACTAAATCCCATAAAATTAACGTCTTCATCCGAAATCTTTTTGAAAATCTTTAACATTAATTCTGGAATAATTTTCATAGTCATTTTTGAGTCTTCTGTTTTAAACTCGTAGCCTTTTAGTTCTTCTTCTTTTTCATTCCATTCGGCAATAATAGTTGCCAAACCTTCCTTTTTTAGCTTTGGTTGTAAGCAACCACAACCATTATGTGAGTCTTCTCCGCAACGCCGTTTTTTGCTTGCTAATGAAAATACTTTGTTCCAGCGTTCGTCCGCATTTAAATTTAGCAAATATTTATATTTTGCTTTATCTATCAAAATTTTACCACATTTAATACATATACATCTACTAATTTTCATAATAGTTGATAAATATTGAATATAAAATACTGGACGTGCCAAATTAACATGACCAAAATAACCCGGTGTTTGAATATAGTCTAATCCATCAGTAGGGCAAATCATTCCTGGATCTAAAACCCCCATCCGTGGATCAAATAATCCACATAATACTGGTTTATTATTAATATGTGTATCTCTATTTGTAATTTCTACAACAGAGGCTTTTTGAATTTCATGAGGACCTAATATACTAAATTGAATGCCAATAATTTTAGAAGGTCTCTTATTTTCAAAGTCTGTCATTCTTTTATAATAGTTAAATAATATTTAAATTGTATTATTAATCAATTTTATAATTTTATAATTTATAATTTTATTTCCATTTGTTTAAGACTATTTAAGACTATTTATTTTACTATTATAAAATTATTATAAAATTATTATAAAATTGAATACTTAATATTAATTATTAACTTATAATAATATGTCATCATTTACTCATAAATATAATACTAGATTAACTTCAGGAGCTATTAAGAAGCCAAAATATAGTAATACTATAATTGAAAATAATGATGATGACAATGAAGATGAAGACCCAGATTATGAAGAAGACAAATATGAGGATGAAGAAGATGATGAAGAAGATGAAGACGATGATGAAGAAGATGAAGACGAGGATGAAGAAGATGAAGAAGAAGACGATGAAGAAGAAGATAGTAAGAGCAAATTTGATAAAGTACAATATTATAAACTGTTAAATTCACTTTATCCATCAAAATATAGCTCTGCTAAAGTAACTAATGAGGTACTAAAAAACAAAACTAATAACTTATTTAAGAATTTTGTTTTAAGAAATGCTATGTTTTTAAAACCAGAGGCTAAATTATTAAAACATAAAGCTAAATTATTAAAAACAATTGGTAAAAATAACTTACAAAAACGATTTAAAGACAAAAAAACAAGCGGTAAAAATGTTATTATTATAAATATTAAAAATAATGATGATGAAGAAGGCGAAGTATATGACGAAATATATGATGAAGAAGACGAAGAATATGATGAAGAAGGCAATGAAGAATGCGAAAGCGATGAAGAGTGCAAAAGCGATGAAGAATGTATAGAAGAATGCGATGAAAAAGAAGAAAAATGTTGCGCTAAAGAAGATGAATCCGCACTAAAAATTTCTAATAAAAATTATAGAGTCTTTTCAAAGATTTTACATTGTGAAGATAAAGAGGCAGACTACTTTAAAAAATGCTTATCAAATCATAAACAAGAAATTGTAATTGAAAAGCTACAAGAATTACAAAATTTAACAACAATCGATAAACCATATTTATTACATTTAGTAGATCTTGATATTCCGAATGAATATAAAGCATGTGCTTTACGAAAAATAAATATAATGCGTTCTATGGGTGGTGGTTTTGGAAATAGTGAATTTTATAAAATTAAATCTTGGGTAGATGCCTTTTTAAAAATTCCTTTTAATAAATATAATAATTTGCCTATTAGTTTTGCTGATGGTATTGATAAGTGTCATGACTTTATGGAATATACAAAAAAAACATTAGACAGTGTTGTATATGGACTAGAAGATGCCAAAATTCAAATTATGCAAATGGTTGGACTATGGTTAGTAAATCCAAATGCGATTGGTTGTGCTATTGCCATTAAAGGTCCACCTGGTACAGGCAAAACCACGCTAATTAAGGATGGAATCAGTAAAATTTTAAATAGACCATTTGCGCTCGTCGCATTAGGTGGTTGCGGAGATGCCGGATTTTTAGATGGATTTGATTATACATATGAAGGCAGTAAATATGGCAAAATTATTGATATATTGATTCAATGTGGTTGTATGAATCCTGTTATATTATTTGATGAATTAGATAAATTAAGTGATTCGTTTAAAGGACAAGAAGTCACTGGTGTATTAACTCATTTAACAGATAGTACTCAAAATACTAAGTTTAGCGACAAATATTTTTCAGAAATTAGTATTAATATGTCAAAAGCACTTTTCATATTTAGTTATAATGATGAAAACGCTGTAAATAATGTGCTAAAAGACCGAATGTATAAAATTGAGACAAAAGGATATAAAACTAAAGAAAAGCTTATTATTGCTAAACAGCATTTATTACCAAAAATTAGAGATGAAATTAAGTTTGACAGTTCAACAATTGTCTTCAATGATGACTTGTTAGAATACATTATTAATGATTTTACAGAAAAAGAAGATGGTGTACGCAATTTAAAACGCTGCTTAGAAATTATTTATAAAAAATTAAATTTATATAGATTAATGAAGCCTGACATAAATTTATTTGAAAATAATGAAGGTCTAAAATTAAAAAATAAAATTAGTTTTCCATGTATTTTAACTCGAGAGATTATTGATGATTTAATTAAAAAAGAAAGTACAACTAATATTCCTTATGGAATGTATAATTAATAAAGGATTGTTAAAGGATTAATAAAGGATTGTTAAAAGTTATTATTTTTTTTGTAAAAGAAAAATAATTATAAAAATTGAAGTAAATAATAATTCAATAATCTATATTATTGAAGAAATGGATCTAACTCAGTTATCTAAATTAGAACTTTTAGCAAAGTGTGAAGAGCATGGATTTAAAAAGTGTAAATCTAAAAATAAAGAAGAACTAATTAATTTAATTAATTTAATTAATATTAAAAAACAACAACTAGACGATTCGATTGCTAAGACTGATATTTTAAAGACTGATACAAATAGCAAATCTTGTAATGATGGAATAGTAATTTTAAATGCGGATTGTATGATTGAACTCAATAAATTAGAAGATAATAGTATTGATTGTGTAATAACTGATCCGCCGTATTTTATTGATAAACTTGATAATAAATGGTCTTCAAGCGAAGTAAATAATGATGTTAAAAATAGTCATATTACACATTTACCAAAAGGTATGAAATTTGATAAATCACAGGTAAAAAATTTATATGATTATTATTTAGAGTTATCCAAATTATTATTTAAAAAAATGAAACCAGGAGCATATTTCCTGTCATTTTCATCGCCAAGATTATATCATGCAATAGCTATGAGTTGTGAAATAGCGGGTTTTGAAATTAGAGATATGATAAATTGGACTTATACACAAAGCATGCCAAAAGGTATGTCTGTGTCTCATATAATAGAAAAAATGAACCTAACAACAGAAGAAAAAAGTAAATTAATAGATGAATATAAAGACTATAAAACACCTCAAATTAGGTCTTGCTTTGAGCCTATTTGTGTTGCAATGAAGCCTTTGGGAAAAGTAACATTTATTCAAAATGAATTACAATTTAAAACTGGATTATTAGATTTTTCACAAAAAGTTGGAATAGACAATAATAGAGTTCCGGCAAATATAATTACAACTGAAGAATATAATGAAACTTATGATAAAAATTTCTTAGTATCAAAACCTTCTAAAAGTGAAAAAGGAGACACAAATACACATATTACAGTTAAACCGCTTGCTTTAATTGAACATTTAATAAAATTATTTAGTAAAAAAGGTTCTCTTGTATTTGATCCATTTCTTGGAAGCGGGACAACAGCATTAGCATGTAAAAATACTGAAAGAAAATGTTTAGGAACTGAATTAAATAGTGAATATTATAATATTTGTTTAGCTAGATGCTTATAATTTATTCCAAAAGTAATTTGTCAAAAACTGCTTTATAAGCAAGAAGCTGTTCTCTTGTAAGTTCAATTTCTTTTTTTCCAATCATACTTTCTAATTTATTTGGCATGGGAAATTTTGTTAAACTATCTATAAATATATAGTTATCTCTATACTTAGCTTGTATAGGTGGTTGTAACACTAAATTGCTTGCCGAGCTATTTGTTGAACCCGGATTTTTATGGCCCAATTGCCAGCTCTCATTTGGAGCATCAATGTAATCTACTTTAATAGTTGATTTTATTTTATCAATTTCACTATTTTTTTCTTCTTCCGACCCATCATACTTACAATCTTTTCTCATTTTATGTTTATTTGACAAACAATATGGATAAACAATATAATATTTTCCTTTTTCTTTACCGCTACTGGTTTGAATACCCATTTGACTATGTTTATTCCACAACTGAATGATGTCTTGTGAACGTTTGCCACGTTTTGTATTAATATTAAATTTTTTAACATAAGCATCACACGACTCTCTGGTCCAATAATAACCAGGATAACTTAACATTACCGATAACGATATACCTGTTCCTGAACTAATATTAGGTAGTTTTAGTCCATTACTTAGACAAAATTCTTTGAATTCTTCTGGATATTCAGTAGGTAGTTCCTTTATATCATCGATGTTGATTAATTCGTAAACGCAAGGTTTATCAATTGATTTTGACATAGCAATAATTAATTAATATATTGTTAATTAGTTAGCAATATATTAGCAATCAATTTTTTTAGGTATACACTAATCTAACTTGTATATTAAATGCTTCGTATTCTTCTTGTTAAAGCTTGTGCTCTTGTGGTGCGTGCTGGTCTTACAATAGCATCTGTATATCGAGTAGTTCTATTTCTCATATTTGGTTGCGTTTCAATTCCTAACTGTGCTCCTCTATAATCAGCTAAAGCATTTTGTGTATAGTCACGCATAGTGTCTTCTAGTTCTTCCATACTAGTTAATGTTAGTTCTATAAAAGCTGATATAGCATTAAGACCACGGCTTCCTAATTCAGCTTGTAAAAATCCGGGTTCATTATGGAACCTTAGTAAATGATTAACTCTTTGTAAAACAGTGCTGCTTTGTGCTAACATAGTTAGTAATATAGAGGGAATATTTTTACGCTTATACTCATACGATGTTGTTATACTATTTATAAAAGCTTTATATTGTCTTGATTTTAAAACAAGAATAGGAGCTATTCTTGCTATAGATTGTGCTAATCGTGCATGGTTTTGAATTAGTGTGGCTTCAATTGATGCTAATAATTCACGCGCTCGCGCCGATACATATCCTGCGTTAGCTTTAGCTTTAGCTTTAGCTTTAGCTTTAGATTTAGCTTTTTTTGTACGTGTTTTCTTTTTATATTGTTTTGGCATATTATATTATAGCAAAATATAATAATATAAGAGAATTTTATTATTTTTATATTAATGTAAAAATATTAAGTCTATACCATTAAATGTTATCATATAACCACGAATAATAATATCTCTCATTTTGTGTATTTTTAAGATTAGAAAATTTTAAAAAAACATCGGCATCTCTACATAAAGCAAGTAATTCTTTTTTAAAGTCAACCAACTTCGTTTTATCATAATTAGTATTGTAATAATATGGATTTTGTATTATTGCGTGTGTTAAGAATTCGCGCTTAGTAGGTGCAAGTTCAAACGCACCAATAAAATAAGGGCCTTGTTTTAAATCCACTTTTTTCGGAAAAAATCCAATATAAAAATAAGTTTGGGACGAGTTAATGTTGGCAAAATCACGCATTTTAAACATATCTTGAAACATAAATGTAGGAAACTGATTTGGTATATGAACCATATCATAAGTCCAAGTCTTGGCCCATTCAATAACAGATTCAGGTGTTAACATTTTTAAATCTTTAGACAATGGTGCTTTAATATATTTTTCATAAGAATTGTAGGTAGTTAAATATTTATGTGTTAGTGTCTCATTTTGTGTTTCATTTTGTTTATCACTTTGTTTATCACTTTGTATATCATTTTGTGTCTCATTTTCTTTTTGATTTTTTTCATAATTTTCTACAAATTTAGTTATATAGTTTTCTACATAGTTTTCATCAATATTTAATGTAAAGTTTTTTTGTTTAATAAAATCATAAAATGATTTACTATTTGAATCATTTTCATTTTCATTTTCATTTTCCTTATCATTTTCATTTAAATACACTGGGTTAGCATATCTTCTTTTATATGTTAAAGAATGTATTGGTTTTGTTTTAATAGCATAGAGAGAAAAGCAATTTAAAGTTACTAGCTTTAAATATAGAAGAAAAAATAACTTCATATTAATAGTTAATAGCTAATTGTGTTTAATATTTAACACTATATTATATTAGTTTAATAGTTAGTTAAAAATAGTATTTTAGAATGAACTATATGGTATATGCTGTGCGTAATAATGACAGATTTGGTCTTATTATATTTATAGGTATAGGCGGTTGTATAGGTGCTTGTATAGGTGCTACTGGTGGTGCTGGTGCTTCTAATGGAAGTTGTGGATTATAAGTATCTTCCAGACTATAATAATAGTCTAAATCCAGACGGTGAGCAACAGCATAGTTTCGTGCATTAGCTTGTGCTGTTGTGTAGGCATTAGTATTTGCCCGACTATAACGCCTAACAAGTCTTGACAATTTCAAGACTGCAAGCTTACATAATTTTAGTAATTCAACTTCAATGGGTCTCCTACCTTGTTCAGTCCAATAGTTCTCAACCATTTGTAATATTGCCAATTCGTTTGCGTCATCATTAGCATCTGCTATTTGCTGAGCTAATTGTGGATTTATTTGTGGAACTATTACTGGTGCTTGAACCTGCGTTCTACATAGCGGACAAGTATTTTTTGTCCTTAACCAAGTATTTAAACACTCACTATGAAATTTGTGTCCGCATGGTGTTGTTCTTAGTGGTCCATTGTTTGACATAGTGTCAAAACATATAGAACAATTATTAGTTTCTTTTTTATTTTTTTCTTGTTCGCTTTTAATTCTTCTAAAAACGTGCTGACTAATTTTATGTTTTCTCTTTTTAGTAAACGAGTCTATATTTTTTTTGGTTTGTTGTAGTTCATTAATTCTTTTAAATAAGTGTTTCATGTTTCTCTTTTTAGTAAAAATGGCAATTCTACTTTTTGTTGCTGGACTAAACGATATGCTTATACTTTTGCTTTTGCTCTTACTTTTACTTTTACTCCTAGGTTTGGATGGTTTTATCTTATTATTTAAAAATGTCATAAATGGTGGCATTGTAATCCTATTTAATTATATATTATATTATAAAATATAGTAAATAGGTAAAATATAAAAAAATTAAATAGTCACTTGAGTGCTTGGGTTATAATTAATTAATTCACTATCTAATTTATTGGTCAAATTAGCAAACTCATTAATTTTAGTGCTAGTTAAATCAGCAAAGTCCACAATATAACGCGTAGTATTTTTATTAAATGGAATAGGGTCGCCTTTAATTGCTAATGTTGGAGAGAAAAATAGATTATTATAGCTACTATTATCTTGTATAAATGAAGAAGCTGATTTATTTGTTCCTCGGCGTCTTAAATATTCTTGTTGGGTTGGTGTAATACAAGCACAGCCTTTTGATGTGCTATATTCACTATTATATAGACAACATTCAGGTAAAAATTTGTTATTTTCTAATAATGGTTTACTCGGATCAATTGCTACATTATTATAAGATTTTAGATTTAGGCCCGTATTTTTAAATACATTTGAATACAGTGGGTTATAATATAAATTATTATATGAAGTGTCAAAATTAGTATAATCTAGTTTAGTAAATGATTCTTTAGCTTTTATAAAATAACGAGTAAAAGCATAATATAGTGGAAAAATAATAAATAATATTAATTTATCAAAAATTAATACAAATAAAATTACTAATGAACCATATTTTATTATATTTTTTTTTTGTCTCTCATAATTAGTTCCAGAATTGGTTGTATTGATTTTTTTAGTTAATGGTTTTACCATAAGCTAATATATATAAAAGAACAATATAAAAGTTTAATATATTAATTATATTTTGCAATAATTGTTTGAGGAATTAAAATAGTTTTATAGCTTTCTAATTTTTTATAACATTTATTGATTGTTACTTCACTAATTTTGCTAACATTATTAATAGCCGATTTTGATATGTTTAAATTACATGTTTGTGATACAAAATATATAATGCCTCCCGCAATAGAATGAGGTGTATTTTCTGGAATTAAATGTAATTGTTCAATCTTAAAGGCAACAAATTTACATAGATTTGTTAATTCATTATTTATACATAATTTGCTACAAAATCGTTCAATAAACGATGTGGGAGTTGTTTTACTTAACGATGTAATATCTTCATTAATTTCATTAGTTTGTTCTAAATCATTAATAACGGAAAGCGCATTTTTACAACCTTTTGTAGCACTAGCATTATCTAAATTGAAAATATTGGCAATTTCTTTTGCTGTTCTTGGATAATTATTCATTCTACATGCTATATAAATAGAAGCCGCAATAATGCCATCTCGATTTAATCCCCTATATGTTTTTGTTTCGGATATTTTTTTATGAATTCTCATAGCCTCATCAATAATAATTTTGGGTATTCCAGAGTTTTGTGAAATTACAGAAATAAACTGAAATTCATCATATTGTGATTTTTCCTTATATGGCATAGCTTGCCAATCTGTGTATCTACGGATCTTATGCATTTCATAACTAGACTTTCCTATACACAATACTTTACAACTATACGAAGACTCTCTCAATAATGGATTAATAGGCATTCCACATCTTGTTGGGTCAGAGTGGTTATTATCGTCATTACCATAATAACGCCACTCAGCGGAGGTGTCTAAATTATCTTTATAAATAACTCCACATTTATTATTAGAACATGTTAAAAATCCATCTTCTCCTATAAATAAACAATACTTACAATTAATACATAAACCGTCATTTTTGTTTAATTCTTGTTCTTTAATATACACACATTCAAGTGTTTTATTATTAGTATTAACTTCTTCATCAAACATAGTCCATAAATTTTTATTTGAGCTAGCTTTTTGTTTTATTTTTTTTGTAGAACAATTGGGTTGTGATGAGCTTATAATGCTTGATTCTTGAATCATTTAATAGTCAAATATATTTAATACTTTATTAATAAACTTATTTGTTTCAATTATTTATATTATTTATATTATTTATATTAATTATATTAATTATTATATATATTATATATTATTAGTAATATATAATATTAGTCTATTATGGATTTTTTATCAGATAATTTTATAGCTGATTTTTTTACAAATCCTAGAAAAACAGATAAAGAGTTTAACCAATTTATAAATGTTAAATTTACAGAATATTTAAATAACACAAATTTATTAGCAAACATAGTTAAAGACTATGAAACAAATAAAACCGGTCAAAGCAAATATTGTGATGAATGCAAAGATTTGTATATATTGACTAATTCTATATTTGACAATTACATTAAAAGAATTAATATTCCATTTAATATTAATATATATGATGAAACAAATCCTGACACTAAAAAAAATTATAAAAATAAAGTACTATATTTTTTTGATTTAGAAGATTTAAAAAAAATCTTAGCTTCTGAGAATTTAAAAGAGTCAAGTGGAGATGACGAATTAAATAAAAAGAAAATATTATGTAAAATTATTTCTGTAATATTTATTAAGATTTATATTATTATAAAATCAATATATGAGACATTTAATAACTATAAAGCACTTGTTGAAACTGATAATGAGCCATTAAATAATGATGATAGCACCACTTTAATTAAAGAACCTAGTGGCTTGGAAGAAGATAGAACAAGAGATGAACTTATGAGGCAAGACGAAGTCAAAGATAAAGGATATGACGAAGCAAGAGAACAAGATGAAACTATATTAAGAGATGAAGCTAGAGAGCAAGATGAAACTAGAACAAGAGATGAAGCTAGAGAGCAAGATGAACCTAGAGAGCAAGATGAAGTCATTAGACCACGCCAAGAATTTTTACCTGACAAAGTTAATGAGTCAGGCCCTCAACTCGTTCCTGAATTAGGCCCTCAAACAGTTCCTGAATTAGGTCCCCAAACAATTCCCGAATTAGGCCCTCAAACAGTTCCTGAACTTCCCAAAACAGACCCAACACCGGCTCCGACGCTAGAACAAATTATTAAGCCAAATCCTATAATAAATGAAGCTGGTCCAAATCCTAATCCTAATGAAGCTGTTCCAAAGCCTAATCCTAATCCTAATCCTAATCCTAATCCTAATTCTAATCCTAATGAAGCTGTCCCAAAGCCTATAATAAATGAGGCTCTTCCTAATCCTAATCCTAATCCTAATCCTAATCCTAATCCTAATCCTAATCCTAATCCCAATCCTATTGTGGGGGGCAATTATATAGTAGATAATATTCGCAGATTTTTTCCTTTTACCAACTATGAAGAAGACCCTCCAAGCGAAACTAAGGTAGAACCTGTAAAATATAAACTAACCAAAAATTTATTTTACTCTATTTTTGTAATTTTATTTACAGATTATTTTGAACTCAACACAAATAATTTTAGTGAAAAAACATTAAAAGAAACATTAGACTCAATAAGTAATGAACAGTTTGCTAAAAATTTGTCAAAATTAGCAAAATATTTTTGTGATGAACAGAGAGATGATAAGCGCCACAAATTATTTGAATTAGCGACAATAACAAAGCGCTCTATTATTTTTGATGACTCTATTGATACCTTAAGTTTTCTAAATTTAAAAGTTGATTATAAAAAAGAAAACAAAAGTAATTTAGAAGCTATAAAGAGTAAATTGGGAGAATTAGATGGCATATTAATAACATGTAAAGACTATTTAAATACTATATGTGCTCATATAGTTAGAGACCCTAATCGTCAGCCTTTAACAGGCGGCCTTAATGATGACCCGTTAACAAGCGAAAGCACAGGCGAAAGCACAAGCGAAAGCACAGGTGAAAGCAGAGGCGAAAGCAGGGGCGAAAGCAGAGACGAGAGCACACTCGACAATGTAAGCGAGCAAAAGAGTGATGACCTATTTAAAAATATTAATTACAAAGCACTGGCTTTTATCAAAACAATTTTAAAGAAAATGATAAAACATTATTTTTATAACAGAAGATATTTGTATACAAAAATAATTAAAAATATAGTTGTATTTGATAAGAAAAAGAAACTAATTACTAAAATAGATGATAATTTAACTTATAATAAAATTTTATTGTTAACCCATAAAACAAAATATAAAATATTAGAGCTCAATTATTATATATACAAATATAGTAGTTCTATTTTGAAAGTATTTTATAATGAGCTAAATAATTTAGACAAAAACATTGTTACTCAAAAAAGTTCTAACATAATAAGTAGAGCTTTAAATTTTAATAGTAGTTATGGTGGAAAACGAAACAAAAATATAACACGAAAAAGAGTAACACGCAAAAGAGTAACACACAAAAGAGTAACACGCAAAAGAGTAACACGCAAAAGAGTAAACCGTAAAAAAACATAAATTAGACTTTTAATTTTTCTAGCAAATTATTATTATAAACCAGATTTCCAGACGGTTTATATGATTTTGTATCTTTATAGTTAGAATTTGATGCATGTGTGTTTTTAATTTGTTTAGTGTTGGAAAATAATAATTCATTAGAGCCATTTGTAGTTTCAATTGGGGTTTCTTGTAAATTAGCATTTACAATGTTACCAAACTCATCAACCACTGTTCCTGTTTTTTTTTTAATCTCATTACGAACATAACTAGGAACCCAATGCTTCCAACTAATAAACAATAAATTGGGATGAGTATAACGTACAACAAACTTATTTTCTCTAAGCTTTTCTATAACATATGCCGTACAATCTCTATAATCATACATAGGAATACCTATAATTACTTCAGGCATTATATACCAACAACAGTTTTCATTAACTAAATTTCTGGAAACATATTTTATTTTATTATGTATTCTAACTAATATTTTATTATAATTATTTACTATATTCAAGTCTTGTTGTTGTTTTTTTACATATAATTCATCTATATTCAATTTTAACGAATCACCGTCATTGTCTATTTTATTTGAAAAATTATAAAACGGATCGCTTGCCATATATATTATATTTTTTAATATAATATATAAAAAATAACATAATTATATTTTAATAAAAAATAATATATAAAAAATAACATAATTAAATATATATTACTACTAATATGCAATAATATGCCACATACAAAAATAGAGCATATTGTATTATGTGGAGGAGGCCCAGTTGGATTAGTCCAATATGGTGCGCTTAAATATTTAACTAGTATTAAATATTTAGATTATAATAATATTAAATCTATATACGCTACATCAATAGGTTGTATTATATCATTTGTTTATATAATTAATTTAGAATGGTCTTGGATGGATGATTTTTTAATTAAGCGACCTTGGGAAAAACTTGTTAATTTTACACCATATGATTTTCTAAATATGTTTTATGCCAAAGGCTTATTAAATCTGGAGTTTGTTACTAATTGTTTAAAACCCCTATATTTGGCCAAAGACATAGATTTATCAATAACATTAAAAGAATTTTTTGATTTAACAAATATTGAGTTTAATTTATATACTTGTAATTTTACAAGATTTGAAAAGGAAAAGCTTAATTATATTACTTATCCTGATTTGCCAGTTATTGAAGCAATATATATGTCATTAACAATACCTATATTATGTGTTCCTTTTTACAAAAATGATTGTTTTTATTTTGATGGAGGCATACTTGTTATATGTCCATTAAATGAATGTATAACAGATAAAAAATGTGATGAAGCAAGTATATTATGTTTTAAAAATGATAAAACGTGCCCTATAGACTTATCTAATAAGTTTTATAAAAATTATTATGATTCTAGCAATAATCCAATAATTTGTGCCAATGATCCAAGTTCTGGTAATAGTGATTTATTAAGTAATAATTCTAATTTATTTGAATTAATTATTTTCATAATAAAAATTCTTTTTAATAAAATTTCTACAATAGAAAATGTAGATCTTACTATAGAAAATTCAATAAATGTAGCATTAACAGAGCAAATGGTCAATCTTGGATATTGGAAACATGCATTTACCAGTGACAGTGAGCGGTGTTATCTAATAAATCTCGGAAGAATACAAGCAGAAAAATATATGGCAAAAACTATCTAATCCTACTCTGTAATCATGCTTTTTATGTAGATTTATAATGTGTAAATGTTTCCATAAATTGTATTAAATTAGCTTTGTTTGGTCTTGCATCATAATCATATACTTTATTTTTATATATTAATTTTATAGAGGGATAAGCCTGTATTTTATATTTATCAGCAATAGTACTTTGTTTTTCGCAATCTATTTTTGTAAGTGTAATATTATAATTAGCACTATCATTTTCTCCTCTAATATGTTCTTCGAATCTATTAATTTCAGGCATAGATTGCTTACAATAAGGACACCACTCTGTATAGAAATATAAAATTAGTATTTCATCTTGTTTATTAACATTATTAACATATTCACTGTTTAATACATGCTTTTTGCTAATTATGTCTTTTATATAACTATTATATAATAGTAGCAATAATGTAATAAAAAATATTACTACTAAAAGCATTAAAAGCATATATGATCTGTCACTTAGAGTATTTATTATGAATATTTTAAAATATTCAAAAAAATTTTCCGCTATTTTAAGAATTAACATATTTATATATATTTAACAAATAAATAATAATATTTACACATATTATATTATATTGTGTAATATAAATAATATTATATGAAAAAAACATATCAAAAAAATGTTAAAAGTCAAAAAAATGTTAAAAGTCAAAAAAATGTTAAAAGTCAAAAAAAAAATTTAATTTATAATAAAAAAGATTATAATAGTGGTGATGGTATGCTAACAAGTGTATGGGGCCCTAGTTTATGGCATTATTTACATGTAATGAGTTTTAATTATCCATTAAAACCAACAAAACAACAAAAACAAAAATATAAGCAATTATTATTAAATTTACAATATACATTGCCCTGTAAATATTGTCGTATCAATTTAAAAAATAATTTTAAAAAACATCCATTATTAGATAAAATATTTGAAAATCGTTATAATTTTTCATATTATATTTATAACTTACATGAACATATTAATAAAATGTTAGGTAAAAATTCCGGACTAACATATTGCGAAGTTCGTGATCGTTACGAACATTTTAGGTCTAGATGTACTGTTGAAAAAAATGTATTATTTAATTATACAAAAAAGAAGAAAGAAACAGGTTGTACTACTCCAATGTATGGAAAAAAATCTAAATGCGTAATAAATATTGTTCCACAAGAAACCAAATGTAAAACATTTAATATTGATAAACAATGTCTAAAGACTAAAGTCTAAAATCTAAAATATAATATTAAAAATATTAATTATGAATTTTTTAATATATATAATTTATATAAAATGAAAAATAGACATTCTAAAACATACAAAAAAGGTCTAAACTTATTTAGTTTAACTAAATCGCGTTTAATAAATTTAGTAAAAAAACTAACAAAAAAAATGAGTACTAATAAAAGATATAAAATGCGCGGTGGATGAGGAGAACCTTCTCCACACGTGTAATAAAGTTGAAAAATAATAATAATAATACTAATATGATACTATTATGATAAATTATTTTACACTAATTCATAATAGTGGAGAGCAATAGTATATGTTAAATATTAATATGTTAAAATAGCATACTAATATTTGGTAAAAGGTACTAATATAGTATAAATCACATACCAAATGTGCTAAAATCAGTTAATACGGGTCTTGGTAAAAAGGCATTATCTATTCCTTGTTCATATTTTGGCATTTTTTTACATTCAAAGTTTGGTTCAGGACATCTTTGAGGCGCGGGACAAGGCGGATAATCTTCTTTTGCTATATTTTTATTAGTGTTTATAGAATTAGAGTTTATAGAATTAGAATTAGCACCATCCGAATTTTGCGCCAATAGATTACCAGCAAAATTAAAGTTAGGTGTTTGTGATGTAATTGCCTTCATTGTATTTGCGCTGCTTTCTAATGTTGTTGAGCTGTTTTCTAATGTTGTTGCGTCACTTTGATTTAAATATGAATTTTTAGCCATTGATGGAGTAATCTTTGGTCCAAATAATGATTCGGCATAGTCTAATGGATTCATCGAATTAATAGGATTTACTATTGGATTAGATGGCAAGTTCATTGCTGTTTCAAAATTATTATATATTGGTGGAATATAGGAAGCACCTAATCCTCCATCTTGTAATAAATAGGCATATATTTCACTATCACTATATCTATTGCCTGCGCCAAGCAATGACGATAATAATCCTAAATTTAGATTTGTATCGCCTAATGTAACACTCCCACCAGTTGCTGTTGCTGTTGCAGTTCCTCCACTTGCTGTTATTACTTGTGTTTTTACTGGGTCTGTTGGTGGATCAATAATAGGCTTTAACATAAACTTACCATTTTTAATTAACTCTTTTGGATTATCTGAACCAATACTTGTAATATTTACATTTAACTTTGTCAAATGGAGATTTGACGATGGTTCATAAATATTTCCAGAAAATTCTTTAATTAACATATTAAAATTATTTAGTCTAGTTGTAGCACTCGCACTATAACTTATATCTATATCTAATGTAGTTCGAGTGTTTGGACTAGTATAATGATAAAATTGTACGTTTGATTGATCACTTAATCCAAACATGCCATTTTTTTTATGATACTCTATAAATGCAGAGGGAGTAATAATTGAATTATAACTTACATCATTTATTGAAATATCGGACCTGTTTGTTATACCTTGCCTTGTAAGGTCAGTTACTCCAGCTGTTATCTTAAGGTATCCGTCGAGAGTAGGAACAGTTAATTTATAATAAGTATAACTTAGGTCAGCTGGAATAGGTTCAACCTCCTTTATAAAACTCTTATGTTCAATACGAGCGATTGGAACACTAGTAGCAATATTTGCCAAACCTTCTTTAACATTTATCAAATTAATATACACAATACATGATAATATTACAAGCATTAATAAAAAAATTATTAATATATTATTTTTTTTAAAATTGAAGTTCATATTTATATTAAATATATAATATAATTTTTCTATATAATTTTAATGTCTAAAGTTATTAAGTCGTGCCTTTTAAAAAAATATTACAATAATAATTTATTTGAAATTGGAATTGATGAAGTAGGGCGTGGTCCTATGTTTGGGCGTGTATATAGTGCTGCTGTAATTTTACCAATTAATGACACTTTTAAATATGAGTGTTTAAAAGACAGTAAAAAATTTAGTTCACAAAAGAAAATTAGTGAAGTTGCCGATTATATAAAAGCAAATGCCTTATTTTGGGCTATTTGTTATGAAGACGAAAAGGCTATAGACACTTTAAATATTAGAAATGCGACTTTAAAAGCTATGCATAATGCTATTAGTGCTATTATTGTAAAATATAATGAAACCGCGAATTGTGTTAATGACTTAAATGAACAATTTTATTTGCTAATTGATGGAAATGATTTTAAATGTTATACATATTTTTGTAAACAATCAAATGTTATAAAGCAATTAAATAATGTGCTAGTTGAAGGGGGTGATAATAAATATTGCTCAATTGCTGCTGCTTCAATATTAGCAAAGGTTGAGCGTGATAACTATATTAGAGCCATGTGTTTAGAATTTCCTAAACTAGACACTTATTATGGACTATTAAATAATAAAGGTTATGGAACAATCAAACATATGGAAGGAATAAAAAAATATGGAATTAGCAAATGGCACCGTAATACATATGGTTGTTGTAAAGACTCAACTGTTAATGAAGATGAATTTTATATATAACTAATATTTAATACGAAGACGCCGTGTCCAATCCACTTTAGTGTCTTTGTCTTTCTTAATGCTTTTTCCTTTGCTGTTGCTAATTAGCAAGGCATGCATTTGTTCTTGCTTGTTTTTAATAAGTTCAAGTGTCTTTTTAAGATTAATAAGCTCAGCATTCAACTTTTGTCGTTTTGCATTTTGCTTAGTCTTAAAACTAGTGTAATTTTTCTTATAAGATTCATAATTATAATTATCGTCGCTGGATGATGAATTTTCTTCTTCATCAATATAATCGGGGTCTTTTTTTACGTCATCTGCTTCAGATGTATAAGAATAGTCAGACTCACTATTGTAGTCATTAGTATTAGCATAATTAGTATAATAGCTAATACTGTTGTCGTTAATAGTATATACATCATAAAGTTCAGTGTTATACTGTTTAAATGGGCTAAATTGAACTTCCCAATAGTATGGGTCATCATACACCATGCGTGCCTTGTTATTTTCAATTGAGTTGTAAAAATTACAAGCACCTTGATTATAATAATAATAATCAATCTCAATTAACGCATAACCATAATTATAACGATCTTCAACATAATATTCGGGTTCATGATGAGGAATAACTTGGACGTCCTTTACTTTAGCAATACTAAATTCATCAAAATACTTAATGATTGTAGGAATGTCTTCATAAACAACATAGTCAGGAATGTAAAGCATTTTCTTCAAGAACATAGTTGATGACATAGTTGATGACATAATAGTTTGCTAATGTATATAGCTACCTATATAATAATTGTTATTCAATTTTTTTTATTAGTTTTTTGTTTTTATATTGTTTTTATAATAAACATTATGCTAAAAAAATTGATTACTTTTAGTTTATTTTGTCTTGATTGTATTAAAATATAATCAAGACAAACACATTACACAAGCCTTAAATAGATGGATGAACTAATTATAAACTATTTATTGGAAATAATTTTGAATAAGCAAAATGTTAAGCGATTTTATGACCTATTGACTAATACACATTATTATTGTGAAGATGACTTTGAATTGAAAACTAAGTATGCAGTGCAATTGTTTATTGATACATTATTTTTAGATAAAGATGGTTATTATAGAGGCTTACAAGTTCCACAAGCACAACAATGTGATATGCATCAATACATAGCTGATAATCGATTAAAAATATTTCATTATGTAACATTTGAAGCATCAGCACATAATGATTTTGCTCAACTAAATATGCTTGTTACTGAGTTTAAAAAAGATAACTGGATTATACTATTTGCTTATTATATATACAATAAAGCATTTGAGTTACTAACTAGCAAAGATGATTGTTTACACATAAAAAACAAAATATATGCTATTATTTGTAATCTTAGGCAAGAAGAAACAGCACAAGCAATACAAGTATGTGATGCGTGTGAAAATAATTGTCCTATTTGTTTAGATGCTATGGATGCTAATAATAGTATTACAACTTTGTGCAAACATAGTTTTCATAGCACATGTTTATATCCAATGTTTGATGAAGCTGTTAAACAGCATACTAGGCAACCAAAAATTAGTTGTCCTTTATGTCGTGCTGATGTTCTTATAAAGTCAAGAATAACTTTTAATGAAACAACGCATTATTGTTAAGAAGTTAATAAGTTAATAAGTTAGTAAAACAACAGTTTTTTTATAAAAAAAGACAATACAATATAAGACAAGACACTACAAGACAAGATAATATAATACACATAAGACTCTAATAAATAGGTGCACGACACAAAGGACATGGAACACACATCTTGTTATGATTTTCTTTTTGTTGTAAATATATACGTTTACAATCATCCAAACATGCCATATGGAATATATGCTTACAAGCGGTTCTAACACAATGAGAAGTAAACAAATTAACATGATTGACTGAATCACTTTCCAAGCAAATAGAGCACTCCCATTTTGGGTCATGTTTGAAGTCTAATGCCAATACTTCTAATGGGATTACATTATTAGGATGACTAGCAACATGAGGCAAGCGATAATGTGTTGACATAGTTCGTTTGCTGAACCACGAAAAAGGACGTTCAAAGTCTCTATCTATTAGGCTCTCTCCGTTATTTTGTTGATAGAGTTCTGCTTCGATAGACAACTTGACGTTTATATCCCAAAAATAGTTACTAGTAAATTCTGACATAGACACACGAAGAACTTCTAAAGCCAAGTCGTCTTTATTGACAGAACTTCCAAGTCCATACTCATACTCTTTATCGCGTATTTTTAAAAGATCAATTACATGACGTCTCATTTCCCTAGATAGTACATTCCGAAGACAATGCTCGAACTTTGACATTCTAGTTTTATGATCAATATACCACGAATGCGTTCTTATCCAACTATTCATAATAGCCTTTAATTCTCTGGAAAGATTGTGTGTAACAATATTTTTTTGAATACTATTTACCAGTACATTGATTGCATCATTTATTAAAGGCGCGTTAGTCTCAGCGTCATACAAAGCACTAATACGATCATCCATAGTTTATAGTTTTGTTTTGTCTTGCTTTGTTTACTTTGCTTACTATAGTTGTGTGTATGAAAATCAATTCAATTTTTATTAGCATAACATTAATTTTTTAAAGTTAAAATAAAATAAAAAAAATAGTCAAGCCACACTACACAACAGTTTCAAAACCCATCTGGTTATTCCTCGTTCTCCTCAGGATTAGCAAGGTCTTGCCACTCGTAATGTAATGTATTATTTTCATTCTTAAACCACACTGCACTATGTTCATAGTCACATTGCAAAACACGGTCTCCATAATATTGTACCCACCAAATTACGCTGTTTGTCAACTTAGGATCAGCTTCCCAATCCCTAGACAACAAATAATGCGACGCGCTTTTCACAGCATCATACAAGTCGCCTTCCTTGAGCGTCATTCCGTCTTTCAAGTCCTTGCTCCGTGCCTCTAAAAAGCCTTTCAAGAACCCTCTCATTTCATCAGTCACTGCTTCCTCCAAACAACGATCAAACTTTGCCACATAATCTTCATCGTACCACGATAAGGTTCTTCTCCAACAATTGATTGTGGCCATCATTTCACTAGGAATTCTCTCCACATCAAACCTGTCTCGAACAGCATGGACCACTGCATCAATTGCCATGTTTATACTAACCCTGAACAACAGATCGTCAATAATAAGAACACCAAACAAACCTCGAATCTCAGCAATCATTGCTGCATTCATTGATATTGCGATTTTAGATGCTGCAATTTGTAGAGGCTAGCACTTAGCTAGATAATAAAAACATTTCAATTTTAAAAAAGTATAACAATATTTCAATTTTTTAAGGGGAGACCCCATAAACCCCCTAAGATAAAAGCGGCACCAAAGATAAAGGAATACACCTTAAAAGCGAAGCAATCAAAGACTAAATACAAGATGTGAAGGACGATGCCGTGCTACACAAAAAAAGACAAAAAAGGTAAAACATAAACAGTCTGCGTATGGGGCCAAAAATATGTTAAAAAATACAAATATATATATAACTCATAACTATTTTGTTATTTTAAATCTTTATATATATATATAGTTAAATGCGGAATTTTTTAAAAACAAAAGGACTAAAAAACAAAAAAAAATTAAAAAAAACAAAAAGAAATAAAAAAACAAACAGGACTAAAAAAACAAAAAGGACTAAAAAAACAAGAAAATTTATAAAGATGAGTGGAGGAGTTTTAACGAAAGCATTAAATTACATATTTAGTGAAAAATCAGAACCAGAACCAGAACCAGAAGTAGCATCAACACAAGAAGTAGCATCAGAACCAGAAGTAGCACCAGCACCAGAAGCAGCAGTAGCACCGGAAGCAGCAGTAGCACCAGAAGTAGCACCAGCAGCAGCAGCAGCACCAGAACCAACCCCAGAACCAAAACCAGAACCAGAACCAATTAGACAACCAACACCTGAACCAATTAAGGTAAATACTATTAATGGTGACTCTATTTATCGTATAAATATAGAGGGTTGCGATTATTATTTTTTTAGAAATAATAATAGATATGTATTAGTACTTATAGGTGATAAAAGATATATATACAAGCTTGATAAGGATATACCGGATTTACCAAAGAATGCAATAAGAATGCTTCGAGAGACAAACTTTGTAGAGAAAAAAAAACTTAAGGTGGAATGGCCATATTTAATCGACACTCTTGCTAGATATAATGTATTCTATTTACAACACGCCGAATGTCCCACCGCAAATTTGAATTTAGCTGACGCAAAGAAAAAATTAACAGAGTTGAATGATTCTTTGCAAACAAAATGTAGTAATTTAAGTCTAAGTCTAGATTATGTATATAATCATAAAACTGGTAGTACCTTGAAATTATATCATTCTTTTAATAACCCAGGTTCAGATGGCCCATATTCATTAGTACTATGTTTATATAAGGGCAATCATTGTATATCATCTATTACTATTAAAATTGATGGTATAAAACTAGTTATAAACTCTAGGACACATACGGATTATGAACGTAGAAAATATAATATATTATTGCGTAGTATTATAATAATACTCTCAGAACACATATCAAAAGATATAAAATATATAATAAGTATTGCAATAAACCAAGTCTCAGCATATATAATGATGCAATATTTCGGTGGAAAACTTTACAACACTTACGGCGATGACGAGAACGAGCTTGAATTTTTAAAGTTCTCAGAAGAAAGGGGGATGCCTTTGTATGAACCTGATACAAATTATAAAAATTTATTTGATTTATATAAATACAAATTTAAAACGTTGACTATTGCAGTTGAAGTAAATCCCAAAAACATAGAAAAGGCAGATACAAAATTTAATGACTTAGTAAGAGGTATAAGTCAAATAACGCAAATAACGTGCCCAGAGGTATTCACTAATTAAATAACTCGTTTTTACAATATAGGACCGTATTCGGTGCCAAAAACCCCTTATTGGGGTTTAAGGGGTTTACCCCTTAATAGAGTCTAATTCAATAATCCTCACACTAACTTCTTTATGCGTGAATTTTTTCTCATTAAGTAACATTTTTATTGTAATAATTACAATAACTTGTTCTACTAGCACGGAAAATAAGGCAATATCTATTTGTGTTACACTAATTAATATTGTAAAAATATATCTAATATTATTTATAAAAAACATAGCATTAGCATAAAAATATAATTGTAGTTTACTAAACTCAGTTATTTCTTTTTTATCTGGATTATAAACATTCATATATAACACTGGGTCTCCAAATTCTTGAATAATAACTCTAATAATATCATTTACAAATATTAAGGTTAATAAACTACAATATTTTTGTGTAGTGTCAATTTGCACGCTTATAAATATAAAATCATCATTTGGTCCAAAACGAAAATATTTAGAATCACTAGCAAAATTTGTTATATAAAATCCTATAAATAACACCAAACAACTATTTAAAAAAAGACATAGCCTAACCTTATTTAATTGATTCATTAACTAATGTTATTAATAATTAAATTTTAAATTGTTTCGCAATTTAAGATTAAAAAAAACTATGCTTATGTTGAGACTATGAACTTTGCCTATTTATTAAACAAGGCATATGAACTAGGAGGTGGAATGCGACGAACCATTGTTCGCATTCTTGTTCTACAATGACAATCGCACCATTCTCGTTCATCCATGCGACGCCAAGAGTTGACTTGGCACCACTCTTTATAGTCTTCGGCTGAAAGAGTGTACAGAGCAGTTTCTTGTGCTTTTGACATAGTTCTAGCATCTAAGTCTGGGTCATAAGTATAAGATGTAGGTTTGTCTGTTTGATGTCTTATACAACAATCACAACGCGCTAAAGCAGCAAATAATTTCTTTTTTGTTTCAGTGCTTTCCTCATCCATATACACTTCTCTTCTACAACAAGGGCAAGTAATTAGCCCACATAATGAACCTTTAAGGGATGCAGCAGTCCATCGCTGTAAACATTTTTTATGAAATATATGGCCGCACGCTGTAATAAGTCTTCGCTTAATTTTTCCTGAAATACAACCATCTACTTCAATGTTTCCATCATTGTCTTCTAAACATATATTACAAGTCACAATATCATCGATCATAAAACCACAAAATGGTGGCAATAGTGTAGTCAATTTGGGCAAATTAGGTAAAATAGGCAAAGGTTTAACTTCCATTTTCTTGGTACTAACCTTGTTTAGACTTGTTTAGACTTGTATAAAATAGTAACACTTTTTAAAATTATAATCAATTTTTTTCATAGTCCATAAAATAACTAACATCAGCATGGCTAAGGTTTTTATTAAAAATATTAGTATAAAATCTAAAATTCAAGGGTAGCATAATACTTGTGGCACAATAGTTATTGAAATGTAATATAAAACATAGTCCGCCATCTAAATTTTTCTCTAAGTCTGCTTTTGTGGTTATTAGTGGTATATTTGTTGTTTCGTCAAGATAATTTATTAATTCACTAACACTTTTTGGTTGTTTAATTATACATTGACCTAAATAATTTGTAGTTAATATATTAAGATTGTAATTTTGTATGTTATTATTACTTAGTTTGCTAGCAATGCTATTTATAAATTGCTCTTTAACATCATAGTTTGTTAACTTGTTATTATTATAATCAATTGCTAATGTATTTGCAAGATTATATAAATGTGTGCTATTATTATGTGTTAATGAAGCAACATATGCTAAGCAACCAGAGGAATAACAATATATTGTTTTATTAGTTTTATTAGTGTTATTAGTGTTTTTAGTGTTTTTTTGTAAATAACCATAATAATACCAAAATCCAGAATAGCCTCCTCCATTAATAATTATGCAATCTTGACTTGCCGTGTTTTTATTATTAAATAGCGCAAATAGTAAAATAGTAAATGACAATAACAGATATTTTGGTCTCATAATTAATAATTAATAGTTAATGTTTAATTGTTAATTTTTAATTGTTATTTAATTGTTTTATTATTTTTAAACTAGTTTTTAGCTCTTACTATTTACGACGATGAGTCTTTTTATGGCGCTTTGATTTTTTACGAGCACTCTTTATACGTCTTCTTCTTGAACCTCCCGATTGTAATTTATGTAATTGTTGACTAGTAGTTTCCATATATTTTGCTGCATGTTTTATATATATAGTATTATTAGCAGCTTTTGCTTCATTATGTAATATTTGAGCTTTAGTTAATGCATGCATTAAACTAGTTTTCTTCTTTAATTTAGCTTTTAAAATCTCTGATTGTCTTGACATGCCCCTTGTAACTGCTCGTTTACTTAGAACATTTTTATACTTTTTGGATGCCTGTATACTTTTAGCTACAGCATCTTGTAAGTCGTTAAAAGCGCGTTCATCGGCAGTAAGTATTTTACGAGAAAAATTAGAACCATACAATGGTTCATCATATTCCATTTTTTATATAGTTATATTGTATATTAATTTATTGTTTATTGTTAATTGTTAATTGTTTATTGTTAAAACTTTTTAAAATTGATTACTATTTTTTAAGTTAAAAAATAGTAATATAGATGCGAGAGTTTACTTTTAAAAATTTTTACATTGATGGCTATGAAGGGTCTATTGATGCTACATATTATGAAGGAACGGATCCTATTATTGTTATAACACATACATTTTATAATGAAGATGGAGACAAAATAAAATTATACTATTATGTGTCTAATAAAACAGGAAAGCTTACTTTAAGAAATATTTATGAAGCGCTAGACGCACAAACAGATGCTTATTTAAAAATATATACAGCTACTAATACTAGAAAACTGTATATTGAAGATTTAAAAAAGGTGAATCCTATTAGTTTTGAGTTAATTACTTATGGTTATTGCACAGATGATGAAACTAGTGAATAGATGCTATTTATTAGTGTAAAAATTGTGTCTTAGTGTTTATTGCGACGTCTTGATTTGCTGCGTCTTGATTTTTTGCGATGGCGTTTTGTTTTGCGATGGCGTTTTGTTTTGCGTGATTTACCGCCAGTTGTTTGGGGATATAGTTCTGCTGTTGGTTTAGTTTGTCTAATATATAACTGCAACGGTGATTTTATATTATTACCTGAATATGTTTTCTTCTCATTAAGTGTTCTAGTAACATCAGCTAGTGCTTCTGTGCCGTCTAGTTCTTCTATTCTGAAATAATTTATTCTAGTAATAATGTCTCCTAATTGAATACCTACTTTTTGTAAAATACTATTGTCTGATATTGTGCCTATAGAAGCATTGTTGTCTTTGTCCAACGTAAGCTTTATTCCTAGATTTGAAGAAGTTATAATAGTAAGTTTAATAATTCCTGTATCAAGTACTTCTTTCTCAATCTTATCAATTATGGGTTCATCTGTTGGTTTTATATATTTTGAATAGTTACTATTATATGAAGAGGTATTTCCATAAAGTTTGTTTCTGAGTTTTCTGTGATAAGAACCCATTTTATATATATATATATATATATATACTAGTAAAATAATATAATTTTCTAAATATTATAATTTTCTAAATATTATAATTTTCTAAATATTATAATTACTATAATTTTATAATTTATATGTTAAAATCCCCCGCGTAGACGCAATACAAGGTGAAGTGTGCTTTCTTTTTGAATATTATAATCGCTTAATGTGCGCCCGTCTTCGAGCTGTTTTCCGGCAAAAATTAGGCGCTGTTGGTCAGGTGGAATACCTTCTTTATCTTGAATCTTGGATTTAATGTTGTCAACACTGTCTGATGGTTCTACTTCTAGTGTAATAGTTTTTCCGGTAAGTGTTTTTACGAAAATTTGCATGGTTATACTATTAGTAAGTATTATAATTTTGTTTTTATATTTTTTTTAATATATAATATATTATATTATATATTAAAAAATGTCTTCTACTTCTTATGACATTAGTCTTAACACTTATAACGTTAACACTTATAATGTAGTTGATTGTTATAAATATATATAACAAAAAAAAATAGTCATGTTATTTATAAAATATTTTATAAATAACATGGATGGATAGATTTAGACATTACTATTACTAATCATGATTATTATACTTCTACAATAAACTCTATATCAGATATACTTTTATATATAATGTTAACATCCTCACATAATGAAGCATATACGGTATATAAATCAGCAATAAATGAACCCTGTGTTATTAATATTCCCTCATTGCCAACTACTGAACTAATTGCCATATTAAATTTAATATTCGGGTTTGGTTTCTCATAATTATCTACTAAGTTATGATAATCTTTATAAGTTGTAGTCAAACTGTCAATATAATTATGTAAGAGATCTTGTTTATCTTTGTCAGCAGGTTTACCATTTTCAATTACAGAAGGCCCAATAATCATAGTAGATTCAGACACAGAAGTGGCACGTGGATATTTAATTGTATATACTCGTTTAGTTCTTTCAAAATCCGTAAATATTACTATAGCGTTTTTACATCTACTAATATTATCTAACAAATTAAAATAACACTCAATTGCGTCTTGTGCTGACTGTAAATCATCTTTCCCATACCCAGACCTAATATTAGATGGAGTTTTGTCAGCACTAACAAGCTCCCATTTTGATGGAGTTTGGAAAATAAAACATAACTTAGTTGCTCCTTTATTGTTAGTCATTAAATCTATATACGATTGTACTTCACTATCATCTATACCTCCTAATATATAAATTAATACAGTGTCATTTAGTCCGCTAATACGTCTTGCGCTAACTAAACCACTTGTCTCTTTATCAATATTAGTATCACTACTAATAACTGGTTCCATATTTACTGCTCCGTTTAATGAACCACATATTAGTCTAGGACGTGGTTTATTCCTGTTTATATTACTAATGTTTTTGCTTAAGTATGCCAACGCCCATATATCATCACAATCGTTTTTAGCAAAATCACCATCAATAATAATTGTTGATATTATTCCTAGATCCCTTGTAATACAATTTCTTTCTATATTTGAATTTGTAGCTAACATATTACTAAATATGTTGCTATGCATTAATAACTCCGATTTTTCAGGAAAATCCATTACAAAAAATTTATTTGATGATGTACTACCTTCTTGTGTGGGTATTGCTTTTTGTCCCCTACGTCCTCCCCCTATAAATACTATTCCAGTTTTATATTTTTTATACGTTTTTTTGCTCCTTATAATTCGGGATTTTCTCATTTTTTTATGGTTTTTTAATGTTTTTTTTGTTTTATGTCCATTGCGATAGCGCCTAGATTTATGTTTCATTATATATTATAATTATATTGATCTCTCAAAAATAGTTTAATTAATAGTTAAAAATTTGTTTATAAATAATATTTAAAATATTATTTACTAATACTATATATTATTAACATATGCCGTATATATTAGAAGTTCAAAAGTTTGACTGGCGTGAAAAAAGCGAGCATGTTGGTTATATGAATAAAATTTTCAACACTAAACAAGAAGCAAGTGATTATTATGATAAATTTAATCCACATATGCGTTCTTTACGCGCACATAATTCTTGGTGTAGTGATTGGGATCCCAACTCTTATTTAATGTATATTGTGAGAGAAAGATTTTATGAATATTTAAAAATACCATCTTTTGAAGATGCTCAAAAAACAATAGCTAATCTCTAATAAAATTCTCTCAAAAATAATAAAATTAATTGTTTAAAAAATTGTTTATTAATTATTTAATTACTAAACTATACTAAAAGCAAGTGTCTTATATTAACTATTACTATGAAAGTGCTAGTATTTGATACTGAAACCACTGGTCTACCAGAAAAGGGTGCTTCTATATATGACAAATCTAAATGGCCGCACATTATACAATTAAGTTATATTTTATATGATACTTCTAATAATAGTGCGCTAATAAAAAATAACTATATTAAGATTGATGAATCAATTATTATTTCACCAGAAAGTTTCAACATTCATAACATAAGTAGAGAGATTTTAGATTGTCAAGGCATAAATATTGTAGACGCATTAAAAGAATTCAACGTCTATTTGAAAGACTGTGATATCGTTGTTGGGCATAATATTTCGTTTGATAAGCGTCTAATTTTTGTAGAATGTTTCAGGCACAATATAAAACAATATTTTACGCAATTTAATAAGCAAGGTCAAATAGTAAAGCCAGAGTTTTGCACTATGAAAAACACAACAGATTTTTGTAAATTAGAGAGAGTAAGCAAGGCCAATCAAGTTTATAATAAAAATCCAAAACTAAGCGAATTATATAGTTTATTGTTTCCTGATGAGCCATTACCGGCGGCTCAACACAATTCTCTTATTGATGTAGCAATGACCTTGCGCTGCTATATGAAATACGTTCATAGCTTTGATATAAAAGAAAGTAATAATACACTAAAGCAATTCTTTTAAAACATTATTAATATAATTAATATTATAATTATATATATATTATGAAGAAACATTATACTAAGAAAGGTTATACTAAGAAAATAGCAAAAAAAATAAAAAAACAAAACACCTATTTCGGTTTAGGAGGTGCTCAGTTCTTTCCAATTAATCTTAGTTATTGGAACACTTTTTTTAGTGATGAAGAAGAAGCCCAACTTATTGCTTTTAAAAATCAGTTACAAGCTATGATTCCACCCGTTGGTGGTCATAATATTGCCAATAATAATATATGTACGGCTATGAAAGAAACACTTCCAACTTATTATGTTCCAGACAAAGCTGAAATAAAAGTAGTTAGAGGCACAACAGTATATGAAAATGAGCCCAAGTTTTATTACTATAATACTATTTTATGTGCCGCGTTTATATTATTTGCACTATTAGCTAATAAAATGGAAAATCAACGTAATTGTAACTACAAATTACTTTTTAAAGGTGGAAAAGCCATTCAATTGGTTTTAAGAACAATATTAAGTGCATGTGAGCCGACTAGTTATGGACATAGTGTTTTAAGTAATTTACACAGAAGTTCTGATATTGATGTGTTACTTATACCTAAACCAACTAGTATATATAATACAGAAGAAGTGGAAACATTAGCAATTAATATTTCCGAACTAATAAAATGGTTTTTAGATAGTGATAGTACAACTATATCATTTTTGACTCCAGATGATAAAAGAAATAAAAATAAAACTATTTGTAAACTTGCTGTTATTTTTGATACTATACCTTATCCTTTTTCAGACATTGATTTTGGTATTATTCCACCCCTATTTGCGCCGTCTTTCTCATCATCAGCATTACATCAATATAGAACTACTATATTTGGGTTAGATGTTTTATTTGAATGTCAAAGTATTACAAATTTATTAGATGAGAAAATATACTATTATGGTTATTATAGTATATTAACAGACAATTTATTAAAAGCAAGGGTTAAAACAGGAGAAAATCAAAAATTAATAGAGGAATATGACTATTTTTTGATAAAATTTAAAAAGGCAATTATTAGTTTAAATAATGGACTACATCTTTCCCTAAATAATAGTTTAACTAAAGAAGAATTATTAGAAGAAAATATTAATTATTTTCTTGACAAGCTTCTAAACTATTACCCATTAATTATATTGGACAATTTGAAAAAGATTTTTAAGGATGTATATGCTGTTGGAGCTGAAAAAATAACAAAACTAGTGCTTAGTAAAACGACAGGACAAAAACCTCTTGTGCCGCCTGAACCTACTAAATATTCTAAATCTCCCACTCCTATAGACTATATTGACCCTACACTGCTCTATGAGATGCCTCATCAAATGCCTCCATTGCCTCCTAATAGTGCTATGCATAGTGCGTCTAGCATGCCTCATAATAGTGCTATATATGGTGCACTGCCTATGTCAATGCAACAACAGCAATGGCAACAACAGCAATGGCAACAACAGCAATGGCAATTGCAACAATGGCAATTGCAACAATGGCAACAATGGCAATGGCAACAAGAACAAGAACGACTACGGCTACATGCTGAATGGGAACTACAGCAACAACAAACACAACAACAAACACAACAACAAGCGCAACAACAAACACCACGTTCTAAAGGTAAAAGTAGAAAAAAAATAACTAATTATTAGTCTTAAAATATTATATTATAATATAATATATTATAATATATTATAATATATTATAATGGACGCCTTGAACCAAGATTACTTAACAAAAGAAGAATTAGAAGCAATGAAATATCCACATTTACTTGTAATGGACAAGAACTATTCGTTTAAAATAAGTAACAAAACTAGAAGCACAAGTATGAAAAAAGACGCAATAATTAAAAGATTATTAAAACATGGAGTTAAAAGAAGCAAATTTGGTTCAGAACTTGGTGCTTATTTAAAATACGAATTAGAACATCCAATAGCAAAATCGCTACCATCAGGAACCTTTTTACCACCTTATTTAGTAGGAGAAATATATAGTATGAAAGAAGAGCTTGAAGACAGAGATTATGAAATGGCTTTTATTAAAAATCTATTTGAACCAACAGTAAGACCACAAAACTTTGGAGCATTTTTTAATTTTACTATTGGTGGTTACATTGTTCGACTGCATATGGATGGTGATGATGCACGATTTAATGCGCATGTCGAAAATTTATATAGTCCAGACTTTTTTATTAAAGATTATAATTATTTAGTACAACGATTTGGACTAAATGCCAAGAAATTACAAGAAAAAGGAGCATATAGAGACACGTTAGGTCATCGTTCAGGACGTTATGGGCCCCAACCACCGTTTACACATACAATTCCTAATCGGGCAATATATGCTAGCTATGCTGAGTTTAAACGCTTACATATTGATAAATTTTTTTATGAGCATGTATTAGCAGCTTATTCAATGATTATAGTTATTGGTGATGTGTTAGCAACTATATTTAATTATTGGAATACTAATTATGTTCCTAAGTATCCGCAAGCTAATGCAAATACAATATTAGAAACACGTTATTTACCGGGGCCTCAAAATAAACCTGTTAATGTATTAAAAGTTTATATTAAGGAATTAAATAAACTGTTGTTAAAATTGCGTGGTTACAAAATATTATTAAATCCTAATATAATAAATAAGTTAAATAGTAGACTGGATACACTAAATGAGTATTTAGTTGAACCTGATGCTAGTATAGCGAACCAAGCAAACGCAAAATTTAGCATTAGAATTTTAGATAATGGACCCGTTCTTCCTAAAAAGCAACGGTCATATAGCCCTCGCAAAAAATCAAAATCTACAACACAAAAACGAGTAAAATCAATTTAAATTTATTTTTACTTATTATAAATTTATTACTATCTTATTTTTATCTTATGTTTATCTTATTTTTATCTTATGTTTATCTTATTTTTATCTTATGTTTATCTTATTTTTATCTTATTATTATATTATAGCCATTATAATATAATATAATAATATGGCTGCCGAGAGTCAAGATTACTTAACAAAAGAAGAATTAGAAGCAATTGATTATCAACATTTATTTACTATGGATAAGATGTATTCGTTTAAAACAAAGAGTAAAACTAGAAGCACGCGAAAAACAAAAGATGCCATTATTCAAAGATTATTAAAACATAGAGTTACAAGAAGTAAATATAAATCAGAACTAGGTTCTTATTTAAAATATGAATTAGAGCACCCAATAGCAAAAGCGTTACCTTCAGGGATCTCTATACCGCCTTATTTAGTTAGTAAAATATATACTATGAAAAAAGAAATTGAAGACAGAGAATATGAAATTGAGTTTCTTAAACCACTATTTGAAGCAAGTGAGCCACCTAAATACTATTATGGAGCATTTTTTAATTTACTTTTTAATGAACGCCGAGTTTCTTTGACTAATATAAGCCCGTCAGAGAATAATGCCGTTTTTTATAAACATTTTAATAATTTATATTCGCCTGATTATTTTATTAAAGATTATGGCTATTTAGTACAAAGATTTGGACTAAATGCTGACAAATTGAGAGAAAAAAGGCAATATATAGACACTAAGGGAATAGAATCAGGGCGTTATGGAGATCCAAATCCTAGTAAAATTCCTAATGCGGCAATTTTTGATAGTTATGCGCAATTTAAAGAAAAATATATAGCTAAATTTTTTAAGACACATGTTCTAGCAGCATATACGATGATTATTATTATTAATACTATGTTACAAAAAGTAGAAGATTATAGAACTAGTCACGTTGCTAGTCTAGGCTCCTTATGTAAACGCATTACACGATGCTTTACACGCTCACGAAAGGGGCTTGTATATCCAGAAGATGAAGCATATACATTAATGCGTGAGCGTTATGAGAGATATTTACCAGGCAATGCAAATATACCAATAAATGTATTAAAAGTTTATATTAGTGGTTTAAATAAAATGCTATTGCTATTACGTGGATATAAAATAATATTAAATCCTAAAATAATAAAAGAATTAAATAAGAGATTGACAAGTATAAATGACTATTTGGCGCCACGCGACGCTAGCATAGTCGGTCAACCAAATGCACAATTTAAGGAACGAGTGTTAGAAAGTGAGTTAGAGTTTTCTAAAAAGCCCCGTTCCTATACTCCGCGTAAAAAATTAAAATTAAAATCAAAATTAAATAATACAACACAAAAACGAGCAAAATCTGTTTAAAACTTAGTTATTTTTTAAATCTATTATATTAAAAAAATTGAATATAATTTTGCGTGAAATTGAGAGATTATAATATTAATATTGAATTTAAAATGAGCACCAGTTTTAACATTCAAAAATATCGTAAAGATATATTGTCAAATATGCTTGCAAATCTTAAATTATCGGGTAAAGAAATGTTTGATTTAATTATGATGGAAAACACAGAAGTAGTAGATGAACGAAGACAAGGGTGGATTTACGAAAGTCTTTGTCTAATTCTTATTGCTATAAAGTGTGTTCAAGGTTTAAATTATAGTGAAATACTTGAAGGACAGTTACAAAATTTAATTCCAGTAAAAAATATTAATGTGTTGTTAAAACTAGCTATTGATGGTGGAGGTAACAATATTGTCGATTTAACTATTAAACAAGGTTGTACAACTATTCCATTTTCAATTAAATATAGAAAAAAACATAGTGAAACTGATGTATCAAAAATAGACAACACAATAGCAAAGCAAAAATTAGCAAAAGACTACAAAATTGGTTTGTTTGTTAAAAATAAAGCAGTTGTTATTAATCATAAATACCATAATAAGCTAAATATTGATAAACAGTTACACGATAAAATTATTGAAAATGGACTACTATTTGATGAAGACGATATTATTAAAGCATTAAGTGTATTTATTGAGAGATTTTCAAATAATGTATTAAGTATTAATGACTTTATTGAATTCATAAATACTGAATATTTACTATCACCAAAACAACAATTAACAAAAAAATTACATCAGCAAATTACATTGTTAAAATTTATTAAGTCATTTTCAGAAAATAAAAAAATGTTCTGTCTTGCTCATAAACCGAGAAGTGGTAAAAGCATTTCGTTATTACTAATTTGTAAGTTTCTATTAGAAAAAGGTTACAAAAAAATTCTTATTATGACCTCTGTTCCAGCAACTATAAATAGTTTCATTAACGATTTAGAAACGTGGATTGATTTCAAAAATATTAATTATAAGACACAAGAACAGCTTAATAGCATTGATGAATCATTTAATGGTATTGTATTTTGCAGTGTTCAATATCTTAAAACAGATGGCAAAAATAAAGCAGATGATAAAAAGAAGAAGGAATTATTAAAAAAGTTGGGATTTGATGCTATTATTACAGACGAGTCGCATCAAGGGTCATCAACAGACAAAACAAAAGCGGACATTTTGGATGTGAATAGTGATGTCGAAGAAATTTGCAAAAACATTAAATTAAATATATTTGCGTCAGGGACAGCTAATAAAACAAAACAATATTATAAAATTCCTAGTTCTCAAGTATATGAATGGGAGATAGAAGATGAAGCATATATGAAAGAACTAATGAACACAAATTTGAGTGAAGAAAATAGAAATAATATTATTAGTACTATGGTTGCACGTCACGGAAATACATTTATAGTATGCTTAGTAAATGAGACTTTAAACAAGGATTATTCTAAACATCCTACTCAAGTATTAATGAAGCATTCAATTCCTCAAACACTGGTAAATAAGATAAATGCTTATAATATAGAACATAAAACTAATTATGGTTTTAGTTGTGCATCATTATTAGCATTAAGAGAAACTATTAATAAAAAAAAGCATGTTGAATATACAGACGAATTTGATATATGTAAAACTAGCGATGGAATAGAAATATTGAAAGATTATTTTGACTACTTAATTTCATCTGATAAAATGAGAAATTCAATTATGAAACAAATTGAACATACACAATCAAGTCGCGGCTCACGAAAATCAACAATTGCAAATCCATTATTATTTATTATGTATTTACCTACTCATACAGGAAACAGTACAATCGGATTATTACAAAAAGCATTAATTAAGTTCCTTAAGGAACATAATTTGTGGAGTGATTATAATATTGAGTTTTCAAATGGTTGCGAGGATTCTGGAAATATTAAAGAAGAATATAATAGCTATTTGGAAACAATTATGAATAATACAAAAAAAGAGAAAAAAAAGGGATGTATTTTATTGTTGGGAGGGAAAGGTGGTGTTGGTATTACATATAAATATTGCGATGTCACATTTTCATTAGATGATGGGCACAATTTAGACAACCAAAATCAGCGATATTCACGAGCTTTAACAGAAGCAGATGGTAAAACCATTGGAATAAATGTTGATATGAATATTCAAAGAACTTATTTATATTTGCTTACTTTAATCCAAAAACATAAAAATAATACAAAAACACAAAAAACAAGAGCTGAAATATTATGTTATTTATTAGAACATAATATATTCTTATTTAATCCTCAAGAAATTAATAATGGAGCTATGAAATCAATCGACATAATGTCTTATTATCAAAAAGAAGCTGAAGCTATGATGAAAGAAGTTGATGATACGCATATTTTGGAAGATATAAAATGCGATGATGAGTTGCGTAGTATTATAAAAGATAATTTTCAAAATAAGAATTGTGAAAAACGAGAGATTAATAAAGAGCTTGAAGGAGAAAATAAAGATTGTCCTAAAGGTGAACCAACTAAAACAGAGATTGATGGTCAAGACAAGAAAAGCGATAAAAATGATGATGATGATGATGATGATGAAATCAAAAAAAAGGAAGAAGAAATAAAACTTGAACGTTTGATTAATCAAACATACGAGTTATGTAAAACTTTCTTATTTCCTTTATTAGCATTGTTATCGAGGTCATATAACATATATAGCTTTGTAGAAATACTTGTAAATGAAAAAACAAAAGAGTTAGTTATTAATATTTTAAAAAATAGAAAAATTGAAATTAATAAAAATAATTATACTATGTTTGTAAATATAATGACAAATATTATTGAAAAGAATGGAGAAATTGTTGATAACATCCGTGAAATTTATAATAGAAATAATTGTAGTCCGTTAAAGTTGCGACAACTCATTGCAAAACATTTTATTCCAACAGCAAATGAGAAAAAAGACAATGCTGAAGTTCCAACACCTGTTAAATTAGTAGATGAAATGTTAGATACTATTCCACTAGAGTTTTGGAGCAGTCCAAATAAGGTTTTCGAACCTTGCTGTGGAAAAGGTAATTTTGTATTAGGTATATTTGATAGATTTTATAAAGGTCTAGAAGCAAAATATCCTAATAATATTGAAAGATGTAAAGTAATTATGACGCAATGTATTTATTATGCTGATTTAACAACATTAAATGTATTTATTACAACAGAATTGTTAAAATGCCACGTGCAAACCTACTGTAGATTAGATGAATTAGATTATCATTTTAATGCATATACAGGAGATACTTTAAAACTTGATATAAAAAAACAATGGAACATTACTGCATTTAATGCTGTTATTGGTAATCCTCCATATCAAAATGTTAATAATAATAAAGGTTCTGGTAATACATTATGGAATTTATTTGTTGAAAAATCATTAAATATATGGTTAATTGAAAAAGGATTATTATTATTTGTTCATCCAAGAGGATGGAGACAAATAAATAGTAAGGTTGGTATTTTTATGAAAAAAAGACAAATTATATATCTAAATATGAATTCTATTACTAAAGGTTTAGAAACCTTTAGATGTGCAACTGATTATGATTATTATTTAATAGAAAATATTGATGTTTATAAAGAAACTAATATTGATGATTATGAAAACAAAAAATACAAATTTATGATTAATAAAGAATATAAATTTATACCAAATCATAGCTTAAATGAAGTATTTAGTTTAATTGATATTGTAGAAGATAACGGATTTATAAATGATCAATCATCATATGAACCTCGTAAAAAATGGATGTCTAAAAGTAATACTAGTGAATTTAAATATCCCTGCGTATATAGTATTAATTCTAAAAATGAAATATCTAAAAAATGGTCCAGTCGTAATGATAATGGTCATTTTAATATAACAAAGTTTATATTCTCAAATGGAAATGGCTACTATAAAGATGTTAATGGTGATTATGGACTTACTCAGTGGGCTTATGCTATTAAATGTAACAAAGAAGATATAGACAGTGTTGAAAAAGCATTTAATAGTAATAAATTTAATAATATTATAGATGCTATAAATTTAACATCAAATAAGTATAATTATAATATAATTAAATTATTCAAAAAAGATTTTTGGAAGGAGTTTATTTAAATTTTAATGTTTGTTTAATATATTATAATATTTTTTTAAGCAAAAATATTATATATGTTATACTAATATATAGCTATGCCTTTAAAAAAGGCATATTTAACAAGAAAAAAGACAAAAGCAAATGCTAAAGTAAATGTTAAAGCAAAAGGAAAAGCATACATAGTCCCTTTTTTGCTTAAACAAAAATTAGCCACTCTTACTAATAAACAAAAACAAGCTACATTAAAAAATATATTTTCATATTTACCTAGACAAAGTGTTGAAGATGTTATAACACAAAACGAATTGGCGCTAAAAGAATTGGCAGAACAACCAAAACAACCATTTCAAATAACACCATTACCCATTTATAATTATCCGTTTCAACAAACTGTGCCTAGAGGTTACCAATATAACTATCCATTAGTAAAAGTAATGGGCACGCATACAGAAACAGACTTAGTAGATAGCATATATAGTTTAAAAAAAGATGTTGAACTTGTAGACTACCCTAAGCACTTTTTACAAACATTATTTGCCAACTTTTTGAAAATTACTAAGCGGCGAAGAAGTTATGACTATATTTTGTCACGTATACCTGATTATGAACTACAACAAGTATTAACTACACGCAAATTTTTTATAATAGATTTTGATTTTTTGAGTAATGCTTTAGAGCTAACTGGGCAAAAATTAACAACTCGTGGAAGCTACACCGGAACTTCTAACTATAGCAAAGGCATCGCAAATGTTTTTCCAAGCAAAACAAAAAAATTTAAATCCTATAATGCGTTTATAACTAAAAAAATCAAGAATATTATTTTTGACCCTCTTATAAATGCGTATAAAGCATATTGGGCAATAAAGCATACTACAAAAATAATGATTACTTATTATAGCACTCTTAGTGGGCGACAACCAGATCCACGCCCTTATCCTAACATTAGACATTTTCCTATTGAACACGACGAACCTAATTTAAAAGGAGAATTACAACGCTTTAGAGATGTATGGCATAATACAGAAGTAGGACAGCAAAAATATAAAAATGAATTATGGGATTTTGCGCATTATAATTTTTATCAAGAACAACCCGAAGATGAACCGCTCAATATTCCTGAAGTAACAAATGTTCATGTATATGACGTATTAACATACTATATTTTAGAATTAAACCGGTCACTCGAATATTTAGCCACTTATAGAATTAGCGTTGTTAGAGAACTATTAGATGCCATAAATGCTGATTTGTTATATATAGATAGCAAAATTGACATTTTATATGGTAGAGGTTTAATCCGATCTGTTGCTCCACAAAATAGTGTGTTTGATGAGCATAGACCATACTTTAGAATTAGTATTCCTGATTTACCATAAGTACTAATAATCTAAATATTTTTTTCTAAAAAAGTTTATTATAACATTGTTATAATAAATATTAAAAGTTATTAATTTTGTAAGCAGAGTCATCAATAGGTATTTCTGTTTTTGTAACTGGATAAGTTTCACTTATATCTTTATCACCAATTTCACTACTTGTTTCACTACTTGTTTCACTACTTGTTTCACTACTTGTTTCACTACTTGTTTCACTAGTTGTTTTATCTGCGTCATGTATTATCTTTTTTGTCATAGTAGCCAGGGCTACTCCTTTATCAACATCATCTATATTAATAGGCTCAGATCGAAAGTCAAATGTTGAAACTTTACTTACAATAGTATTTGGATCAATTATAACCGAGAATGATGGAACTGAACCTAATCTCAATTTCTCCTCAAAATACTTAAATTGTTTAGCAAAATACTTAAATTGTTTAGCAAAATACTTAATTGGTTTGGGCTTTTCGAGCATGTCGCTAAAAGTACGTAATGGATAGATCCATTCGGCTGTAGCTTCAGATTTATGAAACTTAATGCTAATTGTTGGAAGTAATATATCTGCAATTTTTTGTGGATCATAATGACTATAAAGTAAATGACTAAATGATTTGCTTAAAGTAGTAACAACAGTGCTTTCATTACTCGGAATATCTTTTTGAAAATCTAACAGATTTGTAGTTGAGGCTAAGCGTTCATCTTTTTTTTTGTATGGCCAATCTGTAATAAATGTAAGAATACGAGCTGATATGGTCTTATTATAAGATGCGGTCGTGTTATACATTAGATATACTACATTTTTTAGTATTAATTCTGCCAAGAACTTAGGAATAAATAGTAATAATGCATTTATAAAAATTATAAGAGGCTTTATAATAGTATATAATCGCTTTATATTGGGTGGGGTGCCTCCTGCCTGCATTTTTACCTTCCACTCTGGTCTACTCTTGGCATCATATGGATTAATATCTAGTTCGTTCCTTCGTTCTTTCCTGTCATCTTTCTCCTCTAGTGCCCTTGTCGCGCGACGCACATTCCATTCTTCTGACATTCTCCTCTGCCTAGCCCTCAACCTCTCCACCGCCGCTTCATCATCAGCCTTCTTCGCAGCATCCCTTGCCGCAGCATCCCTTGCCGCAGCATCCCTTGCCGCAGCATCCCTTGCCGCAGCATCCCTTGCCACATCATCCCTTGCCACAGCATCCTTTGCGGTAGCATCCCTTGCCTCATGTGCCTCCACTATCTTAATATCCTCTTTACTCATCCCTTTAAATGCTTCCACCTTGACCATACTTGCCTCCCTCAAAGTCTCCTGCGCCTGCTCTAATGTCGCCTTTGCCTGTATCACATGATGAGCTGCGGCCTGAGCCTGTCCAACGAAGTCGTTCTGCATTCCCTGATTCCGTTCATCCGCTTCTGCCCTTATTGCCTGTTGTAGATTTGTCCATGCCGCCGCCTCCGCCGCCCTTGCCCGCTTCTCATCTTTTATCGCAGTGATCGCCACTCTCACTGCCGCCCCCGCTCCCGCCCCTGCCTCCGCCGCCGTTACAAGCATTGCCGCCACCGTCGCCGCTGCCCTATCCTCCGCTGCCCTCGCCGCTGCTGCCGCCAATGCCAACGCATTGTACCCCGTAGAAGGATGGTCATCATCCCAACTCCTATTCTCCTGCTCCTTCTGCTTTTCATACCGTTTATTTTCCCACCTGGCAAAAATTAACAATAAAAGCAAGGCACCAGCAAGACAACCAGTTGGAATCCCTATAGCTTCTATCGTTCCAAAACCACCAGATTGCATTTTTCTGGTTCTTATTCTTGATTTTATTCTTGATCTTATTCTTGATCTTATTCTTGATCTTATTCTTGATTTTATTTTTTTACTAATTTTAGTTCTTATTATAGGTTTGCTTTTATGTCTATGACTATGACTATGTCTATAACTGTATCTATATGTTTTCTTATGGTTTCTTAGATTTTTTTTAGAAATATTATATGGCATATATTATATATTATATATTATTACATTCCTTTAAGAGTAAAAAATTATTCCATTTATACTATTTTAAATTTCTTTATAAAAAAGTTTATTATAACATTATATATATAATATGGCATTAAGACAACCCCCTATTTTAATAAATCCTATAAATAGGGCAAAACCTAGACCATCACGAGACCCACATTCAACATTACGTCATAGATACAACTATGGATTAATGTATAAAGACATATGGGAACCAGATTTATTTGGGCAAATTTATAGCGCTAAACAGCATATGGAATATGCCGACGCGTTAGATTTTATTAAAACTATTATGAGAGAGTTTGTTGAGCAAAGAGAAGATAGATCGAGAGACAGAATTATGGAAAGTATCCGAATAATTGTCTTTAAAACAGACTTGCTTGCTGATACTTTTTTTGTAATAGATTATGGTTCTTTAATGAATAAATTTAAATTAAATAGAGACGGAGATTTGCCCAGAAAAGCATCTAAAATTCATGCTCTTATAAATGATGTGTTATTGCCTTCTTATAAAGCAGTAATATGTATTCAAGATGTTTTAAAGATTATGATAAAAATATTATTATATGCTAGAAATAGACTAGGAGCTACCATACAAGAACCAGTAACATCTGTGTTAGATATTATAATAGATGAAGACTTAATAGAAGAAATAGCAAATGAGGACGACACACGCACATTTAATGAAGTATGGGAACATGATGAGTGTGCTAAACATACTCCGGAAGATATTTCTATTACTCCACTAATGGTAATAGAATATTATGTGCATAAATTAAATAAATTAATAGTCAAATTACATTACTATAAAATTAGTATAAATGAAACACATATAAACTCTATAAATCCAGGTTTAATGTTTTTAAATAGTAATCTAAAACAAATATATAAGTATGACCCGCAATGGCTAATAGTTGTTGAAAATATGAAAAAAACGCGGTCTTTTACGCTAAAGAAAAGTAAAAGTGGTTCAGCTAAACGCGGACGTTCAATATAAAAACTTAGTGCTAAAGGTTTTATCTATAAAGCATTTCATAATTAATATTATTTAAAAAGTATTTAAAGCCATTTAAATAATATATTAAACTATTTTATAAAAAATTTACATTCTTTTGTATGAACTTTTGCACGCGGAACTACTCATGGCGTCTTTGAAAGACATGTTGTTATCCTTGGCAAACTTTTTAACGTGACCTATCCATTTGCCTGCGGTCCGTTTCTTTGAACCTCTTCTAGCTTTTCTGGAGCCTTTTCTGGAGCCTTTTCTGGAGCCGCGACGGCTTCTACGTCTTCTGCCACCTTCCTGATTTTCTTCGGTTTTGCGTGATGTCAAGAGTTCTAGCATTTTATATATAATCTAAATATTTTAAATTTAAAGAAATTAAATTAAATTAAATTAAATTAAATTAAACTAAATTAAATTAAATTAAACTAAATTAAATTAAATTAAATTAAATTAATTTAATTTAAATTAAATATATTAAAACTAGATTTAAAGTACTAAATAAACTAATAATATAAACACAATTCTCTCTAATTGAACATTCTATTCTTCATTATTTATTGTACTAGCTTTGCTATTTGAAGATGACTCACAATCATTAATATAGTTGGCACAATTTGTTAAACAATTGTCCACTTTTTTTGCAACAGCTTTAAACTTATTAATTAGTAATGTTAGTTTTGCGACTATTATTGAATCATTTATGTATGTTATTTTCAAATTTTCTAAACCTTTTAACGCATTTACTAAAGCAGCATAAATAGTTTCACATTCTTCGCTGTGGTCTCCATTTATTAAAAATTCGGCTGTCTTTTCTATAGTCCCAGTTAAGTTTTCTAAATAAGTGATTGTGGTTTCTCTATTATAATTATAATAATATCGTGTGAAAGCTGAAGTATATTTACAACTATCTACAGCTAATCGTGTTGATCCAATCAAATTTATTACAGACAGCTTATCGTTTTCATTTAATTGTCTAATTACTTCTAAATCTAATAACACAGTGTCAATATTCATAATTATATTATAATTATAATTTACAATTATAAAAAAAAGTATTCTAAAACTTATTTGTAAAGTTTAAGTAGCAGCATTTTTACAAAACACTATTACTTTTATAACCATAACTCGTAATTATTTAAATAATAGTCTACTAAAGCTATTTTTTGTGAATAATTAGAACGACAATAATTACTACAAAATGAATGATTATATCCTCTATATATATTCATATTTTTGTTAATATTATTAGAACAATACTTACAACTATATAATAGTAATGGACTAGTTGCTAAAGTATTTATACTTGTACTAATACAAGTATTTGTATTTGGTATAGTATTGCTATAATAACTAATAACAGACTCTAGTGAGCTATTAGAGCTATTAGAGCTAACTGGTGTAATACACATATTTGTACTATATAGTATTTTATAAAATATATAAATTATAAAATATAAAATGCAATATTCAACTTTTTTAATGCTTTTATAGCTAGCGCTATTTTGACACATTTTTACCTTTGTAGTTCAATATGTCATATATTTTGGAGGTAGTTGGAAATTCATCTTCGCCATATATATCTTGTAACAATAACCATTCAAATAGCCCACCTATATAGACATACAAGTTTGTAAATCCCAGTTTATAAAGCTGATTATATTTTTCAATTACTTTATTATCAGTACAATTCTCTCCATATATTAAAATAATAATAGTTTTATTTTTCTTTAAATAGCTATTTAAAATCTCCTCTTCTTGTGATGCTGTTATTGTATTTTTGATTAAACAATCTTGCTTAGAATAAGCTAATGTATTAATTAACAATAGTTTATCGTTTTTAAAATTACAATAATTTTGAACGTATTCAAAATTGACTTTATTTATACTGTAATTAACGCCCATAGTAACTAATTAATTAATAAAATATTAGTTTTATATTTTATTAATTTTAACATATTAATTTTAACATATTAATTAAATACCAACGTTGTGCTTATAAATTCTTTTTGTATAATTTTAGAAGCATTTGAGGAAAGCTCTTCGCGTTTTTTTCGTGTTTTATTTAAATTATTTATTACAGATGTGTCTGAAGCACTTGAGCTAGTTGAACTAGTCGAAGTATATGAGTCAGAACTTTCAATTGATGTATTTGAATTAATAGATGTATTTTTTACTTTTGCTGAACTATTTCTTAAATTCATATCATTTTCAATTGTGCTATAATTATTTTCAATATATTCTAATATTTTATTTTCAATAGTCCATTTAAAAAAATTAAGCTGTCCTAATGTGGTTTGGACGCACATAGTATCTTTATATGGAACATTTATTCTATCCCATCTGCAAAAAGGATCGAATTTTTTCTTACTATACGCTTTAAGCTTCAATTTATAATCATTATAAACTTTGAATCGTTCGTTGGTTTCCGCGTTCTCAATAACACAATAATTTTTTTTTGAATAGTTTGTTACAAACCAATCCACTATACGTAGAGAGATTTTAGAGGTGCCGTTAATAATACTTATCATTTTATCAAAATATTCTGTGTTTTTGTAAAAAAGCAATAGCTTATTTAGTAATATATCATTTTGTGTATCAAAATTTTGGACCATTTATTAGTAATAAACCAATACTATTTAAGTATTAATTTATTAAATTATTTTTTATAGTCTATTATATTAGTCTATTATATTAGTCTATTATAATAGACTATTATATTATGAAATTATTAATAATTGATAGTGCTAAAGGCGGACAAACTTTTATACATTCAATTAGAGCAATTAAACATTTAGATTTTAAATTAGTTAAGTTAGCTGTTTCTAATTTGTCTAAAATTACTAAACAAAGTTTGCGAGATTATACATTACAACTTTTAATTACTAATTTACACTCACAGCAAGCTTTGAAAAAGTATGACCTATGTATTATTATGTGTATTAGTGCGTCATCTTCTATTTTTGATATATTAATTAAACACAATTTTATAATAGCTAATACATTAATTATTGAACCAATTATTCCAATGTGTTTATATATTAAAAAACATAATTATAAAACACTATTAATACTATCGTCATCGCTAACACATAAAATAGGATGGATTAGCAAGCTCTTAAAAGGTCAATCAGTTAATATAGCCTATGCTAGCTTAAATTTAGTAGAAAATGAAATAACAAATAGTGTTAAAGTAATTGAAGCATTAAGTAAGCTAATAGGTTATAAAGCATTTATTGCCAAATGCGATGGAATTGTAATAGGGTGTAGTAGTTATAGTTTAATTAAACCTATTATAGCACGCGAACTTAAGTCAAGCTATAATTTTAATGGAAAGCTAGTAGATTCGAGTGTTATTACATTTGATTATTATAAATCGCTATTTAGTAATAATTAACATTAGTTAACGTTAGACAATGTTTATATTATATTATAATATATTATATATGTCATCAAACAGTTCACACAAAAAATCGCAGGGCAGATCGCAGGGCAGATCGCGGGGCAGAACGCGAGGCAGAACGCGGAGCAGATCGCGGAGCAGGTCTTCGAGTAGTTCTTCAAGTATATCGTCACCTAGTTCGTCTAGTATGTTATATATGTTACCAGAACCATTATCTAGCCGTATGTTAAATTATAAAAACAGAAGACTGACTCTTAAAAATAATAGAGGAGAAGTATGTAAAGCTCCAGATTTTAAGGTAAATGATGATGACGATGGTTATACTTTATATTCAGATGGTTCAATTTCTATTAAAGACAACCTAGTATATGGAAATATTATAGATAATACAGGTACAGTGCTTTATAGTCTTCCTCAACCAACTGGTCCATATTCAAAAACATCAGACCACAAATTTATAATGGTACAATTAAATCTTGATGGCCTTGGTGGACCTTTTAAAATAGGTAGTGCTAATACAAGTTGGGTAGCTGATGTAGGTCCAGAAATACCAATTGGCAGTGAAGCTTTCTTATTGAAAAGACAAGCAGGTCCCGATAGAAGGGAGTATTTTAAAAATTCAATAGCAACAATAGTCCACCATTTTATTGAAAAACGCATGGATGCCTTTTTTATTCAAGAAACGAATGATAACCCTCGTGTTTCAACGAGTGATAGAACAAAAGTAACATTGAATTCAGATGGTAATTTTGAAGGGGGGTACCAATCAATCATTGAATCTCTTGCTGTTGCGGCTGCGGCTGATGCAGCTGCAACAGCCACTGCTGCCGCGGTCGCTGCCGTTGCTGGTTCTACAATTAATGCTCCTGCTCTCATCGCTGCTGCTGCTGCTAACGCAAATAACACTACATTTATTGAAGAAGAAAGAAATATTCCAATAGGAACTGATGGGTCATATTATTCAAGAGGCACATTTGGAGACTATAGCTATGTGGCTTTTTCTGTTAGAGGCAATTATGGCACTTACCCAACAGTTCTAACAATATGGAACCATAATAGATTAGGGAAATTTGTTGCCTGTTATGGTGAAGATATGGGAAAAAGTTTTAGAGGAGTATACGGCACTATTGAGCCAAAGAATTATGGGCGCCCTATTTTATGTGTTCATACAGAACATGGGGTAAATTTAGTTAATATACAAGCCCCAAATGAACCAAACTTGGTAAAATCAAGCCTATATATTGCTATAAAAATGTTCTTGAGTGAAGCACAAATAAAAATAGAAGTGAAGGCGAGATCAAAAAAAATAAAAGTTATATGGAATCCAAAACTAATAGTTTTAGGAGGCGACTTTAATGATGCAAAAAAAAGTATAAGACAAATAACAATTAATGATTATCAGGGTAAATCACAAGCTTGTCTACATTATATAGGTGAAGCTCCATTAACTTGTTGCGCTGAAACTCGTTATAATACATTAAATAATTATCCCTTGGGGGGTGATTATATTTTAGCTAATAATCCTAGAACTCCTATAACTATATTATATGAATATTTTCGTTATTAGGGTTAGGGACTAAATAACTCTATTATATTCTATTATTTTCTAATATTTTCTATTATTTTATTTTATATATATATAAATATGAGTAAAAGTTTTTGTAGAAAAACACGCCATCGTTGCTATTCTGATAAAAGATGTTATAGAAAATCATCGTGGAAAAGAACAAATAAAATCAAAAGATGTAGAACAGGAACAAGAAAATGTAGAGACAATAAATGTCATATGAAAAAAATCAAATATGCTCAAAACTATTAAGTCAAACTTTTGATATAAAGTATAATATTTAGTAAATTAATATAAAAACTAATTATTATATTTTAATGATGGACGAAACTCTATATAAAGCGCGCATTGTTGCTTTAGCTACTAACCTAATTGCGCATAGCTATGTTTATGTAACTATTAATAAACAGTCAAATAAAGTTGTCTTATATATTAAAAATAATGAAAATTATAACGATTTAAATGATGATGATAAATATAATGTAATGCTTTATTTAGAGCGCTACTATGTTAACTTGTATACGCATTAAACATAATAAGCCTCTCGTCCACGTTCACGCGCTATATATGCCATTCTTTCATCATCCCATCCAGGTTTTGGTCTAAGCAATTCAGCATAGTTAACTCTTGGACGAGGGATAAATCTTGGGCGTGGACTTTCGTTTTGTAGTTGTTGTAACGCGTATTGGTTAGCCATAATAGCTCGTTCAGTATAATCTCTTTCCAAATATAATGCTAAAAGCGTAGGGTCTATAGTTGGTCTAGCACCACTACGAGTTCGTCGCGATGGACCATTAATGCCTGACATTTCTAAACGTTTTATTTCTGCTTTTTGTTCGGCTAAAATTCTTGTATTTAAGGCAAGTGCGTTAGTTAGGCGATTTTTATATTCTGTTTTTGCTGAAGGTATATGCGACATTATTTGTGATACAACCGATGGCTCTCCGGGATCAGCAAATTCTTGACCGTATGTTCTTAAATGGACATCATTTAATATTTTGCCAAGATAATTAGCTACTACTTTTTTCATACCCTTAGCTTTCATTTTTCTAGATTTTTGTTTTCTTCTTAAATGCTTTTTAACTCCTTTTGTTTTTGCCATAGTTGTATATATAAAAGTATTATTATTATTTGAAAAAAATAATAATAGTTTTACATTATTTACAATTTACACATTATAAAACCAATCACTAAAATAAAATTTGTCATAAGGAGTTGATCCATTAGTAATTAAATTGTTTGCATTATAGCATCTATCGTAGTCGTTAGAACCACCATCAACACTATAAAATAATAAATGACTTGTTAAATCACAACTTAACAGGTCAATATAGCCCATTCCTCCATATTTATAACCAATAGTGAATACATTAGTTTGTCCTTGGCTACATAGATTTTTATATCTTGTTAATGCTTCTTCAACGCTCATAATAGTCCATGGTCCATAATAAATTTCCTTTTTTTGGTTGCCTAACAACTCATATAACAATTTAATATTATGATTCAACCCCTCTGGAAGGTCTACATTAATAAATAATTTATTGTATTGTTGGAAAGGTTGCGCACTTTTATCATTTCTAAAAAACGGCTCATTTGATGATACATAATCATTTGATGAAATTGACGCAGTTTTTAAGCGTTCAAGTAGTTTGTTAATAAGTGCTGTTTTTTTAGCAATAGTATTTATAATACTATTAGTATTAGTATTAGTATTAGTATTAGTATTGGTATTAGTATTAGAGGTCATGGTTATATAAAGAGTTATATGTTATTAAAGCTACTCAATTTTTTTAATAATGTTCATTTGTTTTGAGAACTTAAACTTTGTACTATTTTTTCGGCGTCGTTGTAAATTACACTTTAAACAACATATAATAGTATTTGCATTGCTATGTTCATCATAATTATTTAGCCTATCTAAAGTCCATTGACTTTCTTCTCTCACATTTTTAAATAAAATATGTGTATTGGCATTACAATAATAACACTTCATAGAACAAGACACTAACTTTTCAATAATATTTTCTAATGTAATAAAATTATTAAGCTCATGATAATGTTTTTTTATATCTTGTTGCTTATATGAAGATAGCTTTTTTTTTAATGCTTGTAAAAAATGTTGCTTCTCATAATTTAAATTAGTATTTTCACCATAACTATTACATAGTTCCTCATATAGAGCATTAATACAATCTAATTGTTTATCATAATTGTCATAATAGATTAACATATTAATACTTTGTTCTTGTAGCTCTATATAAGATTTTTTAGTTTCTTTTATAACATTGTTATAAAGTGATTTAACATTAGTACTAATATCATATGAATTTTTGTAGTCATTATATTTTATACTGTTATTTAATAGTATATGTTTGTTCATAAATTTATAATAATATTACAATAATATATTATTAATATATAAAATTAAAACGTTAAACTTATTATAATGATGAGTTTTCAAAATGGAGAACAGCTATTGCAAGATTTGAGTGCTACTAATTTAAATGTAAATTTAAATGAACATGTTATAGAAAAACCACCTAACGTGGACCAAGGCAATAAAAAAGATAAATCTAATAATTGTAAAGAACTGCAAAATATTGCTTATAAAACAAAGCGATTTAATGGAACCGAAATCGTTCCGCTTATTGTAAATACAAATAATAGCACATTATCAAATTTTTTAAACAATGAAACTATCGCAAATGAAAAGGAGAACTGGTGTAAATTAGACAAAACGCAAAAAGTGAAAAAGTTAGTAAATTATGTTGAACATTTAGAAAATAAATATACTTTATCAGGCGAAGAAAGTAATAAATGTAAAAATTATTTGATTAAATGTTTAGAGCGCAAAGCATTAAGCAAGGCAAAAGATGTAAACTATGATAAAATAGGAGGCACAATATTAGATATACCCCATTTATTATTTGATATAACTGCGCGCTCGTTTTTATTAAGAAAAGATGATAAACATGTTTCTACTGTAAAAAGTTTACCATTAGACAAAAAATTAAAGGTAAAAACAATAAAAATACATGAAAATGGGGCTTAAATAAATTGTGTAACTTGTTTAAATACTAATTTAAATACTAATTTAAATACTAATTTAAATTAAAATATAACTATTTAGATTAGTATTTAAACAATTTAAATAGTTATAAAATTGAATATTAAATACTATATACTAATTATTTATAAGAACTAAATAGTAAATAGTAAATAGTTATGACATCAAAATATATTCTCTTTACTAACTACTTAATTACTAAATATAATATAGGATCACTTATTGATTTAGTAGATCCATTAATTTGTGCTAATTATCAAGACCTATTAGCAAATATTAGCGACACTATGCTAGAATTTATTAATACTAATTTAATGCAACTTATATATAATGATTTATATGATGAAGTACAGGAAACAACATATAATATATATTATATACAATTTATAGAAGAGCCTAATGCTCGTAGACTATTTAATATTAATGAAATTGCGGCAAAAGATTTGCTATATAAAAGTATTAAAATATGCCAAAAGCTAGTATTTAAATTTTATATACCTCGTCGTTCATATGCTAATACACATATTATTAAAGACTCTTGTAATCAATCAATAAACTTAACAATTAACTTTAATAAAATTAAACTACAACTTAACTATTTGAAGAATATTGTGCAAGCAGAACAACGAAGCGACGAATGGTATATTTTTAGACGTTCTACATTAACAGCTTCTAATATATATAAAATATTTCAAAGTGACTATAGTCAATCACAGTTGATTGTTGAAAAATCAGAACCAATTGATGTTAATAAATTTAAGGTAACAAACTTAAGCTCTCCATTACATTGGGGACAAAAATATGAGCCTGTTTCGTTATTATATTATGAACATATTAATAATACAAAAGTAAGTCAATTTGGTTGTATTCCACATGCTAAATATAGCTATATTGCGGCGTCTCCTGATGGTATAATTTGTGATGAGTCGAGCGAATTATATGGACGAATGATTGAAATTAAAAATGTTGTATCGCGAGAAATCAACTCTATTCCAAAAATGGAATATTGGATTCAAATGCAATTACAAATGGAAGTATGTAATTTAAATGAATGTGATTTTTTAGAAACAAAATTTACTGAATATTTAAGTGAAGAAGAATATTTAGAAGATGTGTCGTCTAATTGTTATCGTGGTTTTATTATGCAGTTTTATAATAATGGTGAAGTATATTATGAGTATCCACCATTTACATTAAATGCTATACATAGCAATGAATATGTGAGTTGGACTAATGCACAACTAATTAAAAATAGTTCTAAAAACTATGTTTCCAATATATATTGGAAATTAGAGGTGGTAAGCTGTATTTTAGTATTGCGCAATAATTTATGGTTTAAAAATGCGCTACCTTATATAGAAATATTTTGGAATAATTTGGTTGTGGAGCGCGATTCGGGTGCATATAAAGAACGATTAAGCGCAAAGCAAAAGTTAAAGCGTGAACATGACAAAATAGTTAGTGATTTTCCGTCTAGTGGATGCTTACTAAAATGATTTGTGAAGCTTGTTTAGCTTGCAACAAAATTAAAATATATATTATTTTTATTTAAAATTAAATTAACTAACTTAATTAAGACGTTATGAAACACAATAATAAAATTTCAGACTTTGATATGCATGTAATTAAGCGTAATGGAAAAAAAGAAGCAATATCATTTGACAAAATATTAAAACGCATTAAGTCACTAGGAAAAACCTTTAATTTACAAAATATTTTATATGCTCAATTAGCGATGAAAGTTATTGATCAACTATATGATAATATTCAAACTTCTAAAATTGACGAATTAACAGCCGAACAATGTGCGTCAATGTCGTCGCTTCATCTTGATTATGGGAAATTAGCAAGCGCAATTGTAGTATCAAATTTACATAAAAATACTAAAGCTTGTTATTACGAAACAGTAAAAACATTATATGACTATATTGATGTAAATAACAACAGTTTTAGACTAATAGCTAGCAATATTATGACATTAGTAGAAACACATAAAGACCTTATTAATTCTATGCTTAATTATGATCGTGATCATTTTTTTGACTATTTTGGGTTTAAAACTTTGGAGCGGGCATATTTAATGCGGTGTAATAAAGTAATTGTTGAAAGACCACAACATATGTTTATGCGGACAGCATTAACAATTCATGGTTCAAATATGGATAAAGTTAAAGAAACATATGATTATATGTCGCAAAAATATTTTATTCATGCTACGCCAACGCTTTTTAATGCCGGAACACCGCGGCCGCAACTAAGTTCGTGCTTTTTATTGGCAATTGAAGATGATTCAATTGATGGCATATTTAATACATTAAAAGAGTGTGCGCAAATTTCAAAATGGTCTGGTGGTATTGGACTACATGTCCATAATATTCGCGCAAATAGTTCATATATTAGAGGAACAAATGGAACATCAAATGGGCTAATTCCTATGTTAGGTGTATTTAACAAAACCGCGCGCTATGTAGATCAGGGCGGAAAACGAAATGGCAGTTTTGCGATTTACTTAGAGCCGCACCATCCAGACATTGAAGCTTTTTTGGAGTTAAAGAAAAATCATGGAGAAGAAGAAAGCAAGTGTCGTGACCTTTTTTATGGATTATGGATTAGCGACCTTTTTATGGAACGAGTAATGGGTAATAAAATGTGGAGCTTATTTTGCCCTGATAAGTGCCCTGGTTTATGTGATTGTTATGGTGATGACTATAATCAACTGTATATAAAATATGAGTCAGAACAGCGTTATAATAAACAAATTTTGGCACGCGACCTATGGATTAAAATCTTAGACTCACAAATGGAAACTGGAACACCATATATTTGTTATAAAGACGCGGCAAATAAAAAATCAAATCAGCAAAACCTTGGAACAATTAAGAGCTCAAATTTATGTGTTGCTCCAGAAACACTTATTTTAACACGTAATGGACACTTACGAATTGATGAATTAAAAGATACAGAAGTAGAAGTTTGGAATGGTGAAACTTTCAGTAAAACAACAATTTATCAAACAAGTGCGTCTAGTGAATTACTAGAAGTTCATACTAGTGATGGTTGTGTATTAACTTGTACTAAATATCATAAATTTTATGTAAAAGATGAACACTTAAATACAACTAAAACAGTAGAAGCACAAGACTTAAAAAATGGAATGATTATTATTGAGTCCACTTTTCCAATTATTACTAACACTAATATACTATTAGATGCCTATAATATTGGGTTTAATAGCGGGGGACAGTTTGTTCCTAGTAATTATTCATTGGATTCAAAAATAATGTGGTTTTCTGGATATATAGATAGTGTTGGAATTAGTTGCTTTAATAAAATTGTTATTAATAATAGTAGCAAACAATTTATGATGAATATTAAATATATGTTACAAACATGCGGAATAAATCTCAGTGTTAATTATACTGAACATTATAATAATTTTATTACTATAAATTATTCAAACGCCCAATTTTTGAATAAACTTGGATTAACTAGCGAAAAATGTAAATTGTTAGTTTATGAAACTTCTATTGCCTCTGAAGATAATAACATATATATTATGAATGTACTAGATAATAAGCGAACTGATAAAACATATTGTTTTAATGAACCATTAAAACATGTTGGTATTTTTAATGGACTAATTACTTCTCAATGTACCGAAATTATTGAATATTCTGACTCAAATGAAACTGCCGTGTGTAATTTAGGGTCATTAGGACTACCTATGTTTGTTAATAGTGACAAAACATTTGATTATGACAAACTATATCGGGTAGTACAAGTATTAGTACATAATTTAAATAATGTAATTGATGTTAACTATTATCCAACATCTAAAACGCTGCGTTCAAATTTTAAACACAGGCCTATTGGTATTGGAATTCAGGGCTTGGCAGATGTGTTTTTTAAGATGGACTTAGCATTTACATCGGATAAAGCAAAAGAAGTAAATATTAAAATATTTGAAACAATTTATTATGCATCATTAGAAAAGAGTATGACACTTTCAAAAGACCGCTATGATTCAATGTTAAAATTACACGGCTATTATAAAGCTGGCGAATGGTCTTTTAGCACAGATTGTGAAGAGTGCCGGGATTATAAAATTCATAATACTATACATGGTACTATTATTTTAGAATTGCTTAATTTATGTTGTCCTATTAAAGCTGAATTAACTAAATTGGGAATGGGAAGCGCTAACAATCAAAGTTCAAATAAAAAATATTTAGGTGCATATAGCTCTTTTGTTGGTTCTCCAATAAGCAACGGACAATTTCAATTTGATTTATGGAATGTGAAACCATTAGAAGGGCGCTATGATTGGAATACATTAAAAAATAATATTATGGAATATGGAACACGAAATAGTTTATTAGTTGCGCCTATGCCAACAGCAAGCACTAGTCAAATTTTAGGAAATAATGAGTGTTTTGAGCCGATTACGAGTAATATATATAGTAGAAAAACTCTGGCTGGTGATTTTATATTAGTAAATAAATATTTGGTGGAAGATTTATTAAAACTTGGTTTGTGGAATGAGGAATTAAAAAATACTATTATTGCAAATAAGGGATCTGTTAGCCATATTCAAGCGTTATCACAAGAGTTAAAAGATAAATATAAAACAGTATGGGAAATGCCAATGAAAGAAATCATTAATATGGCTCGTGATAGAGGAGTATATATTTGTCAATCTCAAAGTTTAAACTTATGGATTGAAGACCCTGATTCTAAAATACTTACAAATATGCATTTTTATAGTTGGAAAGCGGGATTAAAAACTGGAATTTATTATTTGCGCCGAAAGGCTAAACATCAAGCTCAACAATTTACAATTGAACCAGAAAGTAAAAAGGGTGCGCTAAGTGACGATAAAGATAAAGATGGAGAAAAAGAATGTGAACTAAAATTAAAGACAGAAGATTGTTTAATGTGTAGTGGATAATAAAATTAACATTTTATACAGATAAATATATAATATATTATATTATATATAATATAATATAATATAATATGGCAACAGTAGATCCAACAGCTGATGCAACTGGAGTATCTCCAATATCTCAAGTATCTGGAGTATCTGGAGTATCTGGAGCTTTAGCTAGTAAGGACCTAGTAGTTAAATTAGATTACACTAGTAACCCGAACCAGGAACCACAGCCATTTAGTAACATTATGTATACCGGGTTTACCAAAAACGAGCCTGCCATAAAAAAAGCGCACTATTCTATAAAAAGTATTAAAGATCTTGAACAGTTTCTTATTGCTAATACAACTAGCGTTCAAGCATTTACACCTACAAATCCTGATGGTACTACTAAAATGTTTGATGAAGCGGCCTTGCGAAAGCTGATTTTTACAGGAATACAAACACAAATAGGTATTTTCATTGGCCAAATAATGGAACAGCTTAAAGCCAATATTAATCCTATTGCTATAGCTGATAACCCTGTTAAAGCTGCTAAAAGTGCTAACGGTGCTAAAGGTGAAGGACCTGGTGCTGCTGATGGTGGTCAGACTCCCAAAGAGAAGTTTGCTGGTTTACCAGAGTTTGACTATAATAACGATGAACATATTGCTATTGCAAAAGAAATAGATGCTAGTGTTGAATTAAAATATACTGATACCCTAACTAAAACAGGTGTACAGAGAACCGTAACTGTTAAACTTTCAGAGTTATGTGATAATATAAGAAAGTGTAAAACTACATTAGAAAGTGTCTTTAACCCTCAAGTCGAATTAATTCAATCACAGTCTCAATTTATAAAGTGTTTTTTGGGAAATATTCTAGAACACAAAGTTATGAATGTTCCAAATGCCAGAGCATTATTTGAAACACTTACTCCAACAGAGCAATGTAATATTAGTGAAGACATTAAGAGGAATTTACAAAAAAATGGTAGTACTTGGAAAGAATTGGATAAATACCCTTGCTTAAAAAAAGATGAGTATAGTTGGAAAAACTATTGTTATATATGTAATAGTTTTTTTAGTGATTCTAAAAAGCAAACTCCTTCACTGCACTGTGAACATGTATTATATGTTGTACAAGCTTGTTCTGTTGATTGTTTAATACAAAAATATAATAAAGAAGAGCTTATTAGAATTTCTCAAATAAAGCCGCCCAATGAGCCTACTGAAACAGAATGGTTATCAGTAATATCACACATATTATCATATTTAGGAGCAGACGAATGTTGTAATATACTTAAATCTGATACAGCATTCATAGATATAGTCGATTCGTTCGGTACACCTCAGCAAGCGAAGTATAGTGCTAATGCCGTAGTATCTGAGAAAAACATTAAAGAAGTTTTAGACAAAATTCGTAGTAATGCAACGAAGACCGATAGTAGCTTAGATTGTCATAATTTACAAGTTAATAAGAATCCTAATACCACGTCAAATTGTAATAAGGCACCTAGCACCGTATGGCAGCATCCTAAATTTTGGAAAACCCCAGATATAGACGCACATTTTAATAGAATAGCAACAGACTGGTTACAGCCTTTGTGTGATGTTTTGAATTCTAAATTTGAGCGTAAATCAGGCATACCAGATAATACATATTATAGCACACAGGGACTTACACGACTGTTTATGAAAATGCTTCTTATTATAGGCTTAGAGGTATCTTTACCTCAAGTTATTTGTTGTTTATTAGCTGGTGGCGGAATAAGAGTACCAGCAAGGCTATCAACAAAATATGCTAGTACTGAGATAGATACTTTGCTAACCAAAACCGGTAATAATAAATCTAAAGCATATGAAGAAGGCTTGGTTATAGATATTTATATAGCGGATGCTTTTGGTGAACTACCAAATGTAGCCCCATTAATCACAAAAACAAAACGCTATTTAGAGAATCTTGGAAAACAAGTTAGAGCATCAAGTAGAGTAGGAAGTAAAAGCAATACACCCATTGCCGCTCCTGAGCTCCAGTCCGCACCGCAAGCACAGCAAGCACTTACGTCCACGATGGCGCCCATGATGGCGTCGCCCAACTGGTCGCCGCTGCTGGGACCGCTGCCGGTGGCGCCGTTATATAGCTTACAAACCTCAATGTATAGATTAAATGAGAAAGATGATGGGCCGAATTATACACTTGCAATACATAAGCATTGTTTTAATATTACTCCAAATATTAGTGACAATATATTCAATGATGAAAACACCCAACGCAATAGCACACCGAATGCGAGCAACGAACGAGGCGGGTTCAAAACAATAGGAGAGGCAGAGGGAATGGTCCCTATGAGAGGCAAACTACGCTATTATTTACAGAATCTTGCAACTATGCTTTATGGTGTAAGACGTTACATTCCTAAAATACAAAAAACAAGTGAAGGTAAAACCTCGCTTGGTTATGGTTTTACAAGTGAAATAACAGCATTTATAACTTTATGTAAGAGCTATATTGCAGTTGAATTTATGTATATATTAACATATAATTTATATCATCAAAAAATAAGTCTTGCTGAACAAAAGTCCGAAACCGATAAAACTGAAGCAGTTACAATACTAGAAAGTTGTATTTCTAACTATAATAAAAAGTATATAACATTTATAATTGAATGGTTTTTTTATTCATCTATTTATATAATAGATAGATTTGATATAAACCTTTTGACTGGATATGAGGCAGAGACACCAGATGAAACAAGAGAACGTGAAAGTTCTATATCAGCAACATTAGGATCCGTGTATCTTGATGTTTATCAATTTTTTTTACAAAAAATATATAAGCTAGAGTTGACAACGGCTCTAGGGATTATTGATAGCAACATACAACAAATTAGTAATGATAATATTGCCAGTATTGTGGTCAATGCGTCAAGCAAATTTGAAGTACATATTGAAAACCTATGTAGAAATGATGAGTTTATCAATTTAATACGTGTAAAAGAATATGTAGGCACAAAAAACGCAAGGGCACAACCCTTATTATGGGTTCATCCGTTTGATAATGCAAACTCTGCTAATTCTGATGAGACAGCACCAGTTCCTGTTCCTGCTAATTCTGATGAAACATCACCAGTTCCTGTTCCTGTTGATTCTGCCGATACAGCACCTACTGGGGTTGGGGGAGGTATAGTAAGAGCAAAGTCTTCAAGACGTAGTATTACAACTCTAAAACACACTATGAGAGGTATAGCAAGAGCAAAGTCTTCAAGGCGTAGTAATAGTATAAATCGAACTAAGACAACTGGAAAACGCTATGGGAGAACGAGAACAATAAAGGCTGCAAATCCCAAATACAGAGTTAATTATGATCCAAATCGTATTAAATATATAGTTCATAATATAGTTCATAAAATTGAAGACTTAGAAAATGCAGTATATAATTTCAGAGCTTATGATATTGGTTATGATATTATTAATGATGGACTTATTACGTTAATTTATAGGAATAAATATAAGGAACAACAAAACCATTTAGATCGGATACAAAAGGTAAAAGCCGTTATAAATATTAATAAAGCAGCGCGGGCAGAATATGCGTTAACTAACTTGCTTGGGTATACTAAAGGATATGCAAAAAGTAGGGTTCAAGCTATTTTACATAATGATAACAGAGCAGTTTATGTTAATGAAATACTAACCAAAATAGGAGAAAAATTAACTACTAATATTTACAAAAAAATAGAACCAAATCGTAAAAAACCATTGCTTACACTTAGACGTTCAATATCCCAAACTGCTTTATCCAGTCCTGAACAAATAGGCACAAAAAGGCCTAGGCCAACAACTAAAAGAGCGCCTTTAATTGTTATTCCTACTAACAAATCTTATAAACGAGAACGAGAACGAGACGCAAAATACAAGAATAAAAGTTTTATGTCTAGATTACTTGGACCAAAGAGACCAAAGAATTCAGTTGCCGTATTAGTATCATCACAAATACCAGCTTCAAAAAAACGTTCTCGAGCAGATGCCTCTAGACGTTTTGAACATTCAAGAAAACTTTCAAGACTAAGTTCAAGGTAACTATAAATATATATACCACTATCTATACGTAAAATTACAAAATATAGCGTTATATTTAGTAATTAGCAATTACTATTAATAGTTAACAGCTTAAAATACAAATTACTATGTTTTTTAAATAATATTTTATATACAAATATTATTTAAAACTTATTAGTTATGTAATTAGTATATATAACATGACTGATGTAAATAATTTAACACAAGCTTTAAATATTCTTAATATAGCTCCTCCTGTAGTTGAAGAATGTATGATATGTAGGGATGAGTTGGAATGTACACAATGTTATACTTTACCAGAATGCAATCATAGATACCATACTAATTGTTTAATTAGTTGGTTTAGAAATGGCGACCCGCGTTGTCCTTATTGTGGAAATAAAGGAATTAATAATAAAAGCATTGATATTACAGACCGATTTACTAATAGATATTATGCTTTAAAGTATAAAACACAAACACTAATCGATATAAAAAGATACGTTTTTTCAAAAAAATATGATACTAATAAACGGTGCCTTGAAATACGTAAACAGTTTGATAAAATTAAAGTATTGGAAGAAAATTATAAAAATGAAAATTTAAAATTGAGAGAATTGAAACAATCACTCAAAGACACCCCTGCTTTATACAATGAAGCAAAAAAAAATATAAATTGTTACAGAACTAAGAGATGGAAAATAACTAAACAAATAAGAGATGAAAAATTTAAAATTGTAAATAATAGCTATATTATTCCCCTAATAATACCAATAAGCGTTGAAGTATAAATTAAACTTTTAATATAGTAGGCTTTTATTAACCTTTAATAGTATGCATTCTCTCATTATTGTCTTTATTATTTTTATAGTGTAAATGTTTACAATTTGTATATAATATATATTCTTGAATGAGAGAATTTTTGACTACTTTAATTTTTTCTTTAAGTTCTTTTAGTTTATCTTTTTCTGCGCGTTGATCCGATTTTGTTGTATGTAACTCTTCTTCTAAGTCATTAATGTTTTTTAATAGACTATTTAATGCGTCGTTAAAAGCGGTTGCTTCTTCTTTGGATAAAGTGGCTTTTGTATCTTTATATTGTTGTTTTTGTTGCTTATAGTCATTTTTCATTGTTTTAATTCTAGTTTTGAGAGATTCTATAAGAGCGTCAGCTTCTTTAGACAGGCTGCTAAATTTGGTTTCTAAATAGACCGCATCTCTCAAATCTTCATTTTCAACACTTCTCATTAATATTGGAACATGAATCATAATAGGCTGAGCAAATTGTGTGGGGTCTTTTTCTCTATTTAAATAACTAATATAGCCCGATAGTTTATTTGCAATGTGTTTTACACCTTTTTCACTTAATACATTATGTGAATCCATAAATTGTTGTTTAAATTCTTCTTTGTCTGTAGTGATTTTATCGGAGTCGTGTGTCATAAATAAGTTTGTTAATGAAAATAGTTCTAATGGGCTATTTGTAAAAGGAGTTGCTGTCATTAACAATAGCTTACAAGATTCATGCTTTGATACATTATAACTAGTCCTTATTAACTCTTCCATAATTGTTGTATTTGGTCGTTCGCTGGCTTTTAAATCACCACCATATAATTTGTGTGCTTCATCAATAATAATAAGTGTTTTTTTTAATATGTCTTCTTTACCATTGCGTTGAAGTAATATATCATAGATTTTGTTTTTTTTAGCTAACAAATTACTAAATTGTTTATAAGACATAGGTTCAAGCCAATTTTTTGATAATAATTGTTTGCGCTTGGCAATATCTGTTGGCATAATTAGTCCTTTATTAATTTTATCTAATATTACTAAATGACATACTTGATCAAACATATTTTTCCATACATCACTTTTTAGTGTTGTTCTTGTAACCCATAATATGCTATAATCATCATTGTCAAAACTGCTTGTCGCAGTTGCTATACCAGTACACGTTTTACCTGTTCCTACTGAATGCCATAATAATAGCCCTTTAAATGGAGAAGAAGGAGTAAAATAGTGCGTTATAAATTTTTGTGTAGGATTAAGAGAGATAACATTTGCTTGAGCATTAGGATTAGCTATACAATTGTTTTTTATTTCCATTTTTTCCCATTTAAAATCCTTATGCGCATATGCATTTTTGATATAATCTCTCATATTAATGAAATCAAACTTTTTTAATGGGCTATGGTTTTGTATTGCACTTAGGCTTGGACTAATGCTTGGACTAATGCTTGGACTAATGCTTGCGCTTAGGTTTGGACTTATATTTGACCCAATAATTGAGTTAGGACTTACGCTAACAATAGCATTATTTTTCTCTCCACTATATAAAAGAATTGGATAATTTGTTTTACTAACTTCCTTCGACTTAGCATAAAGGTCCTCATCAAATGTGAGCTCTAAACTATCTAAGTCTGATTTTACATCTTTTTTATTTTTAGCGCCTTCTATAATTGATGGAATTTTTGTATAACGCAGACTCCATTCACTATTTAATTGAGTGCAAAAGTTGTTTGTATTATCTTTAAGATAGTTACAGAAAAAGGCGCGTCTATTTAATGTGTTTGATTTTAATAATTTTTCTGGATGTTTATATTTAGTATATACATATTTCATAAAACCAACACTTACAGGAATATCGTATGTTGGTTTTTTTCCGCATTTTCCTAAACATTTTATATTGTCTATTTTGAAAAACTTGGATTGCATATTTTGATTTCTTGATTTTGTTCCACCCATTAAAAATAATTTGTCTTCCATAAATTCACTATTTAAATCAGGAAAATTGTGTAAATTTTTTGTTAATTCATAATCAACCGCAAATACTGGCGCTAAACTATATAATTGTTCTGATAATTTATTCATAGCCTTATCAAATTCACTATAATTCATTGTTGCATCATTATATTTTTCTATATCTTTAAATAATAAAACATCTTCGTCGTTTTCATTTGCGCTTTTAATATAGTTTTCCATCATAAATTTGCTAGTATATAGTGTATTACGCATTAGTTCGGGAACAGTTAAATAATAATTATACACATATAACGGCCAACCAATATTGTCTTGAAACTCTAAACCTTTTTGGCCACATGTTCTTGTTGCGCGTCCAATTGTTTGCTTTAAATCGGCAATTGTTAATGATGGTTCAAAAATATGGACGTATTTTACATCAAATAAATCTATGCCTTCTTTAAATCCACTATCTAATATTATTAACCTTATATTTTTTCCATGTATATTATTTGGACGCTCATTATACGTTTTTAGCAACTCTTTTTTTATTTTTTCGTTAAAAGTTGTTCCATAAATCGTATTAGAAGATAATAAGGCAAAATTATTATAATTTGAATTTGCTATATTTAAATAGAGTTTAGGAGCTAATTGTGATGGAATTTTCTTAGAGCTAATTATATTATTGTAGCCATTTGCTGCTAGCGCTGAGGCAATTATTTTTGCGCCGGCACCCCCATCTTTAACATCGGAAAATATAAAATGCTTAAACTTTTGGCCGTGATTTTTCTGGTCTTGACTATCTAACGCTAATAATGTGTTTAATAATTGAATCATTTTTGGTGAAGCATCGTTAATGTCTTTGTTATATTGAAGTGGATCAAAAACCGATTTGTCAAATTTATGATGATTTGCTATTTTGCTAAAATTAGCTACTTTACGCATACATCTAAAAATTTGTGCACGATTCTTTTTAGTTACTTTTGACGAATTACTTTTAATAGGGCTTGCTTGATTAGTTTTATTTGTTTTATTTGTTTTATTTGTTTTATTCTTGCTTTCACAAAAACTATTAGCTTTATAACAGTCTAAAATTGTGTTAAATTCGTCTTTAGGCATTGTTCCACCTTTATCTGGGTGATTTTTCTTAAACCATTTCATAGTTATTGATTTATCATTTAATTTGTGCTTACACATTAATTTTTTACATGACATACTTATTATAATTAGTTAATATAATAAGTATTGCAAAAACATAATTACATATTTGTTAAAATCTAAAATCTAAAATCCAAAATCCAAAATAGTTTTATTTTTCTATTTTTATTAATGCTATAAAATTTCTAAATATAAAATCATATTCTTCTTCTATTTTAGTATGATGGTCTAAGTTGTCAATAATAGTCCATTTAATAATATAATAATGTTCTAATAATTTAGCACATTTTTGTTGAAATTCTAAATTATAAATTTCATCTTTATTTCCACTATAAAAAAAAATCGGAACAGCACTATGCGTGTTTAAATTTATATATTTATACATATAAAGTGATTTAATACAAAATAAACCACCTAATGTATGTGGTAAAAACTTTAATATATTAAATAATAATGTTCCGCCTTGTGAAACTCCTATTATAAACAACTTTTTATAACTTTTTAAAATAGAAGCTTCCTCATTTATAATAGTTATTATTTTTTTTGTTTGATCAATAAAGTCTTGTGTATTTATTTTATCTAATTTATTTACGTTGTTGTAACAAGTATAATAATTATACCATGACTTAACATTATATTGTTTATTGTTTGGATAGTCTATATCCATGGTCAAAGACTCTGGTAAAACAAATTTAATAGAGTTTGTTAAAGCACTATCATATTTTTTAAAATAGTCTATATAGTCATCAAAATATGAACTAGTATTACACATAGGATGTAACATAATAAATGTATATTTGTGTTTTTTTGCGCTTTTTGCGCTATAAATAGCAATAGTCATAATAATAGTTAATATAATATTTATAGCGCAAAAAGAGAAAAAAAAGTATAACATGGAGTTAACATCAGTAGGTGTATTAGACACGTGTGCATGGTCGCTGCTTTTTAATAGCACACATACCTTTGGGCATCTTGTTAAGAATAACAGGCTTAGTCTTTTCTGTCTTACGCCACCATGACATAACTCGCCAAACTTCGCCTTCACATGCTAGCAGTTGTGCTTCATCATTATTCTTGGACTTACGCGGCAACACATACAACGGAATGGGAACACCATTAATCATAGCATCTTTGATAACTGCAGCCTTAGTATTCCACATTTCCCGTTCGGAAACGTCCATTGCTCTCCAACGCTTTTGACAAATGCCTTGCTCGCGTGTATGAGTGCAAAACAAGTTATAGCCAGTTGGATAGCGCACCTGCTTAACTACTTTTGCCTCTGTAAAAGTAGAATCAACAATATCAACAATATCAACAGACATCATAGCCTTTGTCTTTGTCTTTGCCTTTGCCTTTGTCTTTTTTCCAGGCTATGTGATTTAACAATGTAAAATCACTTCAATTTTTTAAAACTATAACAAATTAATTTAACAAATTAATTTAAAGAAATAATTATATTTATTTATTATAAAATGTCATATAAAATTATAGTAGCAAGGTATAATGAAAATATTAATTGGTTAAGTAGTGAAATGTCTAATTGTATTATATATAATAAAGGTGACAAATTAGATATTGAAAATGAAATATTTTTAGAAAATGTTGGAAGAGAGAGTGATACTTATTTACATTATATAATTACAAATTATTATAATTTACCCGATGTAGTAGTTTTTACACAAGCAAACATAGCAGATCATAAAGGTAGTAATGATATTAATTATTTAATAAATATTAAAAATGAAGCATTAGTTAATTCAAAATCCCGAAATTTTATGATACATTATGATATAGGACAAAACATATATTGGGATCACAATTGGAATTCTAAAACTCACACTTGTTGGTCAGAATTTGCTTATAAAAATAATAAGCAAATAACATTTTTAGAATGGTTCATAACCAATATAGATTTAAATTATCCAAATCCAATATATATATATCAAAATGCTATATTTGCTGTTAAAAAAGAAAATATAATAAATAAACCAATTGAATATTATAAAAAATTAATATTAGAAGTAAAATATCATAATAATCCAATTGAAGCACATTTTTTCGAACGTGCTTGGTATTATGTATTTGACACACCCATTAGTGTGCACACCACGAACCACAGCCGTACATCAATTTGTCAGTTACGGTTCGGAATATAATATTGAAACAGTCTTTGGTAATATATTACTAAAAAATAGACACTTTTTAACTCGAAACCACGAAAACTTACAAAAAAATAGAACTAATCTAATTAAATAGCTTGAATATAATATTATAAAATTAAAAAAATAATATAGATGACAAAACATAAGACTGATAATTGTAAATTTTCAACTTTTTATAAGTTGTTCTGAATTATTTTAACTAATTGTATAATAATACTATTATCTTCTACAGTGTTGTTCCAATTATTATGCCAATGATAACAAAAACTACCATTGAAAAAATTATCAAAATTATATTGTTTGTCTGTATTTTTAAAAAAATTATCAAAATTACATCTCTCAATGTTATATGGGTTGTCTATCCAGTTAGCATCAAACCAACTGCACGGTAAAACCAACATATCTAATGGTAAATTATATGTAAGTTGTGCTTCTTGAAATCCCCATCCACGATTGCGCTCAATAATAAATTCAATATTTTTTTTCATTTTTAATGATTTAGGTTCTAGCGATATATATATTGCGCCATTTGGATAATATTGATTTTCCCATTGATAAACACATATTTCATTTTCAAAGTTTGAAAATATAGGGTCAAAATTTCTTAATATAAAACAATCTAAATCAAACCATACACCCCCATAGTTATATAACAATAGATATCTAACAACATCTGAATAAAAAGATAATGATTTATTATAATAAAAATTATTCTTAATAAAGTCCGTATTAGTTTTTTCACTAATTAATGAAAAATATCTAATTTGTGCATATTTTTCTATTTCTGTGTTATATTTATTAGGGATGTTATTTTCTAACCATAATATAATTTTATGTTTATTTCTATATACATTAAAATAATAGCATGATAGTATAGAATATAAATGTTTTTCATTCAAATTACCATGCCAATAACAATGAAATATAACTGGTTTATTATAATTTCCTTGTAAATTAATGGCAATATTTATTGTTTCTGCATAGTCAGTTTTAATAGTTAATAACTTCATATATGTATATATATTTTATATATCTTTTATATATCTTTTATATATATTTTATATATATTTTATATATCTTTTATATTTAAAATATATATAATTACAAGGGTCTACTTGAACAGTGTTGTTGTGTAATTGCTGACATTAGCATTAATGTGTAGAAAAAATTGAAACATATTAAATATTTTATATTATAAAACTATAATATAAAATAATAAATAATGACTGAAGTATATATAACATCTCAAATGCACAATACTAACTCTAGTATTCCAACTGTTTCTGAAGCTAATCAAGAAGAACATGACGCTTATACTAAATTTATGACTAGTGGTGAAGAAAGAAAAACATTTGTATATAAAGATTACAATTTTACATTAGAGCGTATTTGGAGTAATTCTAAATATAGAAATATTAGACTAATTACAAAGTCTAATGAATTTTTAATATCAGATAATAAACAAGAATTACTTAGTACGTTAAGTTATATGACAAAAATGAGGAATAAAAAACTTAATGTTACTTATAATTAGTATTTACGACTACTACGTGTTGTGCGACCACTAGATGATAATAGTCTTCCAAGATCTAACATAGGGGCATCTAGTTTTGATAATGCTCGTCTAATGCGGGACTGTTTTTTTTTCTTTGAGGCTTTGACTTTCCGTCTTGTATTATGTCCTCTAAATAATGCTTGTATTTTGGTAGCAACCCTATTTTTTTTACGTTTGCTATTTAGTGATAACGGTGACGCATTAAACGAATCCATTAGTGTTTTTGTGGCATTAAATGTAGATAGTCTTCCAGAAAAATTTGGAGGTGATGGCATTTATAATATAGTATAATATTAAAAAATTATAAAATTATGCTAAATAACATTTTATAATTTAAAAAATTATAAATCTAATTTACTTTGACAACTTTTTTTTAGCTTTAGCCAGCCATGACGCATATATATGTGGTTTTTCATGCTTTAACTCAATAAACAATTCACCAATCATATATTCAATACGTTCTTGATCTATGTCGCGCCCCATGTCTATAATAGCTTGTTTTGCCTTTGATTTATTAGCTTTGCCAAAGAGCCGCTCTGCTTCGTCTTCTATTTGTTTATTAGTTAATACTTGTTGTTGTTGTTTTTTGGCTGTAAATTGTCGTCGCGTTCTGCGTCCTCTAAAAGCTGATTGAATTTTGGTAGCAACTCTATTTTTTTTACTTTTGCTATTTAATGATAACGGTGACGCATTAAATGAATCCATTAGTGTTTTTGATGCATTAAATGTAGATAGTCTACCAGAAAAATTTGGGGGTGATGGCATTTATAATACAGCATAATATTTTATTCTTTATTTATTTTATGCTAAATAATAACCCATTAACTATTCAGATACAGGATTAATTGTTGCGTTTTTGTTTTGTTGTGTCAACTTCTTTTTTGCCTTGGCAATCCACTTTGCATGTTCCTTGTTGCTTAGGTCGCGCCATAAATGATAGACCATAGTATCAATATTATCTTCATCAACATCGCGAGCCATGTCATCGAGTCTTTTTGCTGCCTTTGCTCTAGCAGCTCTACTTTTACAAAAAAGATGCTCAGCTTGTGTTTCGAGTTTTTTTGCTTCTAATTTTTGCCGCGTAGCATGTGCTCTATAAGTTCTCTGAATCTTAGTAGCTTTTCTATTTTTTAGACTTTTATTACTTGTAGTGCGTTGCGGTAAGATTTGTAATGCAGATAGACTTCTAGATAATCTGTTAATAAAATTTGATAAACTTAATGGTGATGGCATTTATAATATTATAATAATATATTATAAAAATTTATCTAATAAAGTTAAATATTAAAAATTATTTACTAAACTGGTAAATAAGGAGAAAAAAATATTGAATATAACAGTTTATATTAATTTATAGTGTAATAAAATCATACACTTTTCTTGTTACTTCGTCATAAAAATTATTGTCTATAAACTGGCTTGTATTTGTTTCTTCGTTTCCATTAATCACTAGCACTAACCCTTCTTCAATAGCAGTTGGGTTATTTAACCATATATCGTGATAATGATGACAATCTTTTAAATATTGGAGCGGTATAGTTTCTCCCAAGCGACCCCGCTGTTGCACACGCAAATCACAAATCTCAGGACACGTTCTAATATAAACTATTTTTAAATCTTGAAAAATAGTTTGAAACTCTTTAAACAAATTTAAATAAATTATATATTCAATAAGACTCATTTTTTTAGCATCATATAGAATTTTTGCAAATACCAATTTGTCTGTATAAACGGAGCGCTCACTAATAATAATGTCATAATCTCCTTTTAGCGCTTCCTTCAATAATGACATACGACTTGTATATGCCATTATTTGAAACGCAAAACTGTAGCGCTCATTATTTTCATAAAAGTGCGTAATAATACTTTTTCCGTTGGCATCTCCAATTGATTCCCAACTTGAAACTGGTTCTTGTAAAAAGCAGATTTTACAAGTATTGCCTTTTGAAGCGCAATAATTAGCCAGATTTTTTTCCAAATAACGCATAATGCTTGATTTTCCAGAACCAATATTTCCATCAATAGAGAGTATAAGTGGTGCCATTGCAAATGATTATAAGTTTTTATATTTATTTGTTTAATAATATTTTTCAATAGTTTTCAATTTTTTTTATAGTATTAATAAAATATTAAACTTATTTACGTAACCAATCTTCTGCTAACAATTTTGCGCCGTCACTATAATAAAATTTAATTAAGTTTCGTAATTGGTGAGTTGGTTCGCTATTTAAACGTTCATCTGATAAATCTTGGTCTCTTTTAGTAATTTTTTCCCAACTAATTCTAAATTTCTGTAAATTCTTTATTAACTCTGTGCGCGTCATTGAACTTATTGGTTTGGTTAGTGGTTCATACATTCCCTTATAATTAGTAATTGGTTTACTGATTCTATGTTGTATGAGTTTTGTTGCTTTTTTTTGTTGACCTTTATCTAATAAATTATAAATTAATTCTAAATCATTACTTTCGATTGTTGAACTGCTCAATCTAAATAAACCTTGAGCCATTGCTTCTTTTGAACCTCTTGTTGTTACATTATATTTTTTAAGTAGTTGTCTTAATTTATCTACTGAAATGGTGTTTTTTTTTGCTTTTTTTGTCTGATTGTTTTTTTGATTTTTTTTTGTTTTTTGTAATTTATTTTCATTTACTTTAGACCACCGCTTACTATTTTTTGTTTGTATTATTATCCACATATTGCCATCATTACCGCGTTTCTTTGTTCCTAATGTAAAGTTGTTTGCACTTTCTGATGGTGCTTGTCTTGTTATCATTATATATTTTATATATTATTTTATATATTATTTTATATAATATAGAAAAAGAAATTTAAAGAAAACATATTAGCAAATAATTATGAAACAATAGCATTTAAATAGTTATTACTCAAAATTATTAATTAAGATTAGTAAAATGGAGTTTATTATTAGAGAGAAAATTATTCCTTTTACAAATATAAACTTAGCCTTATTTATTTTATGTTATTTTAAACCATATAACAATTATATGGATTATAATTATTTATATAGTATAAGTTATTGTTGGAATTATTTGATTTTTTTCACATTTAATGGAGCTTATTTACTAGATAATACAACTTTTAAGAGAATGGCTATTAGAAAAAGACTTTCGCTCCCTATTTTTCATATTGGAAATATGATTTTACATAATTTACCATTTTTATATGTAAACATTTATATACCTAATAGCGTTACATTATATCATTCCTGTATGGCATGTTTAACTAATTTAGCATGGTGTTATTGGGCAACATACGGCACATTTGATATTGCCTATGTTTATGTTTCAATAGAAAAAGAAAAACAAATTAAGTTATATTTAGCAAACATAAGTTCTATATTATATGCTCCGCTTGCCTATAATATTAATAGCTATATACAAACACAAATTATATAATATAGCGAAACAATATAAAGACATTAGCATTAATAATAGTAATAGACATTTGTCTATTAATTTTTAAGCATTGGTGCCCGAGTGGTCTAAGGGGTGCGACTCAAGTTCGCATGGCTTCGGCCTCGTGGGTTCGAACCCCACCCAATGTATAGTTATTTTATAAAATAGTTAGGTGCTATTTTATAAAAAAAATATGAGTTTTTTGAATTTTTGTTTTTATAATTTTATAATTTTATAATTTTATATTTTTGTATATAGTTTTTGTATTTAAAAGAATGCCGGTCTTACGCTTGTTTGACGCCTTAACCGTGGTGGTTCATTAGAACGACTAGTTGGTGGTGGTGTAGTTGGTTGGTATGATTGGCTACGCTCTACTTGTGTAAACGCGGTTGGCGCACAACTCCTTTGCCTATTTACAACATTACCAAGAGACCTATATACTGCTCGACATTCATCCTTTGTTTCACTATAATTAATAGCATGACCTTCTTCAATTCCGATTTTAGATGCTTCTAAAATTGCGTCTTGATTTGCTCCTAAATACATTAGCTCAATGTTATATGATTCTTGTGCACTAGTAATTAGCTTTTTTAACGTTTGTGCGTTAAATTTTTTACTGCAATTTTCACAACCATCAGTAGCTACATAAATCAAACACTTAGTATAACTGTTTGGTTCATGTAGTTTCTTTTCCATAAAATAAGTAAGACTTGAACCAATCGCGTCGTATAAAGCGGTTTGACCACGAGGAACAAATTGTCTTAGTTCAAGAGGCCGCACATCTTCAATATTTAATGACCTAATTAGCATACGCTCTTCGTGGTCAAATAACTTAATTGATACATTTACACGCTCACCCGGCTTTAAATCTTGTCTAATAATGTCTAATGTTGAATTAATACCACCAACAGTATCTGCTTCTTTGCCAGACATAGAACCCGACCGGTCAATAATAGCAACAACTTCTTGAATGAATGACGCCATAATAGTAGTGTTTTAATATAATTTATTAAATTATATTTAAATCAATTTTTTTTTATATATGTTTTGTATGCTATTGTTTATATTGTTTACTATTGTTATTGAAAAACATGATTTACATTAAATAAAATTGATTACTAATTTATTATTATTACTAATCAATATATACTATAAAATGCTAAAGCAGCAAATGCTTATTGAAAAAACTAATTATGAACCGCATCTTAATATTGAACTATTAACAGGAGCATATATAGAAAATAAATTTAAAAACATATGTGCGCGAACTATTTGTGATGCTTATGCTAATGAAATTTTAATAATTGAATACTTGAAATATAGGAAGGCATTAGAACCTCAAACATTTAGTGATCTAACATTTACTATTGATTTGCCATTTGTTCAAGATTATATTGAACATATAAAACAAGTTAGCATGACGTGTGAAGACATTCCTGTAATAACTTATGTATATAATACATTATTGCGCGAACCAGGAGATAAGGAACTATGTCCGGACGATAAAGCATCGCTAATCCTTGATAAAATACACTGCTTCTTTGATATTGATGAGGCCAAACTTGCAAATGAATTAATAGAAGTAATTAGTACAATTTATTATAATAAATTGTGGTAAAGCATAAAGCATAAAACATAAAGCATAAATCAAGTTGCTTAAAAAATTGATAATATAAATTTTTTTACTTATTTTATAATAAATAATAAAATTATAAAAAACAAATGATTAATGATTATTATGCTAATGATGTTTACAATCAATTATTGAAAAACAGTTGTAATTTTATTAATAAAAGTTGCTTAGATATTGGAACAAGAAATGGAGCAAATTGTGAAAATTTAGTAAAAGTTGGTGCATCAAGTGTATTAGGTATTGATATAGATTCTTCACGATTTCACGAGATGTGGGCAAATAAAAAAATCACACTTTTAAAGCAAGATTTATTAACAATGGATAATTCTAAACAATTTGGTGTAATTACATGCTTTTTATGGAATATGCCTTATTTACAATATAATAATGTAATGGTTAAAATTAAAGCACTCTTAAATCCTGGTGGATTAGTGTATATAGGTATTGTTGATAAAGTATATAAGTATGACCCGTCAGGCCCAAAAAGTGTAAATATTCTTGAATTATTAAAAAAACATTTTAATAATACAAGAATTTTAGATACTAAGTCTAGTCAATGGCTAATAGAAGCCAAAAATCCATTTTATTAAAACTTTACTATTTTTGATAAATATAACCAAAAGAATAGTCCAATAAATGCTTTTGCTAATAAATCAAGCATATTATAACCAATCATTTTTGTTGTTTCATTTGTCTGATAAAAGACACCATATAAAGACCATAATCCTAAATATAGCCAAAATATCATTTTAGATTGCTTTGTTACTTTAGAACCAGTCAGAAATAGTTTCCAAATAGTTCCATAGGTTAAAAAGAAGAATATAAAACCTATAAAATTTGCTAATGTTCTATTTAATAAGTTGATTTCTCCAACATATCCAAAACCCAACATTAAAAAGTTGAAAAATAGGACCAATGCAAATGAAAAAAAATGGACGTCTACTTTATTTTCATAACCCAAAACGAGAGATAATACTAATAACATTAATGGTGTGCTAATTACCCAATCAGAATAGCGCATATCATTTATTTTCTCTATTAGTAGTTTATGTTCAGAGTCTGGACTAGTTAATGGAGCAGTGTCTTTTTCTGCTGTTTTTTTTATTTCATTTGTTATTTGCGTTTTTTGTGTTAGCTGTGTTTTTTGTGTAATTTGTGTTTCTTGTGTTAATACACTTTTTTCTTCTGATTTATCTAATAGTTCTATAAATACTCCATAAAAATAACCAGCAATAATTGATATACAAGTTTCTAAATTCATAATATGGCGAATTTGTGGAATAGGGTTTCGTAATGCCTCAATAAATGTAATTACTCCTGTAGTAATTAAAAATACATATGTAAAATAAAAACTATTTTTAACACTAATTATTTGCATTAGAACTAATACTAATATAGTAAAATAATATTATTATTTAAATAATATTATTATTATAAAATTTGTCTTATTTGACTTATTTGTCTTATTTGTCTTATTTGACTTATTTGATTTATTTGACTTTAATTTAATTGGAATATGCTAAGCCACCCATACCCGACATAATACGAAGAACGTTGTAGTTAACCGCATATACGCGAACTTTGGCAGTATTTACACCCTGAACTGTAGCGTTCGACAATACTAATTGGAGAGTAGCATTATCAATGCGCGAGAAATTGCAGGTGCCAGATGGCTGATGCTCTTCAGGTCTTAGAGCAAACGAATACACATTAATGCCGGTGTCTGGTGCACGGGTGTGGTGCTGGAATGGCTGAACGAGGTCAAAATAGGTGCCTTCACGCTCCGAAAAGCGATCCTGACCGTTAAGCTGTAATTTGGCAACTACAACTGGATTTTCACCCCAGCAATGCATGTCTAACGCAGTTTCAGCTAAAACAAAGGTTCCGGCATCAGATACACCCGAGTCTTCAATATTATTTTCTCCTAGTGGTCCACGCGCCTGTGTACCTGGTAGAGCTCCAGCAATTAGACCACCAGTATTGGTTACCCCAAGATCTATTCTTACACCTGCAGCATTTGTAACACTTACAGGTGTTCCACTAATAGATGCTGGTTTAATCTGATTTGCCCACATGTCTTCAAAAGCACCTGAAGTATTAATAAATTCGTTAGTTCCACTAATTGTTGTCTTTGAACCAAACGCATGAACCGCATTTGGCAAGGCATCTAAAGCATCGGTGTAATTGAATGGTTGAGCTCCCAATAATGTATTTAGCGCAGAACCAGCAACTAATGACGCACAATAGTCGACGTTGGCATCTGGCTGAACGACCCAGATTAATTCTTTGCATGGATGATTCAAATTTAATTTAATTTTATTGGACGATGAACCAACCGACTCATCGCCAGTGAACTGTAACTGTTCAATTAAATATTCGTGTGGATTTTGCGCCATACGTCTGCGTTCATCGGTATCTAAGAAAATGTAATCAACAAATAGCGAAGCAGCGGCTAATGATTGTTTGTATGCATTAGTAATTTTTGTGCCTTGTCCATCTAAACTAGATACAGCCCACAAGCACTCTTCAATGTTGCGAATGTCTAAATTGATTTTAACTTCGTGATATTGTAGCGCAATTAAAGGTAGAGCTAAGCCGGGATTGCGGCAATACCAGAATTGTAGAGGAATGTATAAAGTGGTTTCTGGTAGCGCTTTGCGTGGAGCGCAAACTTGGCGCACACCATCAGCCGAGCAAGGGCCATCAACCGCCGCAAATGTAGGGTCGCATACATATGTTAATTGTGTGGTATTGCCAATCATCTTGTAATAACCACGCTCTTGTTCCTTGGACAAAGTGAGCTGATTCCAAATGTGCATCCAGTCACCATATTGACGGTCAATGCGCTGACCACCGATTTCAACTTCAACTTGTGAAATTAGCTGCTCGCCTGGGAAATCTAACCATCTAGCATATACATTGTCTTTGGGTTCAGATAATGATTGACCAATTTCGGGAAGAGTTAATTGTAAATATGTGCGATAAGCCAAATCACCGTTTCTTGAAATAGTGCAAGTAACACGGCGACCAAAATCCGCTTGTCCGTTAAATGTTTGTTCAATGGACTCCATCGCAAAATTAGTGTGACGTCTGTATGTGACCTTCCAGAAAGTAATTTGGGGATTACCTGTTAAATATACATCTTGAGCGCCATAGGCGACTAATTGCATTAAACCACCAGCCATTTTTTTATAATATTCCTAAAGAAAAAAAATTTTTACAATTAATTTAATTATTAATTAATTAATTTAATTATTAATTAATTATTAAATATTAATAATCAATAAATATTATTCAATATATTGTAATATAATAATAAACATTATAATATACTAATATTATAAGTAGCTATGAAAAAAGCAAATATTATTAAAACAACATTGGATAGTAAGCATAATGAAATAAGTAATTCGTTTAAACAAAATGAGGAAGTAATTATTCCTAAATATTTAAAAATTATAGAAAAGCTGGAATCGTTATTACAAAATTCTAATAATAGTCTTAAAAATCAAACTCTAATTGAAAATATAAAAAAATATAAGAATTTAATCCATTCTCTTGAGAGAAAAAAGAATGAATATTATTTAAATAATTCAAAATATATATTTGATTACTTTGAAAATAAAAAAAATATTTCTAATTCTAATAGTGATTTAATAACAACTAATCCAAACAAAAATGATATAATACACAAATTTTTTTCTACATCACATAATGACGAATATAATGGAACAAATTCTAATTCTAATGCTAGTGCTAGTTCTAATGCTAATGCTAACAATAGCACAAAAAATTCAATTGATAAATATTTTAACAATATTGATTATTTATATTTAAATTATGACAATTTTATATATCCTTCTGATATTTGTAGTGTGTGTAATAGAGGTGAAATGGTTTATGTGGAGTCTGATGGCATATCGGTTTGTAATAATTGCTCTAATATTATTAAAAATTTAATTGAAATCGATAAACCATCATATAAAGAACCACCTAAAGAAGTTTCTTTTTATGCTTATAAACGAATTAATCATTTAAAGGAAATATTGGCACAATTTCAGGCAAAAGAAAGCACAAATATTCCTGATGAAGTGTTTGAAAATATTAAATATAAAATCAAGAAAGAACGCATTAGCATTAATGAGCTAACAAATAATAAAACAAAGGAAATTTTGAAGAATTTAGGTTATAATAAATATTATGAACACATACCATTTATTAAAGATAAATTAGGTATAAAACCACCAATAATGAGTTCCGAATTGGAAGAAACATTATGTAATCTATTTATTGAATTACAAAAACCATATTCTAAATATTGCCCAAAAGAGCGCGTTAATTTTTTGAATTATTATTATACACTTTATAAATTATGTGAATTATTAAATGAAACGCATTTTTTGCCCTATTTTCCTATGTTAAAAGACAGAGAAAAGCGTGTAGAACAAGACCAAATATGGAAAAAGATTTGTTTAGATTTGGGTTGGAACTTCATTCCTACACCATAGACTTGTACTAGCAATAGCAATAGTTATTCATCAAATCCACTTACACTTAATAGGTTGGAAAAAATATTTATTATATCTAAATAATAAGCTAATGATGCTGATATAAAATCCCCACCATAATCGCGCTGTAATATACTATTTGTGTCATATACAATGTAAACAGAAAATAACATTAAGGAACATATTACTAATATTTTATAAAGAAAAGAAGATTGAATAATAAAAAACTGAACAATGCTTATAATCAGTAAAAATAACAGGGCAAAAAACAAACTTAGACCAAACATATAACCTAATCTAATGTTGCTTGCTATTAGTGCTACTCCAAACGCAAACATTGAAACAAAAATGCTAATTGTTCCTATATATGCTGTTTTTAATGTGTTTGGATCGTAACGAGACTTTCTATATCCTAAAATTACTCCAAACGCGCAAGAAAAGAGAGAAAATAAAATAAATTTTAACTCTGGTGGCATAGTAATAAGCGCTAGAATTAGAATTAATATAAAGGCAGTTATATATGCGGCAATAAGTTTAGGGTTGAATGTTTTAGTATCTTCATCTTTTTCTATATCAAAATTTTCACTTACATAATAAGTAATGTAAAGCTGAATTACTAAAGTTATTAAAATTAATGCAAAAAAACTCTTTTTTTCGTATATTAACTTAAATAATTGTGTTATATCTGTTTTTTGCTTAATGTTTCTATTTTTTTTTAACACATTTGATTTGTTGAGAGCCATGCTTATATACTATTATAATATTTTATAATATATTATAATAGTATTATATTATAATATATTATAATATATTATAATATATATATATTTATGCCTTCTCAAACGCGTAGGTCATCGCGACTAAGAAGTTCAGCGGCTAAAAAAATACAAAAACGGTTTAGAAGTAGGAAGAAACAAAGGTCAAAAGCAAGTCGTAAAATTCAATCAAGAGTTAGGGGAAAACAAACTAGAAAAGTAATAAATAGAGAAAAAAATACTAGTACAACAGTTAATGATTGTCCAATATGTTTTGAACCTTTGACTGAAGATGTTCGTATTGCATTACCTTGTGGACATAGATTTCATAAAGACTGTATAAGGCGTTCACTGACTAGCACACGTGGAAGATGTCCAAAGTGTAGGACAGTAATAACTAATATAAATTATCCTTCTAATGAACGACAAATAGTACCACTACCACCACGACCAAATATATTAGATCCAATACAACGAAGACAACTATTAGATTTAGAACCGCTACAACTAATACAACACCTAATAGTACGCAATCAAGAACTAGATGTTATAGAACAAAGTATAGAACGACTGAGAGAATTACTGCCTGATGCGCCAGAAATTCCAGATATAACTTATGAACAGGCAGTAGTTAATGAAGTAAATGCAAATGATACTGAGACTACTTTAAGAAGTCTTTATAGTGAAGCATATACTATTTATACTAACTATGAAAGTTTTAACACACAAGATAGACCAAGTACTAACGATGAAATAGCGGAACAACACATTGATGCTGTTTTTAATAGAACTGCTAATTTATTAGAAGTTGCAAGTTATGATGCGATTAATGCATTACGAATTTCAAACGCTATTGGTTCGCTAACGCTTATTGGTTAATCTTACTAATGTTATGTTTTATAGTAATTCTTTAATACTACAAAAATATTAAATTATTATATTATATACTATTTTTATATTATATAATATATTATACTATAATATATATATGCCTTCTCAAACACGTAGTTCATCGCGTTTAAGAAGCTCGGCGGCTAAAAAAATTCAAAAACGGTTTAGGGGAAAACACACTAGAAAACAAGTAAATAAACTAAAAGCAAGTCGTAAAATTCAATCAAGAGTTAGGGGAAGACAAACTAGAAAAGTAATAAATAGAGAAAAAAATACTAGGACAACAATTAATGATTGTCCAATATGTTTTGAACCTCTGACTAATGATGTTCGTATTGCTTTACCTTGTGGACATAGATTTCACACAGACTGTATAAGACAATCATTGACTAGTACAAGTGGAAGATGTCCAAAATGTAGGACAGTTGTAACTAATATAAATTATCCTTCTATACAACAAATACAAGCACAAGCACAAGCACAAGCACAAGCACAAGCACAAGCACAAGCACAAGCACAAACATACTCAATATTAGACCCAACACAACGAAGACAATATATAGCACAACGTATGCAAGAAATTGAAATGCTAGAACAACGATTAGCACAACTACCTGACCCAAGAGAAATGCCAAATATAACTTTGAATCAAGCGTTACGTATTCAATATAATGTACGCCAAATTGTAGATGAAATACGAAGACTATTTTATGAAGCTTCTGAAAATTATCAAAACTATAGAGATGTTAGAACAAATGGATCACTAGACCAAGATGTTACTAATATGTATTATATAACGCTTGATTTATTACATCGTGCGCAAGTGCTTAGGAATAATGCTACACAAATGGTAGATGAGCTTACAACTGATGATTTTCCAGAGATTTGGTAATGTATTACTATTTTTATAAATTTTTACATAATCTTTTACATAATCTTATATATTATATTATAATATATTATATTATGGAATTTGAAACTGCTTTACAAAGACGTAGCTCATCGCGACTAAGAAGCTCGGCAGCTAAGAAAATTCAAAAGCGATTTAGAGGTAAAAAAACTAGAAAACAAGTAAATAAACTAAAATCAAGTCGTAAAATTCAGGCAAGAGTTCGGGGAAAGCAAACTAGAAAAGTAATAAATAGAGAAAAAAATACTAGTACAACAATTAATGATTGTCCAATATGTTTTGAACCTCTGACTGAACATGTTCGTATTGCATTACCTTGTGGACATAGATTTCATGCACACTGTATAAGACAATCATTAACTAGCACACGTGGAACATGTCCAAAATGTCGCGCAGTAATAACTAATATAAATTATCCTTCTGTAGAAGAACAAGAACAAGAACAAGAAATACAAGAACTACAACCACTAATATTAGACCCAATATTACGAAGACAACATATATTAGAACGTATGCACGAAATAGAATTATGGGAACGCGAAATTGAAGTACTAAGACCACAAGTACCCGACCCTCCAGAAATTCCAAATATACCTTTTAATGATGCGTTAAGTAATCAATATAGCGCAGACCAAACCGAATATTATGTACGTAGACTCTATAATGAAGCTTCTTATAATTACAATAACTATAGAAGTTTAAACATAAATGATGAAACACTGGAACAAGATGTTAGTAATATGTTTTTTATAACTTCTGAATTATTAACACGCGCACGAGACAATGCGCGTAACGCTACTAGAATTTGCAACCATATTGGAGATATAGAGTTTGCGGAATATATGTAGTAATAATATTTTTATTGTCTTATATTATTTTATAATATAATATAATATAATATAATATAATATAATATAATATAATATAATATGCCTCGTACAAGACGCCGTTCATCCTCAATAGTAAGAAGTGCCGCTACGCGAATTCAAAAACGCGTTAGAGGTAAACAAACAAGAAAAAAAACAAGCGCTCTTATGAGAGATAAGATAGATAAGAGAAATTTAGAAATAGCTAATAGAAATTCAGAAATAGATAAGGAATGCGCAATATGTCTTGCTGAAGTGCAATCAACTGACCCTATTACATCTTTACCATGCGGTCATAGATTTCATACTGAATGTATAATGCGCACTCTACAGGCAGGTATTGCTGTTTGTCCGTTATGTAGAAGTGTAATACCTAATAATGATTACGCACATTTAGCTAATCCAATTATGACATATGAAGAGGCGCTGCTTGCTAGAAATCGCGCACAAGCAGAGCGTAGATTAGCAACACAAGCATATACTAATGCAGTGGCAAGGACAAGCGAATACGAACGCTCTAATAGGAATAGGAATCGAAGACTAAGAGGTGTAAACTCACCAACTTATGTTAGATTACTTCAAGCTGAAGAAACTGCCGATGCTGAAGTAAGATACACACAAGCGAATATAGACCGTTATATGGATACTATTAGGCGGCTTAGCTAATTAAAAAATGAATATTATATTATTATTATGTTGCTATAAGTTAATAATAATACAATATAATTAAATGACTAATACGCAAAAAAATAAAAAAAAGTATGATACCAAAAATTATGATACCAAAAATTATGATTTAGTAATAATTGGTGGAGGCATAGCAGGTCTTTATACTTTATATAAATTGTCTAAACAGTTTACTAATCTAAAAATATTATTATTAGAATCTGGAGAGCGTTATGGTGGGCGAATATATTCTTATAAAGAAACTATAGATGGCGAAGAATATGTAATGGATTTAGGAGCAGGCCGCTTGGGCCATCATCATAAACTTATAAATACTTTGATTAGCGAACTTGGTCTAAAATCTAAAATTGTAAATATACCAAATACTAAAACATATATAGAAGTAACAGAAAACAACAAAGCGCACGAAAAAACGCAATACAAAGACTCCATTATGGCTAAATTATACAAATTTTTTCTTAGTCCACTGGTTTCCAAATTAGGCAAGACAGCATTGCAAAAGTTTTATTTATATGAATTACTTACAAAATATATGTCTGCTTCATTCTCTCAAAAAGTGGCTTCTGTTTTTGAATATTCTTCAGATTTAAATGAATTAAATGCTTATGATGCAATTGGCTATTTTAAATATGATTATAATAAAGAATCTACTTTTTTTACATTAAATGGGGGATTAGGACAAATTATAGACCATTTATTGCTGGCTATAAAACAAACACAGGGTTATAAGCGCAAATATATTAGTATATGTAATCTCTCACACGTTGAAAATGTAACTTATAATACTAATAACAATTTATTTAGTATATGTGTTTCCAATTATAAAAATTCAACTAAAACAACATACTATTGTGACCATTTAATATGTGCTATACCTAAACAGAGTTTAGAAAGTTTAACAATTTTTAAACCGTTGTTGAGAGATTTAGACTCAATAAATCCAATTAATTTGGTGCGTATTTTTGAAGTTTATAAAACGGAAAATGGAGAATCGTGGTTTAAAAATATTAAAAAAACAATTACAAATAGTAAAGTTCAATTTGTAATCCCTATTAATTCTAATAATGGATTAATTATGTCGAGCTATAGCGATTGTGCTAATGCTAGATTTTGGAATAATTTATTGGCTAAAAAAGGGCTTGATTATGTTAAGCAAACACTTAATAGCACATTAAATCTAGTGTTTAGCGTATATAACATAAGTGTTCCACCCAGTAAATACATAAAACTGTATTTTTGGGACGCTGGTGTTGCCAATTGGAAGAAAAATGTTGATTCGGATTATTTAAGTTATAAATTAATAAATCCCTTGCCAAATGTTTATATTATTGGAGAGAACTATTCTAAATATCAGGCGTGGTGCGAAGGCGCATTAATGACATCTGAAAATTGTATTGCTAAACTCACTCCTATTTTAGAACACACTAAGACTAAGACTAAGACTAAGACTAAGACTAAGACTAAGACTAAGACTAAGACTAAGACATTAAAACATACACGCAAACTGGGAACAAATAAGTTAGGCACTAATAAAATTAATGCTAATAAAATAGGTGGAGTTAATAAAAAGAAAGCGTTTACACTTGCTGAAATCAAAAAGCACAATAAAAAGGGGGATGCATGGACGCTAATTGAAAATAAGGTTTATAATATTACTTCATGGATTCCAAAACATCCCGGAGGAGAGATTATTATGCAAGCCGTCGGCAAAGACGCAACGCAACTTTTTAATTCACGTGGTCATCCTAGTTATGTAAAAAAAACAATTTTACCAAAATATTATATTGGGACTCTTAAAAAATAATAGCTTATTATATATTAAAAATTATATATTATAATATATATTATACTATATAAAATGACCCTATTTAGCTTATTACATTTACCAATGAAATATGTTAATATAATGCATATATTAATTATTGGTGCGTCATTAGTATATATTAGTTATTATCAAAGTAAAACACCATTTTGGATTTATTATATGTTAATAGTGTTAAGTTTAGGCATAGTGTTATTTGTTCCAATTCCCAATTTAGATCTAACTAATTTTAGAAATGTACTTTATATAGCTCATTATATACTATTTATTCCAGGGTTTATAGCAGTAGCATATTTTGGATTGCATAATAAGCTAACTAAAGATAGTTATGTTGCATTAGGATTTATTGGAACATTTGTTATAATGTATCATTTATATAAACTATTATTTCGCATAATGTAAGCATATATTATATTATAATTTTTAATATATTATTATTATATTATGTTAATATAATATGACTAGTATTAATCAAAATACTATTAGAACTCCTAGAATGCGTTTAAGATCCGCAACTCAAAGACAAAATACACCAAGTGCATTAGCACGACGAACACAGGCTTTAGAAACGCGAAGAACTATTTTAGGAAATACTATTAGAGAACTAGAAGCCGATTTAAGACAACAACGCGGAGCACTAGATGCGAAAACAATTGAAGTCGACCAAGCAAGAATACGCAGAGATGATGAACACGACCGCTATGAAAGGTTGAGAACAGAACGTGATAATTTAAGATATACACTTCTTACGAATTTTAATCAGTCCGACTTAGGAATGGAATATAAGGAACTTAAGAGATGGTGGTATGAGCACGTAAATAATGAAGATGAAAACACGGAAGACGCAAATTATTATGATAATCGTAAAGCAAGATTTGATCAAGTTAGTGCTCTTTTTGATGAGCTAATGGATACAGGTCTTGCTCCTATTATAGAACAAAAAGCACTAGCGCGAGAAACATACAGATTAGCAAGTGAACATCATTATAGTTTATATCAACAACAACGCTATATAATAGGGGTTGTACGCAACCTTGAGCGGAAACTTAAAATAGCGCTTATTCGTGACAGACTGTTAAATCAAGCGCGCGGTAAAAGACAATGCAAATCTAAAAAAAAGGGCAAAAAAGGCAAAAACACTAGAAAAAGAAGACCATAAAAACTATAAAAATCAAATCTATAGTATATTATATTTTATAATACTATATTATACTATATTTTATATATGAGTGAAACAAGAGTATCATCGCGACCACACCAACCAAGTTTAGCCTATAGAAGACGCAGACTATTTAGAGAAATAACAAAAATTAGAACTATAATAGCTAACTTAGACAATGACATAAGTAGATTTAATGAGCGAGCAACAATAGCAAATAGCACGGCTGCTAGTGCTAGAGAACGGATACGCTATTTAACTCGAGAAATAACGCGACGTAATCAAGAAGAAACAGAGGGTAATTTTGGAAATGAGTATGCTAGGTCACTACGCCATTATAATGATTATACTAGAACAAATCCCACTGATGTTGAAGGTATAAGAAGTCGTTATACTGAGGCAACTCGTCTTCATAGTACTACTAATGCTGCTATTCAAGAAAATATTAGACCACTAAGACTAGAAGCACAGTCAATGTTACGAACCTTAACTAGAGCACAAAAAAAGTATAAAACTTTAAATGAGGATATAGCAACATTAACGCAACAAAAATACGATTTACAAAACGAACTTGATGAAATGAATAGCGAATATTTAACCTTAACTATAAATGAAAATGTTGCAAGCGGTAAAAAACAGCATCGTTGTACATATAAAAAAAGAAAAAGAGGGCAAAAACACTAAAAAATGATTTATTAACTTATTATTATAATATAATATAATATATTATAATAAGTTATGTCTGATAGTAGTGAAGAATCACCACAGAGAAGACAACAAAGACCAATAACAACACTAAGAAGAGCAACTGAACTACAACAAACTGCTCTAGCTAATAGAAGGCGCACACTATTTAAAAAAATAGAAAAATTAGGAACTAAATTAGCTAAATTAAATAACAAAATAAGTAGTCTTACTCAAGAATTAACATTAGTAAATAACAGGCGTAGTACTATTAGAGAACGAATACAGTTTTTAACTATAGAAATAAATCGACTTACTCAAGAAGGAATGGAAGGGAATCTTGGAAACGCATATGCTAGGTCGCGTCGCCATTATGAACAATATAGAGTGACCAATCCAAATGATAGGGAAGGTATAAGAAGTCGTTATGATGAGTCAAGTAATATTCATAGAACTAGTATTGCTGCTATTCAACAAGTTATTAGACCAATAATTGAAGAAGGAGAGTCCGCACTGCAAACATTAAGTGAAACAAAAAATAACTATGATACTTTATATGCTCGTAGAGAAAAATTAATGAATGAAAGAGACGAATTACAAAATAATCTATATGAGTTGCGTAGTCAAGACAGAGAGTTAAATATAGCGCACGGTAAAAGACAACGTCGTTCTAGACGAAAAATAGGAAAAAAATAAAAAAAGTGTATAGTTATAAAAAACTAATATATATACTATTATATATACTATTATATATACTATTATATATATACTAGATGCCAGATATTATAAATGATAATGAAAACGAAAATGGAAGAGAAGCAAGGGCGTTGCAACAAATAGCTTCGCTAAGAAGAAGGCGAGCTTTAGCAAGAAATACTCAAGCTTTAACAAGAAGAAGCCGAAATTTACTTAGAGAAAGAACTGACTTAACAACACAATTAGCAAAATTACAGTCTGAACTAAGAACTATTGATGCTAGTATAATGGCTCTAGAAGCTGAGATTGTTACTATTGGGCAACGTGTGGAGACTGCAAGTCAAAGAGCAACTCATGGAAGAACACTAGCTACACAAGAACAAGTACGAGGTAATATTGGAGACACACATCGTAGCGCACGAAGTGCCTATGATAATTATAGAAATACTAATCCTTATGATACTGACACTATAAATCAACTTTATAGTGGCTATATTGCTATTAGTAGTGCCATTCACGCTAATAGTCAAGAACGCACTAGACCATTAGTTGATGAAAGCAATAGAGTATTACGCACTCTGCTGGAAGCAGAAGACTCCTTAAGTATTTTAACTAGTCATCAAACTACTTTAAGACGAGAAATAGCTGAACTAAAAGCAAGACTTATGCTATTGAATAGAGAAAGCGAAGAGTTAAATCGAGCACGTGGCAAAAAAAGAAGATATAAAAAAGGAACAAAAGCTAAACGCGGAGGCGCATGGACTTTAAAATATAAAAGGTCTATAAATTGTATGCGTCCAAAAGGATTCTCTCAAAAACAATATTGTAAATATGGAAGAAAAAGTAAAACAAGTAAAAAAATATAAGTGTATTACAATTTCTCTAGTTTCTATTTTCTATATTATATACTATATATATTATATACTATATATAATTTATATTATATAGTATATAGTATATAAACTATGTCTCCATTTCATTATACGGCAGGACCATTATTTGATTTTCTAATACTTAGATTGAATAAACTAAAAGAAGATATATCAGGTGTTGCTGGTTTTCATGAGTGGAATGATGTTCCACATATAATAGAAACCTTAATACCTGTTAATGAAAAAATAAGGAGTGAAATAGAATTTATTTTTGATCATTGGATGGCTTTTTATCATCATAGTACAGCTCCTCTTTCTATTCCGGCTGTGAAAGTTTATAATGCACTAGTAAATATATTGACAGTTAAACTTGATATATTAGCTCGTCCTGTTAATAATGAAACTGTAGCAACATTACTTCTTGAATATAATAAACTTAATAATTTAATACCTATTGCCATTGATGAATTAGATGTTCTTAATCAACTATTAATTGATTTAGACATTGATCCTCCGATTGTTCAACCACCACTGCTTCGCCGCCAACCAAATATAACACCTTTTCCAACATCTTTTTCGTCATCTGATTCGTCTTCGTCTTCATCTTCATCTTCGTCTTCGTTATTTGGAAACCAAGTACATCCTCTTGACATGGCTGCGGCTAAAATTTACTTTAATACATATAGAAAATCAAGAAAATTAAGAAAGTCAAGAAAATCAAGAAAATCAAGAAAGTCAAGAAAGCCAAGAAAGCCAAGAAAATTAAGAAAATCAAGAAAGCCAAGAAAATAATATAGTGTTAAACTATAAAAATGTCTCATCTAAGTTCGCCAATGTCAATTGCCATTATGATTTTTTACTCGTTCTTAACATTCTTTGTTGGTCCATTTATAACAAGACCCTTTTTAAAAGAACATCCTGACCATTGTGTCGCTGGATTTTTAGTAGGTTTCACAATTAGCATACTTTTATGGATGAAAATAGGAAGACACTATTCAAAATAGTGTACTAATATAGTATAGTAATATAGTGATCTATACATAAAAATAAAAATAATTAACTAGTTAGTTATTTTTATTTTATAATGTTTAGCAATTTTTAATATGTAATGTCTTATGTTTAAACAAATTTTGTCATAACTTTTAGCAAAATATATATCATAGACGCAAACAATACGCTATTAAAAATATAACCATATAAATTAGGATTGCCATCAATATTAAACATAAATGGTAATAAATTTTTGTTGTATTTTTTAATAGCTGGAAGTTGGAATAAAAAATATACAAGTGCTATTATTAATGGAAGCTGTCCTTCGCTATATAGCATATCATAAAAATTAGAATTGCGCATTTTTCTGTTATTTTCTTCAATCAAGTAGTCTGGTGTTTCGTTGTTTTTTATATAGTCTTCTTGAACTGGTGGTGGTGGTATATAATTGGGTTTTATTTGCTCGTCATTTGAAATTTGTATAGAATTGTTTGGTATATCTCGTGATGGCAGTGAAGTTGAACCATTTAAACTTGCTTTTTGTATTTGATTTACAAGCTCATTATAGTTTGGTTGTTTATTTAATACACTATTTTCCATTGTTATTTGATTACTGTTTTGTTGCATTGGATTTTGTGTGCTATATGTTCCCGATGGTATAAATTGATTAATAGCAGGGCCTGGCATTTGATTATTTTGGTTTGAAACTATTTCATTTTTATTTAAAATAATATTTTGCGGTTGTTGTTGCATTAATAGTTGTTGTTGGACGCTATTTATTTGCATATTAGAATTTGGATTCGGATTTGGCAATTCATTTATATATGTTAATCCACTTGAAGACATTAATTAATATATATACCTAAATATTTATTGAATTAAAAACGCAATAAACATTAAAAAGTAGTTCATTAGTTATTTTGTTATTTTAGTCAATTTCCTCCATATTAGATTCTTCTTTGTTGGCTTCTTCTGTTTCTTCTGCTTCTTCTGCTTCTTCTGTTTCTTCTGTTTCTTCTGCTTCTTCGTCTTCTTTGTCTTCTTCTGCTTCTTCTGCTTCCTCTGCTTTGCTTACCTCTTCTTCGTTGTCTTCGTCTTCAATAGAAAGACCTAATTGAATAATACGATTAATTCTATTTACAAATGTTGTTGGTTCTTCTAGACTAAAGCCACTATTAATTAGTGCGGACTCAAATAATAGAGTAATTACGTCTTTTAGGCTATTTGTATTAACTTGATTTTTAACCTGTGTTTGTAAAGCTTTAATAATAGGATGAGTTGGGTTAAGTTCCAGTGTTTTTTTAGACACCATATAAGAATTCATATTTGGATCGCGTAATGCTTGTGCTTTCATGATTCGCTCCATATTGGCAGACCATCCTGTTTCGGCAGTTACTAATACACACGGACTAGTAACAACACGCTCACTTAATACCACTTTATCAACTTTGTCTCCTAAAATAGATTTAATGCTATTTGTTAGTGGTTTAAAGTCCTCGATACACTTAGTCCATTCTGTTTTAGATTCAGTAGTTTCATCAAATTTTAGACCTTCTTTTGTTACACAAACTAATTGCTTTCCATCATATTCTCTTAATTGTTGAACACAATATTCATCAATTGGTTCAGTCATAAATAAAACATCGTAATTAAGCTTTTTACACTTTTCAATAAAAGGTGAATTTTCAACAGCTTTTTGCGTTTCACCCGTAATATAGTAAATTGCTTTTTGTGTTTCAGGCATAGCCTCCACATAGTCTTTAAATGAAATCATAGCCGTTTTAGAGTTTGAACTATGAAACATTAATAATTCAGAAAGCTTTTCACGATTTGAAGTGTCTTCGTGAATGCCCAATTTAATATTTTTACCATATTGTTCATAAAACTTTACATAGTCTTCGCGTGTTTGCTTAATTTCACCAAATAATTCTAAACACTTCTTTACAATGTTTTTCTTAATTACTTTTAGAATTTTATTTTGCTGTAACATTTCACGCGAAATATTTAGTGGCAAGTCTTCAGAATCAACAACGCCTTTAACAAATCCTAACCACTCTGGAATTAAGTCTTCGCATTTATCGCTAATAAATACACGACGCACATATAATTTAATAGATCCTTGTTTCTTTGTTTTTGGTTCAAAAATATCATATGGAGCGCGCTTTTGCACAAATAATAAACACTTAAACTCTAGCTGTCCTTCTACTGAAAAATGTTTTACTGCTAAATAGTCTTCCCAATCGTTTGTAAGTCCTTTATAAAAAGCAACATATTCTTCTTTGCTAACTTCTTCTGGTTTTTTAGACCAAATTGGTTTTTGTTTATTTAATAGTTCTAGCTCTTTATGAACTTCTGTAATCGTTTTTGTAACTTTTTCTTTTTTGTCTTTAGGTTCGTCTTTGTCTAAATCTTCAATAGTAGGTTCGTCTTCTTTATCCTCTTCCTCTTCTTTGTCCTCTTCCTCTTCTTTATCCTCTTCCTCATCATCCTCTACTTCTTTAGATACTGATTTTTCAACACTAAGACTAATAGGATAATTAATAAACTCAGAATGTGTTTTTACTAGTTCTTTAATTCGGTGTTCTTCTAAATATTCAAGCTGGTCTTCTTTTAAATAACACACAATTTTTGTTCCGCGTCCTAATTGTTCTTCACTATTATCTTTTTTAACTGTAAAAGAACCACCAGCATTAGATTCCCATACATATTGGTCATCGTCATTATGTTTTGAAGTAACTACAACGCGGTCGCTAGTTAAATATGTTGAATAAAACCCGACTCCAAATTGCCCAATTAAATTGACATCTGTTCCTAGTTTCATTGCCTCCATAAAGCCCTTTGTTCCCGATTGTGCAATAGTTCCTAAGTTTGTAATCATATCTGCTTTTGTCATACCAATACCCGAATCCACAATAGTTAATGTTTTATTTGCTTTATCTGGAATAATATTAATATACAGCTCTGGATTAGAAGCTAATACGTCTTTGTTTGTTAATGATAAATGCCGCACCTTATCGAGAGCATCTGATGAATTAGAAATTAACTCACGTAAAAAAATCTCCTTATTTGAATAAAATGTATTAATAATAAGGGACATAAGCTGATTAATTTCGGCTTGGAAAGCAAATGTTTCTACATTAGATTGATCGGGCATAGTATAATATTTTTATAACTCATTTTGCTTTTAAATTAATTTCATAAATATATTTAGTTAAACTATTTTATTATAGTAAATAAAAATTATTATAATATATACTATATATTATAATATAATAATGATAAATAATGTTGTTAAAAATATATTACATACAAGTATGGGAAAAATTATATTATCAATATTATTAGGTCTAGGACTTTCTACAATATTTAGGCAAGTATGTAATTCAAAAGATTGTTATAAGTTTATTGGTCCAAAACATAATGAATTGCGTGATAAAATTTTCTCAAGTGACACTACTAAAACAAAATGTTATAGCTTAGTAGAAGAAAACATTCCGTGTGGTTCAAAAAGCAAAACACTAGACTATGCTACTGATTTTACTTAAAAGGCACAATTTTCAATTTAAAGGCACAATTTCAATTTTGCTCTTGTCACTTGGACACTTTACTTCTTGCACTTTGTAACCAAAGCAATTTTCTGCCTCATCTTTATATTCTATTTTGTCAATATTGTGTCGATTTGGATATACTATTACTCTTCTATTATAGTCAATATAATAAATATATAATAATCCTAATAAAAATGTTATCAAAAATACACTTATATTTATATATTTTGATATACTATTAAAAAAGTTAAAGAATACCATTTAATATAATGTAATACTTTATATTTAATCATTTATTTCAACTATTAATTCTTCTGGACTATAATTATTTTGATATAATATATATTTGTCTTCTTCATTTTGTTCAACATAACATGATTTATATTTTAAATTCATTAAATCTTTTCCAATAACAGCTAGTTTAGTCTTGTGTATTTCAATAGCGCTTATTAAATATACAACTTCTCCCGATGATTTATATAATTCAAGAGCTTCGCTATATTGTTTTTTATATGTTTCAAATTCACTAGTTTTTTCAAGAATCATTGTTTTTAATTCTTCATTGTTTGTTATTGAATTATATAAATTCACTAAATTATTATAACTTTCTTGACTATTATTTAATTGCTGTTTTAATGATTCAAATAATTCTACTGCTTTTTCTTCTTCAATATAGTTAAATAGAAAATCCAGCTTAGTAGCTATAATTTGTTTTTTGTAATTTATTACTTCATTAGAAGACTTTAAAATTCGACTATTAATATGCGCAAATTGTTTTCGCTTTATAGACAAATCTAAATTACACGGATTATTGCGATTTCCACAAGTAGCGCGCAATAAGACAGGTGTTTCTGTGAAAATTGTCCCGCCATCTGCCTTACAATTAATACATTTTGGCTTATATTTAGCAAATGTTTGTTTTTTTTGGCTATTATCTATACTCTTATTACTAATTAATTCAGTAATTTTTTTTTGCTTAATATCCTCATATTTGTTTTTTAATTTATAATATTTACCCACTTCATCATAATATGGTTCTAGTAAATCAGTGCTCATAGTATTATATTATAAAGTTAGTATATAATATAAATTTTTATTTTATTTAATTTTATTTACTATTATTTACTATTATTTACTATTATTTACTATTATTTAATTTTTTAATTTTTTAATTTTATTTATTTTTTAATTTTAAATAAAATTAAATAAACACTATGTTTTAAGAAAAGTAAACTGTTTTGTGTAATAAATTGGCTTCTGGGTGGTTACTATAATCGGGCAAATTTGTTATCATATTGTTTCTAATTTTTTGCTGTTGATCAAGATTTTGACGATTATAATAGACCAATTTAGACATTATATATTCTTTGTCTTTTAGTGTTTTTTCATAATAAGATTTATAATTATGCGGTCCTTTATAGCGACTATATAATAATATAGCTAAAATCAAACAGAAAATAGAAAACATTAATATATTATAAAATGTGTTGTAATTAGTTTGCTTATATTTATTACAACCCTTTAAAACTTCTTTAAAAAATAACTTGACACCATTATCTACTAATTTTGGATTAGTTCCATTATTTATTGAATGCGTGCTGTGTTTTGTTGAATTATATTGTAAATTAGTATAATCAAGTATATTAAAGTTCATTATACTAATATATTAATCACTTTTTATAATTTATTGTTATACTTATAATTTTATAATTTAATTATGTTTTAATTTATTTTAAATTATATTATAATATAATAATATGGCTAATACTAATGTTCCTATTCCTGGAAGCCCTTTAATATTTTTTTTTTTTATAACACTAGGGTATTTAATTTTTACTTTGTTTAGTATACAAAGTGCTAAGTCAATTGACTCCATTGATAAAGCCAAAGATGGTAGCATGTTAACTATTATATATGTATGTATATTAATAATTGGATCATATTTTATAAATACAACAGTATCTAAAGCACTTTGTAGTAGTCAAGCTGTTCGTTGGACTGATATATTATTGGCTACACTATTGCCTTGGATTATTATATTTTTTACTTTATTTATAGTTTTAAAAATATTTCCAGGCTGGGTAACACCTTTTTCTAATACTGTTGGATATCTAGTAATAAGTATTTTGGGAGTTGAAACCACATTAACAGCTATACTTAATAATAACACTAATGTTAATGGTGATTTAGCAAAAGCAATTGCAAATATTACACATAATAAATCCAACTTTATTAATCAAATAGATATTAATAAAACAACTTTTTTAAATTTTATTGATGAGTTAAAAAAGGTTGGTATTATAGACTTAAATAAGCCAGAAGACGAAGTAACACAACAAGGAGGAGGGCCTGCCCTAGATGCAATTGGACCACATATGGCTAAAGGTCTAGAAATACGAGAATCAGCAGCACGACAATCAGCAGCACAAGAAGCAGAATATAAAAGAGAAGAAGAAGCAGAAGCAGCAGCAGCGAGAGTAGCAGCGGGAGTAGCACCACCAGCATCTGGAGCAGCTTTCCAGAAAGCAGCGAGAGGAGCACCAGCAGAAGCAAAACCACCAGGAGATGATAATAAGCATATTGGGGAACATTATAGGACATCTCCTGGGAAGCATCGTAGGAGAGATGATAGGACATCTCCTGGGAAGCATCGTAGGAGAGATGATAGGACATCTCCTGGGAAGCCTCGTGGGACACATCATAGGAAATTAGAACAACCGGCACCAGCAGCAGTAGAAGCATATGGAGCAGCAGCAGCAGCAGCAGCAGCAGCAGCAGAAACAAATGTTGGTAAAGAAGTAAGAGCACAACTAAAACCAGAACTACAAGGAGATGATAGTAGGCCACCTCATACGATATTAGAACAAGGAGCACTAGATAAAGCAGTAGCATATAAACCAAGACAAGCAGAAAGATCAACAACAGAATTGCTAATGCCAGGAGCACCATCACTTCTAGCAGATGCAGGACAAAGAGATGAAAGACAAAGAGATGCAGCACAAGGAAAACCAGGACAAAGAGAAGCAGCACAAGGAGAAGCAGGGCAAGGAGAAGCAGCAGAACAAGATAATACTAAACCAGAAAACAACCCAGATATTCAAAACTTATATAAGCTCTTAGTTATTAAAAATGTTATTGGACAACTTACTTGGTATACACTAGCAGGTGTATTAGTTTGTTCCGTTAGTTATAATTATATCATTAATATGTCTTGTGAAAAATCATTAGAAGAAATTACAGCCGATTTAAACAATGCTGAAGCTGAAAGTCTTGAATATGCACAAGAGAGCGGCTAAAGAATACTAAAATATGCTAAATAGCAATTATTTAAGGAACGCTTTAAGCTACATATTTATTATAATTTACATAACATAATATACAAAAATATACAATTATTGCTAAAATAATAACCATTAACCATAGCGGTAATATTGTTTTATTTTTATAACCTATTCCAAACTCGCGTGGCTTTCCATTTTTATCAAACATTATTGTTGGTTTACTTGCTAATAGTATTGCAAATAATATTAAAAATATTATTAATGATACTAACATTATATTATTCACAATAAATTGTCTTAACATACTTAATATTATATATTATTTATAATATTAAATAATAAGTATTATATTTTTATAATTTTTTAACAAATTATGCTTTATGTTTTATTATTAAAATTTTAATCATAAAATTTTATCCGTCTAAATAAGTAACGTCTTGTCCTTAAATTGTTTTATAAAGGCTTTATCCAGCGTCTACATTAACTACATTAGTTGGAGTTCTTGAATTAGTAATAATTTGAGTTAATATTTCCTCATGTCGTCTTTCAAATCTAAGCCTTTCTCTTATACGCCTATCTCTCTCTGCTAAATAAGTTCGCATAATTAATTCTTCGCGTTCTGCTATTTGTGTTAATCTAGCACGATTGAAAAAATTAGCATGATTTGCTCTTTCTCGAGCAGCTGATGCCTTTATTCTTTGATTTTGCCATTTAGTTCGAGCATTGGTTACTGCTCTAGACAATGTTTTCCATTGAATATGTAAGCTAGCTATATTTGCTTGACGTGATTGTCTAGATGTGTGCCGATTACGAGATGTTCGATAAATAGTATGCCTTAATCCAACATTATTTCGATTTATAGTTTGATTTGTATTTTGATTTGTAGGTATTACTGGTATTGGAGCTCTACATAATGGACATCGAGCATTATAATCATTATCTATAACTGGTTTAATACATTTTGCGTGAAATTTATGTCCGCAAGGCAAAGTGCTTATTAGTCTGGGAAACAACATTTTAGCTAAACATATAGAACAAACATCGGCGTTTTTTGATTTGGCTAATGTGGTTTTAAATGATTCTTGTATTTTTTGCGCACTACTTTCTTTATGTAAGTTGTCTATTGTTTGTCTTTGCTTAATAGTTTTTCTTATATTATTTACAAATTGACTAGCAATAAGCTTTCGTTTTCGTGTAAAAGAATTACTTTTACTTTTACTTTTACTTTTACTTTTACTTTTTTTTCTTGTGCTTTTAAATAGCGAAGAAATAAAAGTGGTGGGGTTGGGCATTACTAACATAATAATATATAATATTTTGTGCTAAGTTATGTAAGTTATGTAAGTTATGTAAGTTATGTAAGTTATGCTAATTTAATATAATTTAGGATTAATAATATATTAGCATATATTATTAATTAGCCCATTATGAAGTATAATAACAAAATTGTTAAAAGTGATTTTTCGCAATTGTTTAAGCTTTTATATGTAAAAAAATTCTTTTTTACGCTAATTTTAATAAATTTGTTAATTCAAGTAGCTATTACTTATTACGTTCATATAAATTTTAACCGAGTTGAACTTACTAAAAATGACAAAGTTCGCCGACTACTTATTATTGGAGCGCATATATTAAGTTTTGTTTTTATAATTATTTTAGATGTTGTTCCTATGCCAAATTGGTTAAAATTTATACTATTTTCTCTCTTTTCGGTAACAATGGGAATAATTTTAGAAGACATAAAACCTTATGTTGATGAAGAGACCATTAGAACAGCATTTATAGGTTCTATTAGTATATTTGTTTTGTTGTTTTCGTTTGCTCTAGCTCTTATAGCAAGCGCTATAAAATTGCCTTATAAAATTGGTATTGGTCTATTTTTTGCCTTATTAGTTTTGTTAATT